CTTTTCTAATTCACTTATACGATAGGTTGTTAATTTATTACCTGCTAAAATACCGCCAAAAGTACCGATAAGTGCCAATCCACCAGAAATAAGTGCAGAAATCACGCTTGAATCCGTATATATCACTCCTTGATTTTAATTAATGTATTGCTATCAACAACAAAGAATCTGTTACTATCAATAATCAATATATTTCCTGCAAGAACATTTGAGCAATCATACACACTTTTCATATCGTATACAGCATTATTATTTTGCATAAGTGGCTTGCTTTCTATAATTTCTACATTTTCATCTCGACTATAAAGCAAACGATTTGTTGTTTTGTAAGTTTCGCCCTGATGATTTTTATCTGTACGAATAAACTCCGACTTGCTTGCTATTGTATTAATACTATTGCTATAAGCTACAATGTTAAAATTCTGCTCGTGATATGACATTACACTATAACTACAAGTAGCTGGTAAAATCTGATTATAATCTCCGAATAAAATAGCTATTGCGTTATCATTTGAAATTAGCATAAAGTTAAGAGTTCTTGTTGATACATTTGTAGTAAAAAATAATTGATTCGCGAAAGTAAGATATACAAATGACTTTTCATTTTCATTTATTATTGCTCGTATATAATATCTTTGAACACTTGATTTTATATTACTATCTCTTTTTAATTTTATCTTATAGCAATTATTAATATTAAAAATTATAGTTGGAATATATGATGAATCTTCATTAGCAAACTCTGCGTCAATGTCCGTTTCGCAAGTAATTCTGCTGTCTGCTGATGTTAATTCATTCGCAAATGCTTTGATAAAATCCTTTTCTGTTCCGTTTATGCTTACTGACTTATTTATATAACTCATTCTGTTACCTCGCTTTCTTCGTAGACAATAGGTACTACTCTTGATATTGTTTTGATGAGTTTATCAAAATAATTTGCAGTAGTTGTATAGTGGTCTGACTTGCCACCGCTTTTGATTTGAGATATTTTTCCATATATTTTCTTTCTTACTACTTGTCCTTTTGTATATGTTTCCATTGACAATCATTCCTTAGATGTTATTGCTCTACGAACCTTAAAAATAGAACATTCAGTAGTCATATAATACTTTCCATCACTTGTTTGAATACCGACATCATAAAAGTAATTTTTATGTTCTAAATTTAAGGTATCACTGGGTACAAAATAAATTCCATATCCCTCATTAATTTTATCTTTACTTGTAGCTATCTTTTTGATAATGTATTTAGAATTATCGGAATTTACATCATCTTCTTTTACGCCAAAAATTATTTTGTCACCATCTTGTAAGTTATAAATGCTACCATCTTCATAGTAGATAATATACTCTATATCCATATTTGTTCCTCTAACTATTTCAAAATCCACAAACATCACTCAATTCTTTTTTTTAGATTTTTCAAAGTTTAAAGCATTTTGATATTGTTGCTTTTCTGTTTCATATTGCCTTCTCATAGCATTTTTTGTTTCCTCTAAAAAACTCTGTAATATCGGCTCAATAACAAAAGGAGGTAAACCAGATTCGTTTATCTCCTTTGTTAAAGTATTTATTAAATCTTCCCTCACTAACATGATAGGTTTTTTTATTGTTTCTTCCATTAAATTATCATTCTCCTTTATGTTTCTATCCATGATACATATTGTATTTTTTGTCCATCTATCGTTATTGAATTTAATCCAAGTTTATAATTTCCAAAATAAAAATTATCTGTTTTAATTTTTACTCCACTACATTCAATCTCCTTATCACAAAAAAGACTATTATGTATTATAAATCCATCTGTTTCGGTATAACGAACCTTATTAAGATATACTTTATTTTCAGAATCATACACATTCCAAGTGAGAGCATCTCCGTCAACTAAATCAAATGTAAGACCATAATTGCCACTTGCACCACCACGAATACCAATTTGTCCTATTTCTTTTTCTCCATATGAATATTTAACGCCTTGCTTACTAATTACTGTTTTTCTACCATCAACATCATCGACAGTTATAGTATTATTTGCACTATCAATAGAAAAAGTTCCATCAACAGAAAGTAATTTATTTCCTTTAATTATCCAACCAGCTATTTCACCTGTTGTTGCTGTAACCTTACCATTGAAAGTACCATTACCACTATTATCAAAACTTAAAACATTACCCTTTGAGTTACTAATTGTAAAAATAGATTGATTATTTGGATTAATAGCTACTGTATTTGTACTATTGGTAATTGTCAAACCATTTTCATTAAATTTTAAGCTATTGTTTTTATTGAATATAGACAAATTTTCACCTACAATAAGTTTGCCAACAACAGCTTCGCCATTTACACCATACTTAGTTTCCATAGTACCCGTTTCGGGATTTACATATATAAATTTTCCAATAGCTGTTTTTGTGGTTTCCCAGTTATCATCTGTAACAGCAATAGTGGAGTTTATAATTTTTATTTGTTCCGATTCATAACTATCTGTAATTGAATTGTATTCTGTAAACAACATACCATGTGAATCCCAAGATTGACATTGATTATCAGCACCACCAATAATTTTTACATTAGTAGCGTCTAATCCATTAGTAAACCAATCTCGAATAACTTCATTACTTTTTTCGCCTTGATTAGCTTGTCTTTTAGTAGAACTATATGAAGAAGCCATTGAATTAGATTTAGATAATATACTTTGAATATCACTTATTCCATCTTTAATCTTTGTTAAATCAGAAAATTCAACTGATAATTCTTCAAGATTATCGAAATCAATTTCATAACTAATAAGTCTAAGTTTATAAATAACATCATCAACCAAACATCTTATCCAGTTACCCACTTCAAAATATTTAACAATAGGTTTGAATTTCTGAATTATCAATAAGTTCTTTAAACTACAAGAAATAGAGTGTTGTAATTCTGCTGATTTGTAAATTTCCTTTTCAGCAGTATCAATAAATTCTTGAGCTTTTTTGAAAATTTCAGAATTACTTAATCCGTCAGAAATATAATTATCATTTGAATATTTATCTTCTCTACGAAAACTATTAAATTCATTAAGCAAATCTGTTCCTAAATACTTTTCAAAGTTTAAATTATCTTGAGTTGTATTTCTTAATGTTATAACATCATTTTGTAAATCTGTAATAGTATCTAATTCGTTTTGTCTTAATGTCATTTCACTTTGAATGGCATTAAGTTTATTACGATAAGGAATATATAATTTAGTATAAAGATTGGATTCTCCACTACTTGATGTTTTATCCGTTCCAGCCCAAGTATTAGGGTTAGACACATCTTGTTCTATAAGTATGTCAATGCAAGCCTGACAAGCATCGGCAAAAGATTTTAACCTATTAAGACAATATTTTTTTAATTCATTACAAAAATCATCATATTCCTTTTTAAATAACCCTGAAATACTTAAATCTTCTTTATCCGATTTTTTTAATGCTTTATCTAATTTTTGTTTAACATACTTTTCATAATCATCATTAACATAAATGACTACATTATTTCCAGTTGCAGTATCTTCTTCATTAGAGCTATTAGTAATTTTAAAATTACCTTCCCAAATATGACCCTTTGTACTATAACTTGAAGATACAATTTCAACATCATATCTATAATCAAGTATGACCTTTGCAACAGATAAAACAGTATTATCAACAGTAGATTTAGAAGCTACTGATATATCTGTAACAGCAACAGGGGAGAGGTTAGCCATTGTTAATAAAGCAAGCTGCTCTGAAGCAGATGTATCACTTAAATTAGCATCAGGCATTAAACTATGCTCTAAATATCCTGAAAAATCAATAGTGTTATAATAAGATTTCATTAAATTAGGATAACCAACTACATTTTCAATCTTCTCTAAATCTTCTTTATAAGTAATATATTTATCAACCAAATTGTTATATTTAACCAATTTTTGATTATCAAGATTATATTCATAGATTGTTTGATAATTACTATACAAAGTATCATAACTTTTGATTTTATTTTGTAATTCTGTTGACATTCCTTCAAACATATTTTCAGAAAAATACCACAAATAATCCGTTCCATTTGGATTGCAGTTTCTAATAGAAGCTGTCATTAAGTCATCACCAGCTTCTAATTTAAAACAATTTTTTACTGAACTTGTATCTGTTTTTAATTGAATATTATTACTAAGTTCATCTGCACTTATAAAAATATTTGTATCATTTCCATATCCTTCTTTAATGTCTGTATCACCACATTTAGGGCAAATATCTGTAAATTCACCACGATAGCCACAAGATATACAATTAGATTCTAAATCATATACTGAAATTGTTCTTAAAATATTTCCGTCTAAATCTGAACAAACATTTATAATAAATAAACAATTTATTTCTTCTGAAATCTCTTGAAAAGCATCATATAGAGATTTATCATCAAAAGAAAATGTCCTTTGAATATTTGCAATCGTAGGCGAAACATATACAATCTTATAATGTGTAGCCTTCTCCATTATTCTATGTAATAAAGAAGCTTCGGGATGTTCAGGATTGTATAATACAGTAGGAATTTTATAATCTTCTCTTGCTATATCATCTTCTGTATTTATTTCTACTGAATAAAGATTAATTTGTGATAACTCAGAAGTTCCTAAATCTGTACAATTTATTGTTTTAATAACATTGTTTTCAGTTTCAACTGTTTCAATATGTATTTCAAACCATTTATCCCATTCTCTACACCATACTAATTTAAAATTTTTTATTTTATCCCATAAATAATTTTCTTTATTATCAAGATATTTATAAACTTCAAAAGTGATTTCAGATTCATCTCTAAGGCTATCTTTGATATGAATATTTTGAGATTCTATTAAACCTAATTTATCTCCATTTCTTTCAGCCAATATAAAAGTAGGTGTTCGAGGGTTATTAGCTACATCAAAGTCTATATGAATACTCATATATACACCTCTTACAATCCTAATTTAACGGCAGGTGAATAACCTATCTCTATTTTGCAAGGTAATGAAACTGTTATTTTATTCACCCTATCATTATTTGTATTTGATATTCCAAAAAATTTCCAATTAAAATCCTTATGTACCTTATGAGAGAGTATAGAAGAATAAATAATAGGGTAATCAATAGTAATTACTTCATTTGCTGTGCAATTTTTAATTATGGTTGTTTCAATTTTATCTCCAACTTCATTTGATATTTTTAAATCTCCACTTATGTTTCCTATTGTAATTCTCATATGAGGATATATACAACCTTCATCATCAGATTCATCAATCAAAATCACTGTTTGATTAGGTTCTGTTATTTCAAGTTCATAATCTTTTTCCTTATTTAATGCAAAAGGCTTATTAGTTGTCATCTCTAACTCCAATCCATATATTTTTCCACCTACTTCAATATAACTAATATTAAAAGTTGCTTCAAAATAAAAATCCAAATAATCATAAGTCAAATATCTAAAGCTATGATAACCTTTTCTATTTAACCATCTTGCCAATTCTCTTTGTTCATCAACAGTAATCTCCATATCTTCATTATTACAAGTATTTTTACAAATTTGAAATGTATCTTCAAGTATATTCCCATATTTAGAATTAACTAAATAATTTTTAGTTCCATAAGAATTTGAAACAGTACTAAGATTAATGTTTGCACCTTTTACTGTATTAACACCATTAGTGTCAAATTCACAAACCATATAACCTAAATCACTTAATTGTTTTCCATCGTATTCAAAATCTTCAAATCTCAAACGAAACACCTCCTATGGATAAAAGTAATTAGTTCTTTTTAAATATTTTTCTTTTAGGTTTGCTAAATAAAGCTTTTTTAAAACCTCTTATCTCATTCAAGAGGATATTATAATTATTTTTTTGTTCTTCTAATTCTTTGAGTTCATTAGTCCATATTTCTTTGATATTTTCTAATTCACTTTTTAAAATATCTATCTTTTCTTGTTCCTCAGAATAAATTTCAATTCTTTTTCTTAACTTATCATTTTCTTCAATAAGTCTTTTATTGTTTTTAGTTAATATCTCTATTCGTTTATTATCGTTCATAAAACCTCCAAATAAAACAATAAAGGCAGAATAAAAACCAAATTTTATTCTGCCAATATTATATTATTTAATCGTAAATTTGTTTAAGCTTGATTTACCAATCACCCTACTTGTTGTCATAGATTGTACAATTTTTTCAAATCTTTTATCTCTTTGCATAGTATAAATAAATTGTTCGTAATTTGTTACATTTGGTAAATTAATTTCAAAAGACATATCATTATTAAAGGTATTACCGTTTGAAGTAGATGGAATTGAAGGAATATTAAGTTTAAAATTATCCTTAATAAACTTAGTAGGGTCATTAGTTAGGCTATACAAATTTTTTGTAGCATCAGCATTAAGCACACCATCTCCTCTAAATAAAGGTGTAAGTATTGCACCATCAGAAGGTCTAATAATAACCTCTTGCCCTTTTTCCTGAGTCCAAGCTAATTGATTAGAATTAATATAAGCACTTCCGCTTGCATAACCGTTGACTTTCATCCATTCAAGTAATGCCTTTCTTTGTTTTACATTAGCATAACCTTTCCAATCCTCACCATACTTCTTTTTTAATCCAGAGGCTTGCCAATAATAAGCTCCATATTTTGTGTCAATTCCAAAATATCTCATTCGAGCAATAAGGTTATTATTTATATCTTTAGAATTATCACCTCTGCCTGACATATTTCCACCTTGCTGAAAGAAGCCATAGTCAGGAAGTATGCCCATATTACGATTGGCGTTATCATTTGCCACTTTAATAGCGTTTAACATATTAGTGTTAATAACTTCAAGTGAACCTTTTATTCCAGTTAATGAATTTGTAACCCCATTCTTATAAGTACTCAAAGGCATACCGCTATTCCATGCATCCGTTATAGACTTAGAAACTGTATATCCAACATCTTTAGATTGATTTTGAATGGTATTAATAATTGAATCTGCATTTTTATTTGAGTTATCAATCATATCACTAACTAAGGCGTCAACATCATCAAGCCTTTCATTCAAAATCTTCTCATAATCATCATATAAATTATCTAACATTTTTTGCTGGTCTGAAACATATTTATCATATTCAGAATCTTTTAAGTCTGATTGAGCGTTTTCTAAATCAGTTTTAAGCTTTTGAATTTTAGCCTTTGATTCCTCAGATGTATCACCTTCATAAGCTGATAATTGTTTTTGAATGTCTGTAATATTTTTTGTCTGTTCTGCTATTTTCTTTTGATAATCATATAAATCCTTGGCAGATTCAAGGGCTTCATTTCGTTTATCTATTAATTTTTGTAAGGCATCTAATTCTTTATTAATACCTTCTTCAACCATGTCTTTAATAGCGTCTTTTTCACTTTCAGCTGCCGAAATAGATTCTCTTTGTTTAGAAAGCAAATCTTCTCTACGCTCTAATAAATCTTGATTATAAGGGTCTTTCGCAAGTTCTTTATCAATCTTTTTAATCTCTTTTGCATACTTAGAGGATTGTTCCATATAAACATTATAATTCATACCATGCAAACCCATAGTAGCATTACCTTCGTCAGTTAATTGACCTTTATCGTCATATAACTTATCGCTATCCATAAGATTGATTAAAAAATCTGATTCGTCAGCTATTGCAGAAATCTTTTCTTGTATTGTATCAAAAATACTCCAGTTGGCTTCACGAATAGATTTATTGTATTCTAAAATTGCAGTCTGTGATTCCTTGATTGCAGATTTGGTTTCTTCAATTTGGCTTTTCATCTCATTATAAGCCTGTGAACCTACCTTAATTCTACCTAAATTAACAGCATCATTCAAAGCAACATTCTGTTGTTGTTCCTTTTTTCGCAAATCAATAATATTAGCTCTTTCATTAGAAGTTAATACTGAATAATATTTTGTACTTGTAATATATCCCTTAGTTTCACTTTGAGATATATTTTGCTCAATATCACCCTTTTTACGCTCAAATTTACTTAATATCGTATCCCATTGAGTACTTACATTATCAAAGTTAGTCTTTGCTAACTCTGATAACTTACTATTCAACTCAGATACGGCATCTCTACATTCATTAGCCTTTTCAATCCACTGTTGATATGTTTGAATTTTTTCTACTAAATCATCATTATCTTTTATAGTAGAAATATCAATAGTTCCATTATTTACTCTATTTTTCCAATAATCTGAAAGACCTACTGAATTAGCTTCTTTTGTATATCTTGACTGTGCTAATTTTTGAGCATCAATTTCGCTACGAATGTTTGCTTGTTCTTTAAATAGTGCTTTTGTGCGTTCATTCCATGTTTTGAATGTATTATTTACTGTATCATCTAATTTAGATATTGCATTTTCAAGTCTTTTAAGAAGAATTTCTATCCAATCAAAGACTTGCTTGCTTTCAGATTTATTATCTTTATCTGAATCTGAATCTGATGATAAATCGTTGGCTTTAGTTTTTATGTCCCCTTTATAAGTAATTAAACCCTTTCCAGTTGAATTACCATTTGCAAATGCTTTGCCACGCTTTTTACCACTGGTTATTTTACCATTTTCAAGCAGTTGCTTTGTCTGGTTCGCAGAAAAAATTATGTCATTTCGTCTATACTTAAAAAATTCCGCCGAATCTTTACCAATAGTAAAGTAGTTGTTTCCTCTAACACATTTATATTTTGTTTTATTCGCTATATAAAACAGGGTACAACACCCCTCATAGTTTCCTATGAGATTAGACTATATCTTTATGTGAAATTAAATTATTATCTAAGATTTTTTCTATATTAAGATAATCCCAATAAGGAATCCTCAATAATGTAATATTTTTATTATTACAATAATCTGTATTGATTTTCTATAAGCACTTTGTTCCTCCTCTCATTTTAAATTAACTAAAAATAAAACACAAATTATATTTGTACTAAAAATAATTTCACATATTTACTATTTCGAATTGCCAATAACTTGCAAATCTACTCCCATAAGGGATAGTCGTTGAACTTTATCACATAAAATGTAATCTTAGCTGCTGATTATCCATTGTTTATAATACTTAGAACCATGTCACCATGTATATCACATATTTCATCTTATATCATTTTGTTAATTTTTTCTGTCTTTCGACCACATTCACACTTATCATTTCTGATTATGTTGTAGTTTAACAAACTTTAGGATTTTCCAGCAATTAAATAAATTATCTGGCTATAAAACTAACCAGTTCTTCGCCGAGTTCTCCTCCCAAATGAGTACCACTTGGTGTATTACCATTACTACCATTAGCGTGAGCTTTTCCAAATAAGCTACCAGTAAAAAACTTTACAACATTAGATAAAGGATTATCACTACTTTTTAGTTCACTTTCAACTTCAAGTTTTGCTTTTAAAGTAGGGGGGAGGCTATCAAGAACTTGACTATAATCCGCATGATAATAAACTGTACCATCTGTATCTTTATCAGTTTTCTCAAAATCTTTAACTGCCTTATCATCAACTTCTGTGTCAACAACAGCAACAGTACCTAAACCTAATTTTGAAATTTTATCTTGAAAATCTTTGCTACCAATTAAATTATCAATAGATTTTAAAAAGACATCTTTTGAAGAAGTATCAATTCCTAAACTAACCAATATTTGTTTGCCAGTTTTATTTCCATTTTGTTCCTTTAAATTTTCATATAATTCATTTATAGCATTATCGGCTTGTGTAGTATCAGCACCTATTTCAAGATTTATCTTTTTATCATTGATATTTTTATTGAGAGATTCGATTAAACCATATATAGTAGTAGCTTTAGTTAAATAATCTTTAGAAACAACTTTATTATTAGAATCTTTATAATAAGATATATTTCCATATCTATCATAGCCACCAATATAATTGTTCATATCTGTATCTACATTATATATACCACTTTCTTGGTCTACAATAGCCTGTTTAGTCTTTAATAAAGTTTCTAATTCTTTTTGAGCTTCTTTAGCACCTTCAAGCTTAATATTAATCTTTCCATTAGAATCTTTAAAACTATCTAAGTTTTGTTTAGCATCAGAAATTTTGTTATTTATATTTTCTAATGTCAATTCAGTATTTTCTAATGGTTTAAGGTCGCTATACTCACCTTTAAGATTTACAACCCACTCATAATCAGTAAGCTTTTTAAGCATACTTTCTACAAATTCAACATCAATACCTAATTTTTTAGCTGCATCATCATTGTCAATATTAAGTTCCCAAGTACCATCATCTTTGAGTTTAGCCCATTCAGGATTAACTTCTTGTAATGCGTGTAAGAAATTTAATACACCATCTGAACCTTCTGCTAAAAAATCTGTTGCTTTATAAGAAGTACCACTAATACTTTCCTTTAATCTTTCAAATTCTTTTCTGACTTCTGTCGGAGAAGCGGCAGACAAATCTTTATTAGAAAGCAAGTCAACATATTCTCTAAACGCATTTGTGCCTACAAGTCCTTCATCATAAAGCTTTTGAGCATCCTCTATGTAATTACGAATAGTATCATACATATCTCCTTCTTCACCAGAAGATTGAGCTTTTATCCATTTATTATAAGAAGATGTTAAACCTTCATACTGAGAAGCAAGTTGCGATACATTATCTATTTCAGTAACTATTTTACTTCTTTCATAATATAAGTCAGCTAATTTAGTAGCATCCGTACAATTATAAATTTCATCAGTAACATCTTGATAATCGTCTTTTAAATCTTTTAATTGTTTATCAATAGATTTTTTTTGAGATTTTTCGTATTCAGATTCTAATTCTTGTAAAGCTCTTTTGTTTAAATGAATACCATTTGCAGTTTTTTCAAATAATTCTTCTGAATCATATCCATCAAGATTTTTAAATCTATTTTTTATAAAATCAATAGAATCATCGGTTAATCCTGTTCCAGAACTTGATTCCTTTATTACACTATAAAGACTATCTAAATTTTCAGTTTCGGCAGAAAGATTAACACTGACATCAGTATTACCAACTATTTCTCCAACTTTAAGAACTGTATCAAGATAATTTTTCATTTGGTTTACAGATTCTTTAGTATCAAGATTATCTATTTGTTTATTGAATTTTTCAATAATATCACTATTTTCAGATTTAATCAATCTGGTAATAGCCTCAGATAGATTATCTGTTTCACCTGCAAGTTGTGGATACTTGTTGATAAGGTCTACTAATTCTTTACTGTCTAACTTACCATCTTCTTTAATAGTAGTAAGAACATTTTGAAGGCTGCTTACCTTTTCAACATAATCATCAACATTTTTGGCAAATTCACTCGTAACAGTTTTACCGTCTTTGTCAACAGTTTCTCCAACAAGTTCAGCAAAACTAATTTTAGGTGTAGACTCTACTTGATTTCTTAACTTATTTTGTTGTGTTTTATATTCAAAAGAATATTCAGAGTAAATAGTTGAAAGATAAGCATCTATTTTAGATTCAACAGAATTTGTATCATTAGCATTATCGCTAAGAAATCCTTCCGATATTAAATCGTCATAGTAATTATTATTTTTTATTTCTTTAATGAGTTTTTCACGATATTTTTTATAAGTTTCAAGAGTATTAATAGTGTCATCAGGGCTAATTTTCCCAATCATACTATCAATAAAACTTTGAGCAGAAATATTAAAACTTTCAGATTTTTCTTTATAATGTGCAGAAGCTGAATTAAGCTTATTAAAGAGTTCTGTATCTTGAAGATTAGCTTTTTCAAGTACATCTACTGCCGATTGAAACCATTTACGCTTATCAGCAGCATTACCACCAGTTAATTTTAAACCATAATCTGTACCAGTACTAAAGAAATCCTTGCTTGGCTCATTATAAAAATACGCACCTATTTTTTTACCAAGCTCGTTTAAACTCTCATCAGATTCATAAGAAAAGGATTTAAACGCATAAGGCGAAGCATCATCATATTTATTCGTTGCCTTACCAATCAATCCTGCTTTGTTTAAGGCTTCAATGATTTTTTTGTTCTCTGAAACAATATCACTTTTACTTTTTTCTGAACTACTTATATATTCTGCAATATCATATCCGTAGTTTTTCTCGCCCACGGCTTTAGAAGCATCATTTTTCGCTGTAATATAACTTTCTCTTGCGTTTTTATAATTTTCTTCGGCTTTTTCATTTCTTATATTTTTTAAGACTCCAAGCTGTTCTTGATATTTACCATTAACCAAATCAAGATTATCACATTGTTCACCGATTATTTTATTGATTTGATTTTGAATATCTAATAATTCTTTATTAGTGCTATTATCTCTTGTACTCTTTTTACCTAATTCTTCATATTTAGAAATAAGTTCATCAAGTGTTTCAGTTTCTTCCTGAGATTTTTTTAATCGTTCTTTAGCTTCTTCGGCTTCTTTATGTGCTGCTTCTGCTGCTTTTTCTGAAGCGTGAATATAATCGTCAATAGATTTAACAAGTAAAGTGATTCCACCAATAACTAAAGTACTAACTATTCCATCAAGAGCAGTAGTGGCAAGATTAAGTGCTACAGTTTTTGCAGTAGCTTTTACTAAACTGCCTGCATAACCTGTAAAAGAAGCATTACCCTGTTCTACTTTAGATAAATATCCACCCAATGCACTATTAGATTGATTTATCGCACCTACAAATTGTTCTTTATTAAGATGTACTGTGTCCTCAAGATTTCCATTATAGAGTTTAATTAACTTCTTAACATCTTTCCAAGTGGTACTCTGTGCTTTGAGTGCTACTTGTGCCTCTCTTGACTTTATTTTTAATTCTTCAGTTGCATTACTTAAATCAAATTCTTCTATTTTAGTAAGATTCAAGGTCTTTGCATATTCCTGTGCCGTAATACTGGCGGTATTCATATGAGCAAACCAAGAACTTAATTGCTGTTCGCCTCTTTGAAGCGATTGAATGTAACCTGTAAGAGAAGCTATATCATTATTGAGCTGTTTTGTAAAATTTTCTGAATAAAAATTCTGATTTTCTTTATAATCTGGTTTTCCTATCGTTTTCTTTCCAAATAAAGATATTCCAACACCATTGCCAGACTCATCTTTATTGACAGTAAAAAGACCAAAGCCCTTTTTAATATCTAAATACTTTAAAAGAGCTGTTGTAGCAGCGGTAAGAAGCACAGGTAGGGTTGTTATGTTTTTTATTAAGTCATCAGTACCAGATATTATAGTTGTAAGATTATCAATGACAAATTTAACAACTTTGTCATTCATTATAGTTGTAGATAATGATTCTAATGATGACTTTACTTGATTTGTTTTCGCTTCAATAGAATCTAACCATTTATTTTGTTCTTCTTGTGCAGAACCAGCAGAATTTTGTGTAGCTTGATAAGCTTTTTGAATTTGTCCACTCTGAAAAGCTTGAATAATAGCAACACCCTGATTAGCTCTATTTTTACCAAACATAATCTCTGTAAGGTCGGCTTTGTTAGTATCACTTAACTTATCATAAACTTCTGATATAGATTCAAGAATATCATATGTATCTTTAAAAGAACCATCATCATTAAAAATATTTGTATGTCCTTCGGTTAGATTATAAATCTGAGTTTGAATTTTAGAAACAGATTCAATATCTTCATATTCCTCGCCAATGTCCTGAAGTTCGCCCTTCATTCCTCGCAAACGCAAAGAAATAGTCTTTAAACCGTTACCAAGTTCTCCAATATCTTGGGTAATTTCACCGCCACCAGTAAGCATAGCTAAAGACTTATTTATATCATTGCCTGCAACCGCTAACGATGAAGCCGAAACTTTCAACCCTTCGCCTAAACTACTTGAAGATACTGCAAATTCATTACCAAGTTTATTAAATTTATCAACTATTGATATAGCATCATCAACATTTATGTTATATGCTTTTAAAGCTGTAACAATATCTTTAACAGCAGTTTCCGCATCAACCTCACCAACATTTTGATAAATTGATGAAACTTTTGCTAACTGCGAAGAAGCATTAATGTCATAACCCAATTTACTCCATTCAGAAGTTGCAGTTATATAATCAGTTAAAGTTACACCTAAATCTTTTGCATTTTGTTTTGCGTTTTGAAAGAAATTAGAATACTCTGCGTCAGTATTATCAGTAACCTTATAAAGATTAGTCATTGCACTATCTACATTTGCAACATTTTGATATGCTTGCTTTGCTGTATCAACTATTTTATAAAAACTGTTAGAAATAGTATAATATGATGCTAATTCTTTGCCTTTTTGTTTTAAAGTGTCAATAAAATTTAAACCAGTTTTACCAGCTATAGTTGCTTCTTGTGTAATATCTCTGAACTCATCTTTAAGCCTATTTAAACTTGTTTCATTACAACTTTCTAACTGACTTTGAATAGTTTTAATTCTTGAGCCGAATTTTTTAGTAGCATTTGAATTTTGTGTCAACCATACATTAATTTCATTGCTAAATTGTTTTTTGCTGTTTTCAAGGTTATATACCGATTCATTTATCTTTTGTAATTGAGCTGCTTGTTTTAATTCATTATTAACTTTTTTTAGAGTATCTTCAAACTGATTATAAGTTTCGATGATTTCTTTTGTATTATTAGCGTCAATAGCGTTTTTTAATTCTATATAACTTTGAGATAACTTATTTAAATTTTCTTCCGTTGTTTTTGAAATAGTATTTAAACTTCTTAAACTTGATTCTATCTTGCTATATTCACTATCAATATTACCTGAATCAAAATTGCTTTTTATTTTTAAAACTTCTGCCTGTTGTTTTGCCTGTTGTTTTTCTTGCTCAATTTTTTGTTGCTTTAAAGCTTTATCAGCGGCAATGCTGGTATTTCTTCGTTTTGAAAAAATTTCTGCATCATAAATTTCTTCTAATTTTTTCTTTAATATCTCAAATTGTTCTGTTGGTAATTGTTTTTTAAGCTTATTTCTTAAATTATCATAAGCAGTTTTAATTTTATTTATTTGCTGTTCTAATAATTTAAGTTCGTTATCGTGATTATTAGTGTCGTTATTTAACTTAGTCCTTTGAGTTCTTAATTTTACTTTTTCTTGAGCCAATGAAATTAATTCTTGCTCTTGCTTTTTAAGTTTCTGTAAAGATTGTTTATCAGACAATGCTGCTTTTATAGATTCAATTTGTCTTTGAGTCTTATCAAATGAAGCATTTATTTGATTAAAATAATTACTGTTAATGTCAAACCCATCAATTTTCAAGCCTATCTTATATAAAGAAAGATAAGATGCTTTAAGTTTATTAACTTGTTCTGACAGAGTTTGAAATTGTTTACTACTTTTATCAAGCTTTGCAATTTTAATTTCTGAAACATTTATTTCTTTTTGAATTGTAGAAAGCCATTTATACACATATAATAAGTCTTTTGCGGAATCTAATTTTTGTTTATCAGCTTTTTCTTGTTGCTCATTTGTGTTTTTTGCTATTTTATTTACAGTAAGTAAATTATTAGCAAGGTCTTTGTTAGCCTTAGATAAATCTTGTATAAAGTTTAAAACTCTGTCATCAGATATAGAAATATCAATTTTTATAGATTCACATTTTATATTTTTTATTTTATTCTCAATTTTTTGTATAGCATCAGATTCTAACTCTAATCCGAGCATAACATTATAATCAGCCATTACACCATTCCTTTGTATTAAAGTGCAAGATTGCACTTGATTATAGGTGCAATCTTAATTATTATTTGACTCTTGAATTTTATTCAATTCTTCGCTAAAACTTTCTTTTTCTAACTCTGCTCTAAGTTTTGCAAGACCTTTCCATTTTCTATCTTTAGCAGTTGCATCATTGTATATATTCAACATTTCTGAACTACCCCATTGTTGCAATTCTTGTACCAATTCGGCTTCAAGCCCTGCTGCTAATAAAGTAGTACACCAATAATGTCTTGTAGAATGAGGATAAAAATGCTTACTCAAAGGTTTATCCCATTTTTCCATCCAACTTCTTATAGTACTGGTAGTAGCTGGCTCTCCGTCAGATTTAACAAAAATATAATTATGCTCTATTTCGTTTTCTTTCATAATTTGTTCTCTGATAGGCAACCATTGTTTATAATAGGGGAGGAATACATCTTTTATAATATATCTTTTTATTCGTTTGCCATTCACACCTCTACCTTTTACACGCATTTCATTAGTAGTTTCTAAAAATAATCCTTCAAAAGCTAAATTATTCTCATCTATGAGGTCTGTTGTGAAATTAGCAAATTCATCAGCTCTTGCACCAGAACCCATCATAAGTGATAATAAACATTGCTCTTGAGGCTTGTTTATCTCACCTAACCAATTCATAAGTCCATAAAGTTCATCTTTGGTAAAAACTGACTTCTCTCTGATAAGTTCTTTAGCTGGCTTTTCAATCTTCTTTACTATATTTTTAAAATTCGGATAGTGTTCGTCCATAACATTCTCAATCCAATCACTAAGACTACATAAAGATGAGTGCATTTGATGAAAACGATTAGGACTCCATTTCAATTCAGTAACGCCAAAATCAAAGAAATCGAGTATTTCAAATTTCTTTAAATCAACAAAAGACTTATTATCGCAATATAGTAGAACATAGCAAAAGAAAATATTATAATTTGACTTATAAACTAATACCGATTTTGGTGAACGCTTAGTTGAAAAATTCTTCAAAAATCTATCAACTAATTTTTGATTTTCTGGATTTATCTGTTCTATTAATTCAAGAGAAGTAATAACCTTTCTAAATGTTAATCTTTTTTTATTCTGCATAATATCACCTCATTTCTAAAAAATAGCACTGGTTTTACGCCAGTGCTTTAATCATATTTGTCAGATTTTTCTATTGTCTGTCAACCCGCTGACAGACATATTCAGCACATATCTTAAATGTTGAGTGTTAGTTGCAATAAATGAAATATTTCTTTATTAAAATAAAATCCTTATTTTATATTTTATCTAACTTCTATACCTCTATTTTTTAAAGCTTGCACAATTAAATCTATTACACCATAATCATCTAAATCTAAAATGAGCATACTTTCACCCCAGATAGAAGTCCATTTTCCTTTTGGCATATAATTACATCCAAAATGTCCATGCTGCCCATTCAAGGTATCTTTAACAATTTCAGCAGTAGAATGTTTTTCGTTTTTATAATGTATTTTACTTAAATCAAAATAAACATTTGCTTTAAATCCATGACCTGTTGGTATTACTTCTGTCTTTACTAAAGATTTTAAAAGCTGATAAGTTCTTTTATATTTCACAGGTGTATATTCTTCATAATATTGTAAAAGTTTCTCTGCAATAATAGAATAAACTTCTTCTTTGACTTGCAACAAAGTATCTTTCATCTGATTATTTAAATGTTTTTCTAAATCTTTTAGATTTTTAAAATTCATATAATAACCTTTACTTTAAAACTTTTAAATGCTGATTTTGATAATTGTTTACTAATTCGTTAATCTTTTCTGTGAGATTACGAATCTCTTCGTTTTTAGAATTTATCAAATCACTTTTATTACTTTTAAATTCTTCAGATTTAACATAAGCATCTACAATTGCATTAATATCAAGATTTTCAAGATTGAGCGTATTTAATTTTTCCAAGATTGTATCAGCTTTTACTTGGTCGAAATGAATTTTCTCATTCAAAATCTTAAAGAAGTTTGAAATACTCTTACTTACACTATCTTCATGAATACCAGTTTTATATTCAATATTATAACTTGTTTCTTGTTTCAACTTTTCAATAAAGTTTTCACCAATAGCACTTTTTATACTATCAATAACATTAGTGTTTTTGATAAAATTTTCTGTATCATCAATCGACATATCACCTAAATCAATATCTGTAAGAACATTAATAAGTGCAATATCAAAAGCTATATCTTTAAGGCAAGAAAAATAATCATCATCTATAAGGCAAAGTCTTGTAGTATTTTTGATGATTTTAATTCTATCTGACATATTAACATAAGACTTTATCTTATACTTAATTTCTTCATTATTATACTTATAAATATTTTCGCTCATACTATTTCTCCTTATTAAAATCATTAGTTTCAAAAAATTCAGTTAAATTCCAATAATAATTCACTCTTTTTTTATTGCCTTTGATTTTTACTGCATTATAAGATATTAAATCTATTTCATTAAAACTTGATTTATTAAGTCCATGATACATCTTCATAAAATCACCTATATATTGCATATAAGTTCTTTCAATCCCTATATCTTCACTTCTAAAATTAAAAACAAAACAAGGGTAAACATTTTTATATATAGAATATTCTTGTAAAGATAAAATTTGATGTTTATGTATCATTTTTCTTGGTTGAGTATCGTCTAATTCTATCTTTTCAAAAGTCATATATTTATCCTTAGTTGTTTTTAATTCAAGACAATAAAAAATACCTCTTTTACCATCAAATAAAAAATAATCGCAAGGATTTTTATGTGTAAAAGAAGTAAGATTACTTTGCGTAAATGATTGTGGAGAATCTTTAAGTCTGTATAACAAATATTCATCAGAAATAGATTTTTTAAAATTCTCCTCAAATCGTTTTCCTACATTTTTCATTTCTCACCGTCTTTTTATCAAGTTTGTTTTGCATATTGCAGCACGAGTCAAAGCTTTATTTAACATACTTTCCTTAGAATTTTCTAAAAATTGTTGAGTTTGTTTTTTCCTTACTTCAAAATCTAATCCAATAGGTTTTGACAGCACTTCCATTTCTCTCACCTTTCTTTTGTACAATAGTTTAACCGTAATACAGTTTTTTTGCCTTAAGACATAGTTGTAAATAGGTTCACCGAAAACCATCCCAGCACCTCAGTACCGACTTATACAACAAAGAAGTATACTTCATAGGTGGTAAATTGTAAAAAAAAGGATATATAAAGCAGTGATTGCTTATATATCCAATAAAATATCAATCACTATTAATACTACTCTACAAACTTCTGTTTATTACGCTTTCTTTTTATTGTAACATTATTTTCTGTTTTGTTTGCATTTTCTGTATTCTGAATATCTTTCTCCTTATCATTGTTCAAAATATCCTTAATAATAGCCTTAATATTCTCTCTTAAATTTTCTAAATCAGACAAATCAACATTGGCAAGTTTTTCTTTTGCTTCTGCTTTACTATATACATTGGTAGATAACCCATGTATAATCTGATAAATTTTATAATGTTCTGCGGTATCCGTATGTATCTTCCAAGGTGACAATCTCATAAATTCATTACAAGAATTACATACATAATAACCTTTTCCACATATACTACAATATGCGTTTATCTTTTCTGCCATAAAATTCACCTACTTTAAATAAGAATTAAGAATAGGGAAGGGGTTATATACTAAATATAACCCCAATTAATTCAATTATTCGCTTACTACAATAGTGAAAAGGTCATCATTTGTTTCATCACAATAATCCTTTGACATATCAAATTCAAATGGATGTTTTCCTGTTGATGTAAGTGCAAGTTCGATAGATTCAGGATTAAGCTTTGTCTTAGGACAAATAACTGCACCAGAATACACAAGATTATCATTACACTTATCTCTGAAATAAGCATAAATTATCGCACTACAAGTCTTAGGGAACTCAGAAGTCTTATTAGCAACCTTAACGGCTTTTTCAGTTTCGTAAGCATATTCTACATAAATCTTACCTGTAAGTCCTGTTGGTGTTTGAATTTCCTTACTTGAATCAGAAATAACAAACTCTGATTCAGAAACGGTAGAACCAGCCTTATAAGATTTTCCAATTTCGGAATTAGAAATAGAATAAATAAATTTTACACTATCCTTAATTGGTTGATTCTTCAATGTAACTTTGCTATCTGCAATTTCAAGAATTTCATAAGTATGACCCTTTAACTTATTAGTTAAACTTGCAACTTCCTTAGTTGAACCATATTGTGCCGCTGCAAGGTCAAGAGAAAGCAAAGAATTTGTAGCACTAAACTTAGCCTTCTTTGCACGATAAAGTGTTGTAATAACAGAACCAATAGCATCTGTAATCTCGTCACCTTCAGCAGTACAGTTGAGCGAAGAATCCTCAAGTGAAGTAAGTCTGTAAAGCATTTCCTTTGTTTCTGGGTCTGTAAAAGAAATTGAACGAACCTTATCTAAGATAAGTTCATTCTTGTTAAATGTGTCAGCCATAATTTTCCTCCTAAAATTTCATTAAAAAAAGAGCCTTTAAGGCTCTAAAATTTTATATATATCCAGTAAAATCTAATCTACTTTTATCAATACCTTTTAAATTAGCAAATCCAGAATAAGTACCTTGCAATAACATAGTAGCATCCTGAATTTTATTAATTCTTTTGATATTGTAAAGTAATTCATATATTTTCATTTCTCCAACTTCTTTTCTACTTATTCCTGAGTACATAGAAATTGTAGAAATATATGGTAATAAAACACTTTTAAAATCCTCATATTGTTTGCCCATTGCTTCATCACGAGCATCTTCTATCAAATCTTTTTTAGTTCTTTCGTTAGCAGGAGTTTCATTATTTCTCTTTAATCCATGTATTTTACGAACTACTTCAGTAATTCTTGCATAAATGTACCTATTAATAGTTATATCATTTTCTGCATTATAAAGTATCACTTGATTATTTCGAGTATCTTTATATAATCCAAAATCAGCCAAATCAATATCTTTGAGTATTAACTTTAAAGGATTTTTACTTAAACTTTCTATATCAACATTTTTTACTTGCTCAGTATCTTTTATATTATTAAGAAGCTTCTTCTTACTTGAAACAAGCTGAGAAATAACTTTTATGAATAAATCATAATCATCTATCTTTGTATAATCTATTCCCATATCCCATAATTGCCATTTTAAATCAGCACCAACACTTGTGAGATTATACACTGCATTAAAATAATCTTTCTCACCAAAATTTTTTATCTGCATAACAGTAGGTTGAGTTACAGTTATTTTATCTGTAATTTTAACATCATCACCATAATACATTTCTAATTCATTATCAATCATATGTATTCCTCACTATTATTACAAGGTGAATTATTCAAATCAGTTGTAACAAATGTTAAAATGCGATATAAATAATCCGATTGATAAGAACCTTCAATATTACTTGATAACCTTATTATACCAATACCTAAATCAGACCTGCCGTTGAATTTTTTATCAATAAGTCTTGACAAATAATCATTTCGATTGTCGGTGACTTTAGGAATATTATCCACAATCATATGCCTATAATGAGATATTATTCGTATTTCTAATGTCGGAGTAACATATATTTTATTATCCATTCTATATGATTCGGGTATATGTACTTGAACTGTAAGAAAAGTGTTTACTTCTTTTATTGTATAAGGGTCTTGGTCATAATTGAATATATGAGTATTAATAAGTTTTTCAGGTGTTTTACTATCTACTGTAGAACTTCCTATTGCTTGTACTATTGTTTCATCTTTTATCAATTCTTTTATTATGGTATTCTTAATTAAACCAATACTTGAACTATTTGCCATTATAATAATGATTTAATATGAATAACCAAACTTGTTGATGGAATATTATTGTTTTCAGAAGATAATATCAATTTTATATCCTCATCAACATAATTATCATTATCTACCCCAATAACAATTTGATTATCATATTCCTTTACATAAAGTTCTTCTTTAAAATCTGAAACAATTTTCCAAATAGGAATAACATTATTTAACTCATTTCCATTGTCATCATAAAACTTAGCAGTAAATATCTTACTATCTCCACCTGATTTTATAATATTATCCTCATATATAATTACTGCCTTCTTATTTTCTTCAGCTTTATCAATTTCAAAATAATCGCATATTCCTAAATCTGGTCTATCTGTATCACTATCATTTTGATATTCAGCTAAAGTAACTTTAACAATACCCTTTTTGCCAAACTTATTAGTTGTAGTGTCATTTTGTGTTACAATAAAAGAAGTTGGATTTTGTTTATTATAATCTAAGTAAAATCTTTGTGGTGTATCTAATACAACAGTATTCTCGTCATAAGGTAAAGACACTCTATGTTGCGTTGTTCCTAATGTAAATTGTCTACTGCTTGTTTCACCTGAGTTATACTGTGTTGTATTAATATCAACACAAGGATATTCCAAAATTTTACCTTCCTTGTTTTGCCATTTTAAAACCCAATTACATTCCAATAATTCGCCTTGATAATGAATATCATCAATATTAAATGATTTGTTGCATAACAAATATAACGAATTTTTATAGTCATAAAGTATGTCACCCACTATAACAGGTGTATCTATCAAAGTCTGAAAACTCATTTTGTTACCATCAACATTTGAAAAAGTTCTTTCATATAATCTAATTTTTATTGGTACTTCGTTATCATATGTTTTTTTGCCTAAACTCCAAAAATAAATTATATTATTAGTAGAACTATCATCTGTAAAGGTATAATCTAATAATCGCTTACTATTATTTACATTTTCCTGCATCATTGAGCTTCCACTTAATTCCATTTTTTTCTTGAATTTTTCTAAATAATTGATAACAAAACACCACCCTTATTTAGATTTTTGATTTATAAGAATGTTCAGTAAATGAAGTTTTAATACCATTTTTTAAGTCATCTCTTGTTTGATTCCAAGAATACCTCGACAAAAGTGTTTCATTTTCTTTTAAAAATGTAGAGTGCATTTCCATCATTTTTTCTAATTGATTTTGATTAGCATTACTAAAAGCATTAAAATCTTTAGAACTTAAGCTAACTTTTAAAACTGATGGCACTCTTATATATGTAGAATCTAAATATTCAAGCAAAACATAGTTACTTAATATTTCGATTTCCATATCAGATAAATCTGAGTTAAACTGTTCTAACTCATCATTTCTATTCGACAAATCTTTTCTACATATATGAAACCTTGAAACGGCAGGAATAATATAATCATGTAAACAATCTTTTACTTCTTCTGCCGTCATCAAAGGAATTTCATAACTTTTAAATTTGGGTAAAAGATTAGCCCAAATAACATCATAAGGTGTAGCCACAATATCTGCCCCTTATTAAATAAGTTCTACCTTGAATTTATTTTCTAAAGTCTTGATAACAGATATGCTTTCAATTTTATCGTTGGCGACCATTTCTTTGATTTTATAAATGACAGTTGTCTTTAAAGAATTATCCATTTTAGAAATTTGTGAACAGATATTTTCAATGTTTTCCTTTGTATATGAGTTTGAATCCATAAGATACTCATAAGTATCATAAATTTTTGATAATCCAAACTTTTCGATTACTCTATTGTCCATTGGCTTGAGCCAAAGATTCCTAAAATATGATTTATAGTTTCTCCACATATTCTTTAAAGTTTCAAATGTAAGAATTTCTATATCACCAACATTATCCCAAGCATAATACTCACCATTCTTACTATCTTTATAACTTACAGATGGAATCAATGAAACAACTTCTATTTCTGTAATGTCAGTTAAAGGTTCTTGTGAGCTTATTCTGCTTTCATTAGCCTTAGAGTTTCTGTTAGAAGAATCAACTTCTACAGCAGATGTAGAAATTGATTCTTCACTAACAATATTAGTTGTTGCCTTTCTTGGCATAATATCACCTTTCTTATTCTCTTATTTTTATTTACTTATCAAGAAAAAGTAAACAGACCTGCATAAGCAGGAAGAACAAAACCCATACCCATAAGTGTCTGAACCTGAACATCAATAGTTGCATCACTATTTCTCTTAGAGCCATCAATAGTACCAGTGCCAATATCAGAACGAGTATCGCCAAACCATTCAAGCTTAATAGGCTTAGTATCACCGCCAAGAATAAACAACTTATTATCATCAAGTGCAAGGTCAAATGTGCCAGACTTTAATGTCTGAGGAATAACCATAAGTCTATTACCTTCCCAATCAACAATAGAACCTGTCATAGCCTTAGCTTCCTTTTGGGAATTTGCGAACATCTTATCAGGAACAATATTAGCAAGCTTTCTTAAAGCACCCTTAGTACCTGCAATAGTAAGATTCTCATAGCCACCAGCAGCCTGAACCTTGTCACAAAGTTTACCAACAGCTTCTTCACTATTACCTGTTGCTGCAAAATCAGATGGGAAGGCATTAGCTACACTCTGGAACTGTGTATAAATTCTATCCTTAATATACTTATTTACAGACTTGTAAACTACATCAAGAAGCTTATCAATAGAGGTAATACCAGTAAGAAAACGCTCAAGTTCATCATATACATGAATGTATATCCATTCTTTTGGAAGTATGATTTCAGAACCTAAATCAATAGCCTGTCTATTAGTATCCCAGCGATTACCAGCAAAACGAGAAACAGTAAGGAGTCCACCTTCTGTATAGAATGAAGTTGTATCTCCTAAAGCACGATTCTTAACTTCTACAAAATTTTCAACAAATGGCGAATTAAAAATATTCTCACCAATAGTTGTGTTTACAACTTCCTCTACAATCTCATAAATCACAAGATTGTTTCTTCGAAAAGCCTGAAAAAGTGTAGCACCTTTTAGAATATCGCCATTAATTTTATCTCTAAGATAACTTTCAAGGTCTTTCTTAGATACCTTATCCTTGTCTATATGTAATGAAAAATCGCCTCTTGCTAAATCAAGCGTAAGGTCATAAATCTTTTCATTTTCTGTTGTGAATTTAGTCTTAACCATTATTTATCCTCCTTACTTTTAGGCTAAAGTAGTAACCTTAGCTTCATACATAACTCTTGAATATCCATAAGTGTTAGCTACTGTAACAAGAGTTGCACCCTGAACTCTCTTACGCATAATAGTAGCTTCAAACTTAGCATCCGAAGTCGCACTATCGCCTGCAACTAACTTACCTGTAGTTGTATCAACAGTAAGGAACTTACCAACATCAGCCTTTGACTGTGTTGCTGAAGTGATACCATCAATAGAAATTGCAAATTCATCATTAAAAGCAACTACACGCACTCTAAAAGGAGTTCCAGCCTTAATGATAAAATTATCCTTTCTCTGATTAGTTATCTTGCACTCATCTGAGTTCCAAACTGGCTGGTCAACTACAACAACCTGCTTTCCAGTTGCTAAACCCTTTACAAACTTATAAATAACATCTTCGCCATCATCAAGTCCATCAAGATAGCCGAATGTACCATTTTCAATATCTTCAGTTGCTACTGCATCAAAAATTCTTTCTGCATAATGGGTAGACTTCATATTTACAGATTCAAATACTGTATAATTAGCCATAAATTTCCTCCTAAACAAAATAAAACCTGCGAGATTAATCGCAGGTTAAAGTTTTAAAATTAATATTTTATATTTTACTTATGTAACGGTATATTACCATACTTTGTAGATACATAGTTAGTATCATCGTCATCATGAATACTTGTATCTGATACATTAACAGTTAGTGAATCACTACGCTTACTAAAATTTTTTCTTAAATTTTTCTTAGCGAAAAGAATAGCACATTCACTTTCAATATCCTTAACTGACATTTCAGACTTCTTTTCTTTTAACTGTTCAAATTCTGCAACATCAGAAAGTGCTAAAGAATATTCATTAAAAACATTTTCTTTTTCTGCTTCTAACTGTTCATTAATACGCTTTTCTTCTGCAAGTACATATTCATCATACTTAGGCTTAATTTTATTATAATCAGCTTGAAGCGTTTCATACTTAGAAACAATTTCACTCTTTTCTTGATTAAGAATATCAATTTTCTTATCAAATTCAGAAATGCGATTTTCAGTAATAGAATTGTCAATAGTATTTTCGCCATCTTGATAATTTTCAAAAATAATCTTTTTTCTTACACCAGTGCTAAAATCAATAATAGGCTTATCGTTTTCTACTTTAAAAGTAAAACCATAAAAATTCCAATGGTCTTTTCTATCTTCAACAATTACTTCATTACCTTGAACATCCCTAAAATAATATCTTGGAACTCTATCGCCCCATTGGTTTATTTCAGTTTCATAATCTTCTACAATATTAGCAATATCATTTATCGCACTCTGAACAGTTTGTGTGAAATTTTCTTTATTTGTATTCTTAATATCCTCCATATTTCTTTTACCTCCTCCATCAAATTTTAATTTATTAAATTCTTCCAATCTATTCTTGATTTCAGAAAATACATTATCAACAGAAAATTGCAATGTAATATTAGAATCAATCATAGCTGGTTGAATACTTTCATCAGTTGTTGACAATATACAACAACCCGCAAATGAGAATTTAGTAAATGTAAAAATGCCATTTTCATCTTCAGTGCCATCAAAGTTATTTATTTCTAACTCCATTGACTGTCCTTTACTAATATCTCTTTCAAAAACATCAACGGCTTCATTGAATTTTGTCCAAATAAGACCATCTACTTGTAGATATTCTCTTTCTTCGCCATCACTTGAAATCTTTTTTACCCATCGGGCATTACAAGATTCAGGAATGACACCATACGCTTGTCCTAAATAAACTTCTTTTATTATATCATTTTCAACTACAATTTCATGCTCGTGTCCAGTAAAATCCTTTTCGCCGTTTTCATTTTCTTTTATATAGCCTAAAATCGGTGTATTTTTAATAGTTTCTATATTTTGTTCTACTACTTCTTTCGTAAAAACACTACCATTAAAATTCTCACCTAAATGCAAAACATCAATAGTAACATTCAAAAATCGTGTATCTTTAGTTTGATATTCACCATTAATACTAAAATTTACTGGTAATAAAAATCTTTTATTTTTATCCATTTTACACACCTCCATTCTTTAATCACTATCTATCTATATTACTATCATTATCTTCAGTTTGCTGACCTGCTATATCTAATGTTTCACCCTTAGAAGCGTTTGTCGGTCTGCCAGCTTCATCACTTGAACTGTTATAAGATGAGGATAGAGGAATAAACCTATTTTGAAAATCAAAAATATCAGTATGTAAAGTATACGCATTTAATGTTCTTGCTGGTGTCATATCTAAAGAAGCCAAAAATTTATCAATTACATTAATGCCTAAAGTACACGCTTCTTTATATTTCTTTATCACATTATCACGATTAAATATAGTAGTATCTAATAAATAAAAATTAAATTTAAAATTATTCTTATTATATTTTCTTATCTTTATAAAGCGATTTATCCATCTTTCAAATTGTCGGTATACACCATATACAAAACCCGAATCATTCTCAACTGATAAGTTTACAGCAGTACCCGATGAACTACCATTATATAATTCCTGACTTATACCAGATGAATTATAAACTTCATCTAAAGCGTCTGAAACATTATTGCGAGTATTATTACTATCTTTAAAAGAAATTGCCTTACCTTCTGAACCTAAAGTATGTATCAAACCAATATCATCAGGCATACTATTTCTATTTATCTCAGCAAATACACTTAACATTTCAGGTGAAACTACGGGCTTGTCTACCGTATTTTCATCGACAGGAACTTTCACTATAATAGCTTTATAGTTATCCGTCTTAGCTGATTGTAATTTTAACTTCTTATATAAATCTAAATCAAAAATATCTCTAATAAGATTAATTAGAATTGGATAAGGATATATCCATTGACTATTTAACTTTATACAAATTTGTTTATCAGCAGGCGGCAAATACCAATGTTCAGATAATTTTCCATCTCTAAAATCAATCCATGCTTGTTGAACATAATCAGGATAAGAGCCTAAATTCTGAGGCTTAATTTTTGCTAAATCTATTGCGAAATTATAAAGTCCGTCTTGAAGCTTATACAATTTACAAATAGAAAAATTTACTTGTTGTATAAAGAAATCAGCTTGATTTTCAATTACAAGTCCACAATAAACATCTTGATAGGGGAGTGTCTTGAAAATTTTTGAAAATTCATGCTTCAAATTCATATTTTCAAGTTTTACACTTAATGTTGAATAAGCTTTCTTCAAACTTTCAATATTAATATTTTCTTTTACATCATATAAATCAACACCCCAACAGAATAATGCCATATTACTGTAATAATTATTAAGCCTATAATAATGTGGTGATATTTTCATAAGAGATTCAGAAATACTTAACAAAATCCTCCAACAACTATAAGGATGTTGGAGAGCATACTCTATATCTTCAAATTTATATTGTCCTAAAAAACCTGATTCTATAAGAGTGTTATTTGTAAATAAATCTTGCATTATTAATCTTTGATATAAACTTCTATATAAATTATAATCAATAGGTTTACTACCTTTAATAGAGTTGTTAAATAACTTCTCGTCTTTCTTATAATAATTATTTTGTTTACCTCTTTTTGTCAATATATCACCACCTTAATATAATTTTGCTTTTTTGTTTAACTTTTTAAAAGTTGTTGCGTAATCATTTAATTTGAAACCTTTTTTAGTTTCTTGTAAAAACTCACGCTCTAATTGACATTGAACCCAATAATTATAAGCCAATGAGCTATATCGGTCTTTTCGCATACCAGATTTTTCAAATACTCGCACATTAGTTCCTTTGACTTCATACTCAAGATTTATCAATTCGTAAATAAGTAATGTAGTTTGAATATAAGGCATTTCATAATCAAGTTGATTAGCTGTAGTTAACTTATCAAAATCTTTAATTCGTTTTTTTAATACTTCTTTCCCTTCATTTTCGGGAATAAGTAAATTAATTTTTCCACTTGAAAAACCACTTCTAAGAGCTACACAAATTTCATTGTTAAATGCAGGGTTTGCTTTAATAGACCATATAACTTTTTTAGCTTTATCAACTTTACATCTATCAGCCATAACACTATCATTACAACAACTTAAAGCAGGATAAATTTCTCCATTTTCAGGGTCATAAATATCTCTTATAAGAATATCATATACACTCAATCCTCCATTAAGAGCATCAATAACTAAATCAGTACATTTATAAAAATGAAATAACCGCCTTACTTTTAATGCTAAATCTTCAGTTACTTCTCCTTCATAATTCTGTAAATATATAATATTTGAAGTGTATGTATTGTTACTGGAAGGAATCGCACTATTAATAATAACACAACTTGCATCGTTATTATTTTTAGTAGAAGCCATAAGAGCAACATCTAATGACAATATTCTTCTTTCGTTTAATGCTAAATTCGGGACTTTAACCTTTGAATTTTCAAATGGATATATTGCAGTTTTTAATTTTCTCTGTTTTGATATATTATCAAATGTAAAAAATGAACCTTCAATATCATTGTGTGGTAAGCAACCCATTTCCATATCAAAAGTAGATTGGTCGAAATCACTCTCTGACATTTCTTCTTCTATTTCACTTTTTTTCTTTAAACCTTCTTTAATAGCAACCTGATATGGTAATGCACAAACAAAATACTTCATTTTATCACTTAACAAATTAGCAGTAAAAGCTTTTGATTTTTCATAACTCCAATGTGATACAAACCAACAAGATGACATATAAATTTCAATATTTGACTCTAAATATTTTTCTTGATTGGAATATTCTGGTCGATTTAAAAAATTAGGTTGTCTTGGTGTACCCAAAAACCTTTTAATAACGGTATTTATTGTATTTTTGTCAATCATTCTAAATTCATCTATCACAATAACATTAGCTCTCGCACCTCTACCAGAATCAGAAGCTGTAACAACCCTTATCCATGAGCCATTTCTAAATTTAATAAAAGCAGTGTTTAAACCAAGAGAAGATTCTTCTATTTCTCGATTAAGATTATCTGAACCCCAAGTAAAATTTTTACAAAAATCGTCTATAATTTTAGATAAAACTTCATTAGCTTGTGTTCTTGTTCCTGATGCAACACAAATTTTTGTCTTAGGAAATAGGATACACCTAACTACGCAGAACAGAGATGTTAGCCATGTTTTTCCAATACTCCTCGCAGCCCAAAACATAAAATGATTATTGTGCATCATCTCATATAATAATATTTTTTGAAATAATTTTAGGTTTATATTCAAATACTCTTTTACAAAACGCTGTGGGTTATGCTAATGTCGGTAGAAATTTCCCCAATATGCAACACCCTGTAATATGCGTTCAGATTTCTCGTTCGCTAATTGTTTTTCACTTTTTTTACAATTTTCTACCAATTAAACCACCACCTCTATTTATCATTTATACTATTTCCAAAAATAGCATCGAATAATGCTTCAGAACTTTCATCTCCGCCATATTCAGGCTTGGTGGCAGTGTATTTTTTCATAAATTTTGTATACAAATTAGAAAACGCATTTTTTATTCCCATCATTTTCGCAAGGTGTCCACGAAAAAAGGTATCAATGTATAAACCTATATTATCAACATCTTTTAACTCCTCATCAATTTCAGGAAGCGGTCTTGTATTCTCATATTTGTCAATAAGCGTTCCAAATGTTTGCGTATCAGCCATAGTTTCAGCAACATTTTGCTTAGGTTGAAGATTTAAAGTGCCAAGATAATCTTGAAATGACCTATCTAAATCTTTGGTGTCTTTGCCTTCTCGTCTTGCTTTTAAAATATCTAATTGTTTAAAACAAAGATTTTTAAATAATTCTTCTTGTGCTTTTGTCCTACACTCATGCCTTGAAGTCCAATCATCGAATTGACTCTGTAAGAATTCATAATCTTTCTTAGAACCCAATCCATATCCAAAAAGTTCAAGAGTTTTTTTGTCAACTGAATCTTCTAAATTTTCATCTAAATCAATATCAGCATTATTAATATTCGTATCATTATCTGTATTTTTATCTTTTCGTGATTCATCTATTGTACTATCATAATCTTTTTTTAGATATTGATATTTTGTTATTCTTTTTAAATATGCTGTTATAAAACAAACTTTATTACCATTACTTTTCATAACAGAATTAAAAACCTTATCAGAATAATAAAGATTGTACATCATACACAATCTTTTTGTTGCTTCTTTGTCAGGTTCTAAATACTTAAGTTTAGTATACTTGTCCACATAATCTGTATATAATCCCTCTAAGCAACTTTTGCAAATAGGAATATAACCATTGTAAGCACCATAAATTTTATTGCTTGAAATCCAAAATCCTTTATCCGCTTCAGTGCTTGTTTTTACTAAGCCACAAACTCCGCAAGCCATAGACTTAGCTCTTTTGCATATCTTAGCTTCGCCTATAATTTCTTTTTTTTCTAAACTTTTTAAAAAATCAACTTCTCTTTTCGCATCTCTTGCTGCCATAATACCTTCACCACCTAATAAACTATTAAATGTATAGTTGATTTAATATGATATATCTTTTATTTATTAATTTAATTTTAAACTATACTCACAAATCTTGCCTTTGCCTTCTTCAAAAACAAGTAATTTTCCAGAAGCATTAGAAGTTTTATTTAATGAAAGAGAATAGGTATCTACACCTACAATAGAAGGAATATTAATTACTTCAGAATTAACACCAATCTCCTCACTTTTTGAATGATGTAAATGTCCTGCGATTAAATACTGTATTGAAACATTATGAATCTTAGAGAAATCCTTTAAAGCCCTTTCCATATTTTTAATTTCACCATGTATACCCATAATTGTATTTCCTGCAAGTATGTCATAAATATAACCAGTAGGATTTTCTATTAAAGTAAAATTAGGATTGTTTTCTAATCTTATCTTGATAAATTCTTTTACAATTTTACCCATATTATCTTCTGTAAAAGTTCCTTTTCCTTGATTTAACATACGCAATTCAGTGTGATTTCCATTTGTCATCTGGTATCTCACTCTAACATATTCAGTTAATTTGTTAAGCCAATTTGTAATGAAATTTGAATATTGAATAGTCCCGTCAACAACACCATATTTTAATTTCATAAGTTGTGATACCCTAAGACAACCATCAGAAAAATCACCTAATGAATAAACATTAAGTGTATCAATGTTATCTCTTTGAATGATTTCTATTACTTGATTAAGTAAATCCCACATTCTATTTTCAAAAATTTCAGGATTATAAGAATTAATTATGTTTCCGAGTAAATCTTTCAATTCAAAAGTAGCACCAAAATGTTCATCACCCCAGATTAAACAATATGCCTTATCATTATGCTTAGGCTCTATGTAATTTGGCACTCTCATTGGAGAAAGATTATTTATTGTTTCGCAAATCTTTTCAGTGATTAATTCATCTCTTGCCGTTTCACGAAGCCATTTATTATATTCTATTTTTTCTGTTTGTAATTTAATTCTTTCTTTTCGTAATTCTTGAATTTTATTTTCTAAATCATCTGCTTTAGAAAAAACTTTATTTTTATTTTCAGACACTAATTTAGATTTTAAATATTCAGTTCTAAATTGTCCTCCAAAAATAGTAGTAGAAGATTTTCTAATTGTATCGGCAGCACACTGAATATTATATTTCTCTTTTATTTCAGACCAATCTAAATCATTGATACCTTCTATCTTGTTAGAAATATCTTTACATACCTGTTCATACATATCAGGTGTTAAACCATATTTCAACAATTCTTTCTGAAAATCGTAAATTTTCGTCAACTCCTTTTTGAACCTCTCATGGCTTTAGCCATGAGATTCCTGCTTCACAGACTTCGTAACCTCTATCTCCACAGGCGTAACTTCGGATTATTCCAACCCTAATTTTTATAGTTACTACGCTACTTGTAATATTCTCAATCCTTCATTAAGAATATTGATAGCAGCGTTAATATCTCTATTGTGGTGAGTGTTACAACAAGGGCAGTCCCATTCTCTAATACTAAGATTTTTTGTTTCCTTATTTACATATCCACATACATTACAAGTTTGAGAACTTGCAAAAAATTTATCTACCTTAACAATCTCTCTATCATACCAATTTGATTTGTATTCTAATTGTCTGACAAATTCAGACCAAGATACATCTGCTATTGACATTGCAAGGATATGATTTTTAATCATATTATTCACTTGTAAATCTTCGATGAAAATCATATCATTGCTCTTGATTATTTCAGTAGATAACTTTTGCAGAAAATCTTTTCTTTGGTTAGCAATATATTCTTGTAATCTCGCTACTTTAATTCTTGCTTTATTACGATTTGAACTACCTTTTGTTTTTCGAGATAGCTCTTTTTGTAATTTTGCAAGTTTGTTTAATGACTTCTTGAGATATTTAGGATTTTCTATCATTTCTCCATCACTTGTAATACAAAATTCTTTAATTCCTAAATCAATTCCGATTGAGTTATTTGTCTTTTCTAATGTTGGTATATCAACATCAGTACAACAAAGTGAAACATAATATTTTCCACTCGGTTTTTGTGAAATAGTAGCATTAAGTATTCTTCCTGATGGTATCAACTTGTTTTTCGTTTTTACCATTCCTAACTTCGGAAGTTTAATATGCTTTCCACAATACTGAATGTTTCCATTTACGCATTTTGACTTATATGAAAATTTATGTGTTTTCTTGGATTTGAATTTAGGATGTCCAGAGTATTCTTTGAAGAACTTTTGATAAGCCATGTCTAAATCTCTAAGAGAAGATTGGAGAGCAGTGGAATCAACTTCTTTTAACCATTCCAATTCTGATTTAAGTTGTTTCATATCATTAGCACATTGCACATATGAGAATGTTTCTTTATTTTTTTCATACATTTCAATACGCTGTGCTAAATATTTATTGTAAACAAATCTACATGAACCAAATGTTTTAGCAATTATTTCTTTCTGCTTTTTATTTGGATAAATTCTATATTTATAAGTACGTTCCACTGACTTCACCTCACTTTCTTTTTTGATTTTTAATATACTTTCTGATTTGTTCTTCGTTTAATATCTCTACTAATTTATTCTACACTTGTGGAGTTAATATTTTGTGTCTATTTTTTCACACACCAAACAATATGGTATTGGATTGAATATACATATCCACGTCCGTGAGTTACTTCCATTATTCATCACTTCATATGTATATTCTCCGTTTGCGATTCATCTCATCACTAAAGTAACGAGTGTTCTCGCCTTTATAAAAATAAAAACAGTCAACTATAAATAGCTAACTGTTTAATGTTTATTTATTTTATTTTGACTCGCAAAGAGTACAGTTTTGATATTTATTGTAAGATATGTACTTTATTGAACATATACTATTGAATCTTCATTCTACTAAATACAATCTTCAGATATATTCAGCCACAAGGGAAACAGGTATGTGCTATAAGTAGCGACCTTATAACATTCCTGCCACAAATAACTTCAAGCCTTAATAGGAATGATTACCTACACCTTTCAGCAACAATTCATTATCATTAATTTTCTATAAATCCTCTTATAAAATTTATTTCTTCGCCTTTGCCTACTTAGACCCTATACACATCTTATACACAAGTTTCCTTGCTTCATAGCGAAATAACTTATGGTATTTCCGAGGTGTGAAATTAGTAACCAACTAATTTCCTAACTTGGATTCTTCATCATCTGATGCGTCTATTGCGTTACCGACATGATAGTTGCTTTTATCTGCGATTATAATAGTGCTACACCTTTGATTTATTGATTCATTTTAAACATCACTGCATAAAAAACGGTAATTTCCACAAGTATCCTTGTTTCGTATACTACCGACCATTTCAGTATACCTCAGCATAATCTGCGAAATTATGTTTTCACTGAGATAATAGTATATATTCACTAAAATACATATCCTATTTTTATGGTGTCAGTAATCAGACTTGAACTGATACGATATTTCTATCAACGGATTTTAAGTCCGTTGCGTCTGCCTATTCCGCCATACTGACATATATTCGGAAGTTAAGTATATAATTCAACTTCCGAAGCAAGAGAATAAAGAAAAGTGAAAGAATTTATTATATAATCAGTTAAATTAACTGTTTATACCTTATTTGGTTTGCATATTAAGTTTTTCGTTATAATATCTTGTAACATTAACTTTTGCTTTAATACCACCTTTTGTAGTAATTACATCTTCAGAATAATTTAATTTTTTCTCTTTAGGTTTATTATAAATACCTTCTATGGTAATGCCTTCAAAAAGTCTAATTTTTAAAGGATTTTCTTTTGTGTTATTTTCAGATGTAGTAGACAATATTTCAAAAATTTTATTTTCAAGATTATTATATGTATCTTTGACAAAGTTTTCATCAATAGGATTTGCTAATTCACTTTTTATTATAGCAATTACTATTGATTTAGCTTCACCTGTTAAAAAACGAGAATGTTTAAAAGCCTTTACTAAAATATCTTCAATAGTTTCAACTATATTACATTCTTTTGATAGTTCTTTAATTAAATTTGCTTTTGTTATATCTTTATTGTTATTCTTGTTATCTACAATTTTATATTTCAAATAAATACCTCCGTTTGTTTGTAAAATAATCTAAAATAGGAAGAAAGCTAAAGGAGTAAACGCTCTCTTCCTATTAAAAAGACATTTTACGATTCTCCCTTTGTTTAAACAACCATATTTTATTGTTGCTTAATTTTATTAAAATAATTACACAACCTTATTTTATGGTTATATATTGCTAATTTTAAACTATGTATTACCCTTATTATTTTGCTTTTGCCTTTTTACTATAAATTTTCTATTTATCTTTTCTAATTTACTTTGACATTCAACGCACCTACAAGTGTTTTTATTATTATAAGGGATATAAAACAATTTATCACATTCTATACACGAAACCAATTTGAAATGCAACTTAAAATTTTTAGAAAGGTTATTATAGATATTTTCACCATAGCAAGCCCATAATAAATCTTTATGTTTGCTTTTTTTGATACCATATAAATATTTTACTAAAATATCAGACACATCATCTTCGTCATACCCAAATTTAGAAAGTTCAAATTTAACCTTATCAATTATAGACTTGATTAAAAGTTCTTGCTTAATTTGCGATTTTCTTAAAAATTCAGTAGAAACTTTTCTATTAGAATCTATCTTATAATGATAATTTTTATTTAATTCTATATATTTAACAAGTAATGGTTCGGTTTTATCTGAAATTATTTTATTATTTTCATCAAAATAAGCATCAAATTTAATATCTGGATTTTTCATCAAATAAGTATAATCAATATCTTCAAGTCCAAGCTTTCTACAATTTATCCTTGGATTTGGAATAATATCAAATAACCTATTAACTATACTTTTGTTTTTAGGTTCTACTTGCTTTCCCAAACTGTCTTTCGCATATATAAAAAAGTGTGGTAATTTTTTATTCGTATATTCTTTTAATATTTCGGCTATTCTTTTAGGTCTTGTCGGCATATATAGTGTTTTAGCTCTATCAATAACATAATTATTTTCCATACATAGTATTTTCACCATATCAATAGCTTCTTGCTTTTGTTCTTCATTCCCATTGATAAAAATATCACTGTTCCATATTTTAGTTATATTATTGCTGTATTGTCCTATATTTGAACCTGTAAAGGCTGAAATTAAACCATTATAAATAGTTTCATTATTCAATATCGTAGCGTGTGCTTTTTTCATATCATAATAAAGAGGAACTATATTTTTCATATTTCTTTTAGCTATATCAATTATTGTTTTATCTGAAATAACTAAAAGTTTATCACCATCAACATCTAACATCAAAATTTTAGTTATTAAATCATGACTACTTGTATAAATGGCATTTGTAACAAACCATTTTCTCATATCCTTTTGAACATCATAATTATCAATATAAGCCATATTTTTTCTAACTGCGTGTTCTTTATATAAATGAGGACTTCTAAGACAATCAAGTTCTGAACTGTTTCTAAACAGCCAACAAAATACCTCACCATTTTCGAGCAATCCTTTCGGTTTATCTATTCCTAAAAACCAATGCTCACAAGCTGCATAGAAATCAGGTAACACAAATGTATACTTGCCATTAACTTCTAACTTACCAGACCTATATCTTTTAAGCAAACAATCTTTAGTTTGACGAATTTTCATTTTCAAATATTCATCGTTAATTAAATCTGGATAAAGTTCAATAGATTTTTGTAATGGTGTTTTGAATTTATTTGATATATCTATGCCTAAAAGATTTTCAACATTTTTAAGAGAAGAACAAAGATTATTAAGCTTAGTGATTGACTTGTTGGCTATTTGTAATAATTCAGTGTCACTTACATCTGTAAGTGTCTGTAACATTTGATAATTTATTTTACTATTCTTAATCTTATCTTCTTCCATATTGGTATATCCTGTTATACAATGATTTTCTTTATATTTATCTTTATAATCTTGCCAAGAATCATAAAATTTCCTTAATACCCTCGGTTTCCCGATATTTAAGTAGGGGAGTAGACTATATCATCACCCTATAAGGGTGCGTGGCACTTCGCAAGTGGGGATTCCACCCACAAGCTACTCCTTTCGGATAGTCGTTACACCTTCCTCTATTTAAGAGGCTTGGCACGGAATTGACTTGTATATTTTAAAATTCGATAATATATTTTTTATACTTTTTTCTATGTCATCATTATATTTTATTTCAAATAATGGTATATTGTGTTGAATACAATATTGTCGTTTTAATGGGTCTGTTTCATTTCGTTGTTGTTCTCCAAACCATCCATATGATTCGTCATAATGTTGCTGACCTTGAAATTCAATAAGGCATAGTAAGGAATCATTATCATCCATTATCGCAAAGTCAAATTTTAACATCCAACCTTTTTTACTTTTTAAATCATTAAATCCGTATTGAGTTTTAAAATTCACATTCATTTGATTTAAAATGAAACGAATATTTTCTTCTCCACGAGAAATTGTACATCCACAACTTGTAACACTTCCACGAACTAAATCATGCCCACGAATTGTTTTTATAGTTCCGCATGAACATTTACACTTCCATTGCGAATATTTAGTTCCGTCCATCCCTACAAAAGTACCATCTCTTTTAATTACTTTTAACTTTCCAAATTCTTTACCAGTTAAATCAATTGAAAGTCTTTTTGAAGTTGTTTCACTTTTATAACATCCACAACTTGTTGTTGTTCCTTTTTTTAATGAATGAGCAATAACAGATGTTTCATTTCCACAATCACACTTACATATCCAATAAACTCCTTTAGATTTTGGTTTTGTTTTGTCTCTTTTTATAACTGTCAATCTTCCAAATTTTTGCCCAACTAAATTTGTTGTTAATTTTTCAGATGTAATTTTACTATGTAAACACCCACAACTTTTTGTAAGTCCTCGTTTGACATTGCATGGTATAACTGATTTAATATTTCCACAACTACATCTACATATCCATTTTTTCTTATCTTTTTCGTCTGGATATAAAAATGTTAAGTTATAAAATCTTTGACCAGTTAAATCTTTTATTCGTGCTATATTATTTCACCTCCTTATCTCCAATTATATATTCTCTTTTATCGAATTTTTAATATATTTAGTTTTTCTCCGTTAGCTACTATTAAGCAACACCTTAGATTTCTAAGTTCACCACGTTTTCGATACACATTACTGTATAAAGGCACTCGTAAGTTAATGCATTTTAAATTGAGATTTTGTAATTATAACTTGTATATCATCTTCTAAAATATTCCATTCCTTGCCATAAATATCCTTAATAATAGGGGAGCAATTATGCTCGACAATAAACATTTTAAAGTCAAATACACCTAAAAGCCCCTTTATCCAAGGTGGTCTAAACATCTTATTTCTCTGCTTTTCACCGAAGGCGTTAGGCAATATCATTCCAGCACCATCAGTATGGGGGATAGGCACTTCACCTTGCTTTCTTTCAATCGTATATTCTATGTCATTAACAAAATCATAAGTTCCAAAAACATTGGTTTCAAAATCATCAATTACTATACATTTATCAATATCAAAATTCTTCCATTCATCTGTCGCAGAATTGCTTAAAGCAGTATAAGCTAAATGCTTATTTGAATTATTTCCACCTTTTTGATTTATTGTATTTAATGTAAGACCACACATAACCTTTTTTTCAATACTTTTCCACGCTCTCTCTCTAATAAAAACACATTTCTTTTGCCTTATTTGACCTGCTGATGATGTGAAATATATATATTTTTCTCCTTTATATTCAAAGCCAAAATAAATAATATCTTTAATAATATCAAAATAATAAGTTTGAACTACCATAAAATCATCAGTAAACTCATTAGGTGTATTTTTTAAATATCTTGTTAAATTAGATTCAAAAACTGAAATAATATTTTTATCAGATAAAGTATTTTCATTAAGTGTTCTTGTATGATGTTTACCATTGGTCTTAATATTTTCAGAAACCTTATTAGAAAGTAAGCTTAAAAGTTTATTCTTTGTATTTTTAATTTTTTCTTTTTTTAAGTCAATAAGCTTAGTGATGTCATCGGATTTCTTATTTAATTCTAATCGGGTAATTTCATTAATATCATTACTATTCAAATACTTTTCGATTTTTGACAATTTATTTTGCAATTCATTTCTTTCAATTTTTAATTTATGATTGAGCCAATGCAATTTCTTTTCTCTTGCCGTATAGAAATTGCCTGTATCAACACTATAAACTTGAATTTGCACATCTAAAGACATTCTTTCACCTCATTATTTAACTATCAATTATATATTTCTAAATAATCAACAAGTGTTGAAAAATTATGTAGGTATTCATAATAATCATTTTTTCTATATTCTTTATAATGTATAATTCTATTGTCCTGTGGAGGATAAAAGTCGCACTCTTTTAAAGTTAAAAATTTTGACAAATATGCTTTAATCTTCTTTTCTTCTATAATGTTATTCATTTTTTCACCTCATTTTATCTTTGCTGATATACTCTGTTATTTCGTTCACTTAAACTTGCCTTAAATTCTTCTGAATAAATTACACAAGGAATATTTTTCTTAACTATGTAGTTTTCAATTTCTTTCATATAATATTGCTTTCCCTTTGCATATTCTCTATTACCTTCTCGTTTAGCATAATTAGTAAAGATAATTTTTTCACATCTCCACATTCCATTGTTATCAATATTCCTTGGTAAAACTTGATGATGTATTATTTCCAGTTTTTCTAAAATTGAAACAGCTTTTGAAACAGTAGTTTCATTGATTCCTAAATCTTGAGCAATATATTTATAATGACTTGCAAAAACTTCAGGTGATTCTTTTTTTCTTTTTTCCATAGAAATACCTGCGATATACTCTACACAGACAGGTCTATTAAAAATCATCATTCTAACATAAGCCAAGACAAGCATAATATAACTTATCTCAGTTGTAGGATATTCTTTCTTAAAATTAATTATTTTTCTTATTTCATCTGTATAAATAGCCGCCAACTTTTTTTCTTCTAAAACCTTTTTAAATTTTTCGGTAATTGATATTGATAGTTTTGTTGCGCCTTTAATTTCAGTAATATCATTTTCAATTTTAATATAACCCAATTCTTGAAGTACTATAATATCATTAATAACAGAGTTATTGATACCATTTTTATGTCTATCTGGTATGTAGTTAAAAAAGTTAATAATATTAGTTGCTTTCTCGATACTGTTTTTACTATTCTGCTTACTTGCAAAATAAAAATATGCAAGTAATCTATGTATGCTCATATTTAAACATTCACTGTTGATATTCATTTTTTCTCTATAAGAAAGTGTGTTAGGTGTTTGATTTACAATAATTGAATACGGTACAAATACACAATAAGCGTCAGTGTAACTCATAGTCTTATAAGTTGCATATTCTGAAATATAATCTGCCCAATTTTCTGTTTCCTGAATCTGATTTATTGACATATGCTGTTCTCCTTTAAAATTATTCAAAATGGTAGAGTTCTCCTGCTGAGAGAATTTGACTTCTCCCACACGAAAAAAATCGTACACTATATATATCTGTTTTTTGAGGTATGAATTATAACAAAAAAAATAAGAACCACAAAAATAATTGTAGTTCTTGTAATCTTTATATTGTTAATTTTAGATATATAGATATTCAATGCATATATAATAAATATAATTATTCTACTCAAACTTCACCTTTTAATCTCAATTCAAACTCATCAATTTTTTCACATATATATAAGTAAATGAATATACTCTCTCCACAAATTTATCCACGCTTTTAATACCTCATTTTCGTGGATAGACTATATTCCTTAAATATATAAAATAAGATTATATAAATATTATAACGGTCTGAAATGAAAAAATTGAAGTTAGAGGGTGAAATTAAGGGGTGAAATAGAAGGACTTCTAACGAATAAATAGAGTAATATTGAATTGAATATCTAATATTTGTTTTGATATATTCTGTAGAGTGATATTGATTTATTAGAAAGATTAACTATTCCTGAAAGATGAAATCTCTTTTTCTAAGATAAGTCTTTCTTTTTAAAGATGAACTCTTTCTTGAGGGTTGATATTGTTTTTAATTAGGTTCTTTTATTTAGTTAGATTAAATTCTTAATTAGGTCTACTATACTTGGGAAATTATTTACGCTTATTTAGGTTTCTGATTAGATAACATTTAAAATCGTTTCTTTTCTAAAAACCCTATGCTACGCTATATATTTTTTGATTGTAACGCTTAGGTAGTATAACTATACTATTTAAGTTTAAAGCGTTTCTAAGGCTGTTTTCTGTTACTCTACATTGAAAGAATTAGGTATATTATTTTATGGTTTTATTATGTTGAACTTATTAAGTTTATTTTATTTACACTCCTTTAGATTTTTTATTTAGATAATGTTTTTAGATAATGTTTAAGTGTGTTTTATCAAAAATTATATTTTTATTAAATAATTATATTTTTATTAAATAATTATATTTTTATTAAATTATATTTCCTGATGTTTTCAAAATGTTTTCAAAAAATCAAAATTAACACAAAAATGATATTTTAAGTTTTAGAACAAAAGTAACAATTTAATTTTATTTTTTTAAACGAACAAAATATTAAAAATAAAATAATGAATAAATTTAAAATGAATAATTATGATGAAAATAAAAAAATATAAAAATAAATTTTAAAAAATTATAAAAATAAATTTAACGATTATAAGATAAATAATTTACATCATAAAAGAATAAAACAAATAAAAATAGAATATAAAAAAGAATAAATTTGAGATTTAAGGCTATTTAAATATGCTACAAATTATGGTTATTTTGAAATCAACCTTATGTAAAAATAAATAATTCTTATTTTTTGGTTATTTATTCAAATCATAATTTAAAAAATAAAAATAAGATAATTTCATTTAAAACTATATAAAGAAAGAGTATGTTAAATCGTTTAAGCATATTTATAGAATTAATTTTATTTAGGTATATTTGGAAGTTATAGAACATAATCAGAATTATAGAACATAATCAAAATTTAGAAATAATATTAAAGTTATTAAATTCTTATTTTTAAAATATATTTCCTTATTTTATAGGTATTTAAGAATAAGAAATAGGTGTTCCAGTTAATTATGTTAATCAGGGGGGTGGGAATATATAAACTATTTGATATGATTAAATATAGATAAGTTATAAAAATTGTATGTCTTATTACTAAGATTAATATAAAATAAATGATTAAAGAGTTATTTTAATTCAATTTTAATTTTGGTTGAATTCTGGTTGTTTGCAAAAATAAACGAAAATAAAATTTAGAATATATAAAAAGTATAAAATTAAGGGTGCGATTTTTAAGAAATACAATGGAAATAGGGGAGATTTTTAAGTTTTTCAAGAAAATTGTAGAGATAAATTGTTGAAATTTAGTCAAAGATTACTTGACTTTAAAAATAAAAAAAGAGAGGAGTGTTGTGCAGGAGATGTGAGGGGTAAGTGATGTGTAGATGAAGCACTTTACGGGGTTTGGCGAAAACAAGAACACTTAAAAAATGTAAAATAAGGGGTATACAACATAAATTTAAGCTGTAAAAACGCAAAAATAAAAAATCATAAAAATAGGGAATATGATTTTTTTTAAAAACTGGCTTTAAAAACTGGCAAAAAATCAGAAAATGCTATTTATAAAGTTATAAGCTTTAACCGATTTTTTTAAAAAATTTAAGCTCTTGAGAACTTGAAAAGTATTGCAATCTTTATAAAATTAGCCATTACTAACTGTACTATGTGATTAATACAGTTAAAACACAATACCTCGCATTACATAGTAAAAACTATTTATACTTCGGCTCTTCGGCTCTTCAAATTATCTAATACATAACACTAAATAAATTTATATAATCAATCTAAGAACTAAACAAGCTCTATTAAATAAGCATTAACAAAAATAATACAATAGTAACATTATAATAATATTTAAGTATATCTTATACAAGTCATTTACTTTTTATTTTTGCTCATACTTTTAAAAAAATACACTTTTATATTAATTTATATTAATTTATAATAGATTTATCTATGCTCTTTTTCCCATTTTTCAATACATTCATCAATAGCTCTATTTATAAAAGCGTTTAAGCTCTCCCCGGTATGAAGTATAACATCTTTTATACAGTCTTTCTTGCCTTTTTTAACAGTAAATGTTATTTTATCGTATGTTTTAGCAATATATTTTTTATTTGCTTCTTTTTTTGCCTCTGATAATTTTCCCATAATAAAAATCATTCCTTTATTTTTTATATAAATTAACTAAAATAATAATTAAATAATAGCTTATGTTTGTATATTATTTTATTAAAAAATAAGAAAAAGCTATTGACATATATTACAGGTAGTGCTATAATTTAATCAAGCTAAAGATGAACCTTGAAAACCGAATAGAGATGCAACACACTTTGTATCGGCGCAGGCTGCGGGGACGGCAAGCAACACTTGCAAGAGCAGCTCAAAAAAGTTTGTGTGTTGTAGTTAGTATTGTGTGCTAACATTTTTTATATTAAATCTCTTTTGTTTATGGCGTTTGTTTAGTAGTCACAAACTAAAATAAAACTACTACCAAAACTTTAATTTAAGAATCAATCTTAATTTTAAAGTATTTTAAAGTTTAAAAAAATACTCTATATTGTGTCTGGTCTGGTAAACTGTCACAATATAGAGCTACACACAAAAACGACAAACTATAGGCTATAACAAGGCTATAACAAGGCTATAACAAGCTATAACTATATCACTATAAGTATATCATTAGTGGGTGTTTTTATTATAGCAAATGTTTAATAGTTTGTCAATAAAAAATTTTATATTATAAAGGAGTTTTTAAAATGAAAGAAAGAAAAATTATCACCACAGATTTAAACGATTTTGGCTATAAAGAGCTTGAAGAGCTTGAAAAACTTTTAATCGCTTTGCGTGAGCAAGGATTGCCTTCAGATTTTTATAATGATGAAGTAATTCCGACTCTCAATCTAAATTCTGGATATGTTTTTTTAACAAATTCAGAATATCAAGTTGCAATGCTTAATGATAACGGCAAGCTAAAATCCTTTTATTATCTATCATATTACGGTTACGAGGGATTTCTTGACGACCTCGTACAAATGTATGATGACGAAATGATTTACGAAGAGGATTTCAAAGAGTTAGCCGATATTTGCGAAAATAACGGCTTGCTTGAAAAAGCAAAAGAAATCAGAAGCAAAATAACAGACTAATTAAAAAGTTCTTGGAGGTTTACCTTTAAAGCCTCCGCCCACTGCCCGCAAGGGTAAAAAAATAATTTATAAAGGAGTAATTTATTATGTTAAAACTTAAAGGACTTAAAAAAGCAGTAGGCGATTATAACTGGTGTAAAAATGCACCTTGCTGGAGAGCCGATTTAATGTTTGATACCTCAACGGGCAAATTATGGACTGATACTTTTTATGGCTACAATTATAGTTGGAACGAATACCACGACAAGGATATTATTAATTTGTCATCGTTAATAAGAACGGAAGGCGAATATATCGTATCAATGAAGACTATAAAAGCATTTTGTGAAAAGCATTTTAAAATAGCATAACGCTGATGGGCGGGGAAAATATCCCCGTTAAAGCTACACTGTCACATCCAAAGCAGACAGATGCTTATATTAAAATTTTAAAAAAGGAGGTTGTCATACATAATGGCAATCATGGAATGGGTTTTTGATAAAAAAAATTTTACGGGTACAGCTAAAACATGGCTAATCAGTGGCTTTTGCTCTCTTACGGGAAAAACAAAAGATGATTATATTGCTGACGGTTATACAGTTTTAAGCGATGATGAATATTTTTCTTTTCTTGAAGAATGGGAAAATAAAAATCTTATCGGCAAATGGAAAGAGATAACAGAAGATGCATATAATGACGCTTTGAATGTGTTGCCTCCTGTTGCGTGGTATGAAGGCGGATTTTTTATAAGCGAAAGATATACAAGTAATATTTCCGACTTTTTTCAAAAGTATAACGGCAGATATTATACATCATATCAAAGATGGAGCACAAAAAGAGAAGACATAATAAAGTCTTTGTTGAGATTTATTGAAGAATTAGCAAGTTAAAATAATTTATAAAGGAGAATGTATAAAATGAAATCGCAACACATTTTAGAAATGCTGAATGAGGGAAAAATAGAAGATTTAAAAGCCCTTTTGTCTGAGGAAATTTACAAGTCAGAACTGCAAGACAAAGGCGGAAAAGCTCGATATAGTGCAATGAAACGATACTACCGTTTTGCTGATAAAGACAAAGTAGAAATGCTAAAAAAGCCTTGTAAAGACATTAAATATCAAGGAAAATTGTATAATTGTTTTATAGATGGTTATTGCTTTGCTTTAACAGCCGAAAGCCTAGACAATATGGAAACTTATGACAACACCAATAATGATTATTTCAACGTTAGCAGATTTATAAGTTTTAATGGCGATATGGAAAAATTGAATTTAAATAAAATATTGGCTATTGCGAAATCTAAAGGCTATAAATTTAAAAAATCCGAAGTAGATACAATTAACGCAGTATATTATTTAAAATATAAAGGAAGTTATTATAAAATAGGCTTATTAGATAAAGCTTATTCTATTATTAATGACGGAGAAGAAGCGGAAGTATATTATTCTGGAAAAAGTGATGTACTGATTATCAAGAATAATATCGGTATAGCTGGAATTTGTCCAATAATCATAAAAGGTGACATAGCAAACAAAATTATAATCGAAAATTAAAGAAGTGGAAAACTATGGAAAAATTAGGAAGTTGGGCGGTTAATTTTGAAATTATACTTGATGGGGAAGTGATAAAATTTGAAGATTTAAGCGAAATTTCACAAGAACATATTCTACAATGTATCAAAGATGATTATTATTCAGGAGAATTAGTTGAGGAGGAATTTTAATTATGAGTGGAAAATTTGAATTATTTATGTGTTGCTTGGGAAACGGTATAACCGTATGCAATAAAGCTGTAATGGAGAATAACGACTATAAAATAATAGCCCATATTTCTGAAGGTGGAAATATTAAATTGTATGTGAAAAAATCTTATATTCCATTAAAAGATATGGAAATTATTCAAAAATGTGCTGATGGCAAAAAGAAAGATTTTCAGGAAAAGTTTGAAAGTTTTTCTGATATAAAACAGTATGGAATAATTTTAGATAATATATCAATTAGTAAATTTTTAGAATTTACTAAAGACAAAAGACCTTTGACGGAAAAATTATCAGGAATGAAAGAATATTATTATAGTATTGCTTAATAAATTTATTATTTTGATATACCCTCTTCTTTCAGAGGATTTTTTAAAAATCCCTTTTTCATAACCTAAAAATAAGGCTGAAAAAACTCGAAAAAAATTATTCTTGCCACGCTAATTACTAAAAAAGGTGGCAAACATATTAAAAATTTAATGGAAAATTTAAGGAGGAAAATATGACACTAAAGGAATTTTTGAGCATTATCAATATGCAGGTGCGTTACAGAGTGACGGACAGAATAACAAGAGAATCTGTAGAAGTATCAGCAGAAGATGAGGACACACTGAAACGGAAAATCTATATAGTTTTTCAAGATGAGGACGGTACGCTGAATATTTGTCTTTATTAAGTGGAAAATCTGAACTGTTTAAAAATTTAATTTGATAAAATTAAGTGGAAAATCTGAACTGTTTAAAAATTTAATTTGATAAAAGGTGATATTATGAAAATTAAAACTTGGATTAAATATGAAGAAAGTTATTTACCGCCGAGGTGTCGTAAACTCCGCTATCGTGAGCGTGAAGATTTCATCAATGTGACTTTGAAAGAGGTTGACCCTGCGGAGTTGCAGTTGGCTTTTGAAGATAATTCCTATTCAGGTAAGGGTAAGATTTATTTTTACCGTGGTAAACTGTGGTATAAGCAGGAAATGTGGTATGGAGCAGTAGAACACGGTTGTAATACCGCTTTAGAATGGCTGGTATGGTGTCACGAACATTGTAGTACATTCTTTAAGTCTGGATTTGACCGTGAGTATTACGGAGAAGATACTTCCAGAGAAGCAGTTGTCAAGGCAGCGAGAAACAGCGTAAAAAGCTACATTCTTGTTAATGGAGAACTTTATGCAAGAACTTCTGAACCAAGATATGTTATCAATACTTTTGGATTAGGTCATAATCACGGCGGCACTGGAATGTTTTGTGAATATCATTATAATCCAAATATTAGTAAGGATAATTATTTTTCTGCGGCTGAAGGTGAAGCTGCTGTTGAATATGCTAATAATGTAGCTCAAAGGCGTGGAGATACAAACGATGTTGGAAGATTTAAACCGTTTATTATTGTACATATGCCAGAACTTGTAAAGGTTAAACCTAATAAAACATGGAAACGGAAATAAACTCTTAAATGATATGGAGAAAATAATTCAAAACTCTGATGATGCTTTTACATCTGGATTATTATGTATAACATTATTATAATAAAGAAGAAAATAAAATGCCAATTTTAATGGAAATATTATAATAATTATTCACTTTTTGGAAAATTTATGTTATAATAGTTATATAAAATTACATAAAAGTTAGTGCTGGAGGGTTTCTGTAAACTTCCAGCCCATATAAAAGCTCAAAAAATAATTATAAAGGAGGCAATAAGTTTATGAAAACAGTAAAAACAATAATTGACGGAAAATTTATTAAGGTAGAAAGTCCTTACAATCCTGTTTTTATAAGAAAAGCTCGACAAATACAGGGGAGATGGGACAAACCTTATTGGATATTCCCATTAAAAAATAAAGAATATGTAATCAATGCTCTTCTTGCCTCATATGGAGAGTGTGGAAGTTTATCAGAAAATATACCTTGTGTAGATGTAATTATAGATATGGATAAATATCCTTGTGGTTGCTATTTAAAAATTGACACTTTAATAGTAGCGGAAAGACCTTCCAGAGATGCAGATGTGATTCTGTCACCTAAAGCATTGGTTATGCAAGGCGGTTTTGAAAAAAGCGGAGGTTCAGTTAAAAATCCTTGTATAGATGCCCTTAATGGAACAATCATTAAAGTGGAAAATATTCCTTTGGTGATTGCAGAAAGAGTTAAAGACTTGGATGGAATAACTATAATAAATCGTGACGAAAACAAGGATAAAAACAATAGAGAATTTCTCTTAGAAGAAAGAGAAAAGCTTGTAAAAAGAATTAAAGAAATTGATACTTTACTTAATAAATGAGGTGTTATTATGTTAGATTTTTTACTTGGACTTATTATAGGAAGAAGCAATCCTAATCAATGTTTTACTGATAAAAAATATAATAAATATTTGGAAAATCAAAGACGAATTAAAGAGGAAGCTTTTAGACAGCGTGAAGAAAAAGAGCGAAAAGAAAGAGAAGAAATACTTAAAAAAACTTGTTCGGTATCTCCTTTTTATCGTGATGAAAATATATATAATATTATTAGAGGATTGACTCTTAACCAGAGAGATTTTGATAAATTTGAAAGTCAAATTAAAAAAGGCTATGGATATATGTTTTTTATTGAGGTTGGAGAAATTAGTGAAACTGGATATATTTACCCACTGGAAAAAGTTTTCAAGAACCGCTCACTTGACAAAACCGTAGCAAAATTTATTGAATTATGTAATAGTGATGAACATCATTATCGAGTTGCAATAGAGTTTGGGTTAGGCAATGAAACAATCGTCACTACAAGAGTTATGTCTTGGTGTGAACGCTATAGAGAAGTAGTATATAACACTACCCCACTTTTTTCTATATCTTTTTGGAAAGATTTTAATGAAAGAAAAAGAAAGTTAGAGGAAAAAACATCGAAAGAAGGAGATGAAAATGATGACTTTAATTGATAATTATAAGATGATAAATTCTGAAAAGGATACTTCTATAATACTTTTACATTCATACGGAAAAACAGAAAAGAGAAAGAAAGACGGTAATTTAAAAGATACAAAGTGTAATAAAAAGGAAGATGAAAGTTCTGAAGTTTTTGCTTTTAATACTGAGGAAAAAATAAAAAGTATGATGGAGGTTTTTAATAAACACATAGCTGAATCAAGAGCTAATACAATGGAAAAAAGAGCGAGAAGAAATAAATTAGTTTTTCTTGTTGGAATAAACATTGGTATTCGTGCTGGTGATTTGATTAAGCTAAAGTGGAATTTTTTTATTGAAAGTCTTAATTCTGATGGTACTGTGGAAAAATTTAAGGAATATTATGACTTAAAACCTGAAAAACAAAAGAAACAAAATAAATTTGTTCGTTTACACTTCAATGAAACTGTACGAAGGGCAATAAACGAATATGTGGAAAATTTTCCTATAACCAATTTGGAAGATTATATTTTCTTTGCAACAGATAATTCAAACGAACACATCTCATATCACGCTTTGTATGAAATGTTAAAAAAAACCGCCAAAGAAGCTGGAATAAAAGAAAATATAGGCACTCATTCTTTAAGAAAGACTTGGGGTTTTTGGTGTTGGCATAAAGCAATGGATAAATCTAAAGCATTGACGATTCTTCAAAAATGCTTCAATCATTCCAGCGTTGAAACCACGCTAAAATATATAGGATTGCTTGATAGTGAAATAAAAGAAATGTATAACAGTATCGAACTTGGTATGGAATATATATAAAAGTTATATTGTTTCTTGTACAAATAACTAAAATTTTATTGAATAATAAGCTTATTTATGATATAATTTTAAAAAGGAGTTTAAATTATGGAAAAATTTATTCATATAAAAAATGAGATTATTGAAGATAGCAATACAAATAAAAACAGAATTATTTCATATATTATCAATGGATATATGCCTTATTCAAGTAATAAAATTATAGAATTAGCTAAAGAGAATCCAGATGAAGGTTTACAAAAATATAGTGACGATAAAATATGGGAACAGTATAAAAGTGGAAAAATAAGCAGAGAAGAAGTTGTAAAGGTTGCAATAGATAAAGTTTCTAAAGAGATAGACATAGATACAGAAGAAAAACTTAAAAAACTTGAAAGTATAATTGCAGCACCAACACTTTTACATTTTTCACTTTATATAGAACGATTTGAAATACAAGCTGGTTGTGGTTCTAAAGTTGGTCATTTTTATGGTGATGCGTATGCGGAATTGAGAACAAAGAATAAAACATATACAAATGAAAAACAAGGACATAAAGAAGAAAGATTTGCAATATCAAATGTTTTAAATCAGTGTGATAGCGTGATAAAAATACTTTGTGAATATAAAGAAAAAGCTCTTATTACTGGTATAAGTGATGAACCTACGCCGATATGGGCTGAAAGAGATAATGGCAGTATATTTGGAGTAGGCGTTGAAACAGGAGCTATTCCAAAATTTAGACATCAAGGTGTTGATTTTGGTTCTTTTTTCTCAATTCTTAAAAAGTGTGGTTATCATAAAACAGTCGTTAAATGTAGTCGTAAAGAATTTTATGTAATAGTTTATCTTTCTGAGATATAATAAAATATAATAAAAATTGGTGATAATATGAAGGCAGATTTTAAAATAAGTTCTAAAGATATAGTCAATGAATATAAATCGGCTTCTTCTAAATCTGCGGTTGGAAAAATTTTAGGAATATCTTACTCTAAAGTTATTAAAACTTTATTATCTGCTGGTATTGACATAGAAGATGAACTTGCTGATAATATATTTGATTTAAAATGTCAAGGTTTTACTAATCAAGAGATTTGTAAACAATTAAATATAAGTATGAAGGTATTAAATGCTCATACGCCATATGCAAAGGGTGCATATGGACTACCAGATGATGAAATATCTGAAAAAGCTTTATATTATCGCCAATGGAAAAATAAGAATAAAAATAATTAATATTTGAAAGGAAATATAATTATGTGGACTGTAAAAGAAGTGATAGATAATTCAGGAATGACAATAGCGGAATTTGCAAATCATTATGAAATACCATTTGAAACACTAAAAGAATGGTATAACGATAAGGAAAATAAAAGAAACTTATTAGATAGAGAAATAACTAAAAAGAGAAAAAAGGAAAGTGGAAAAACTAAAATAAGCACATCTAAAGACGGATATAGATTCGCTAAATATGGAAAATTTTCTCTTATGTTAGATAGAAATAATTCAAAAGAAGCAAGTATTGACAATTATGATGAAATATTTCAGCAAGAAGCAGAGGAAAGAGAAATTGAACCAGTAGATATTATAATTCCAAATGAAATAGGATTTATTAAAATAAAAAAGATTATATTTATGTCATTTTCTCAAAGAAATATAGGTACAGTAAAAATCGAAAATGGAATAGAAAGAATAGAAGATAGTGCTTTTATATATTGCTTTAATTTAAGAAGTATTTCTATTCCTGAAAGCGTAAATTATATAAGTAAATACGCTTTTAAAGGTTGTAAAAATCTTGATGAGCAATCAAGACAAAAAATTCTTTCGCTTGCACCTGAAACTGATTTTGAATAAACTAATACTTATATAAAGTAGGTGGAAAATATATGTCTGATATTTCTTTTCAGCAAATTTTAACTAAAACTATTATAGAAGTCGATAACAAATTTATGGAAAAAATATGGGATTCTCTTGAAAAACATATCAGGAGAGAGTATGTTCCACCTTTATTTAGTGATTATACAATCATATTAACAGAAAAAGGTGCAAATAGAAAGATTATAGAAAAGAGTTTTGAAGAAACTGTTTATTTTTCTAATCTTTCTATCGAGGAACAGAAAAAAGCTGTGGATAAAACATTAAAAGAAAATGGTTTATCTGAGGATATTGTGAGATATTATTATGTAAAATATCTTAGTGCTACCGAATGGAAAATAACTATATTTGAAACTGAAAAAGATAAGGTTGAGAAAGTATGGATAGTAGAATGTGTGTATAAAAATATACCAAGTGAAGATGGTGAATTTTATGGTATAAAAGTTAAGTTAAATAAAGAGGATAATAATTCAATAGATTTTAATAATCAAATGGCTGCAAAATATGGAATTTATAATATGTCGGATTATGCACGACACATAGGCACTTTCGCACTTGACCTTGTAAATGCAGTATCTTATTATATGCAGCATTATAATCCAGATGTTGAATATAAATTAATCAAAGCCGAAGAACCTAAAAAAAGTAAAAAGAAAAATGGGAATGGGGGATATAGACAAAAAATAATTTTAAAATCTAAAATATCACGATATGTTTTATCTGATGAAACACATAAGAATAATATTAAAAACATAAGAACTTATCGAAAAATAAAACCTTGTTGGCAGGTAAGGGGTTATTATCAAAGGTTTGGAAAAGAAAAGATTTTAAAATATATTCCTCCACGCATAAATTACAGGAGAGATATTAGTAAGACAGAAGATTTACAGCCAACACCCAATAGATATAATTTGATTGACAATGATGATAAATAAATCGCTCTCGTAAGCTGATGGAACAATTCGTTCTGTCGGCTTATTTTTTGTTTTTAAAAAATATATATCATTATGCTTAGTTTTAAGGCTCTATAAGCGTTTTAAATAGAAGGTATGGAAAAAAATATACTAAGAATGAAATAAAGTGTGTTACAGGGCAATTTAAAGCCAAATAGGACTATTCTACAATATAATATCCAATCTACTTGAAATAAACAAATAATATAAAGTTAATTTTTATTGGTAAATTTTTTATCAATTTTCAGAATTATTTCACTCTTTAATCTTCATTTTTTATTTTCAGACCGTTATAATTTCTTTATATATTCTTATATTTATATTTAAGGAATATAGTCTATGCACGAAAACAGGGTATTAAAAGCGTGCGTAAATTTGTGCATAGAACATATTCATTTACTTATATATATGCGAAAAAATTGATGAGTTTGAATTTGGGTTAAAAGGTGGTAAAGAAATCCCTACTCCAACTGCAATTCAGGATATTGTATTAGAAAAAATCAAGTTCCAACAGTCATAGAAGTGTTTATGCCATCATTTCGTGATAAATTAAATAATCGTTTTGTTAAAAAACACTTTCATTTCCAGCTTGGCTTGCAGATATGGCTAACAAAGAAGATGTAAATTGTTCTAAAATTTTTCAAAATACCCTTATGGACTATCTTGGAGTTAAACAATGATTTATTTTTAATGTTTAATTCAATAAAAATTAACCGCTCTCAGAGTTATTACTTTGAGGGCGGTTTTCGTTTAAGTGTATTAAAAATAAGTTGTAAATTTAATAATCACTTCAGTTGAATATTTGGCACTCATAGGAATTTCAACACCATTAATAAGTGTTATTTTGTTTTTTTCTATATCTCTTATTTTTCTAAGATTAACAATGTATCCAGAGTGACAACGACAAAATACAGGAGGTAGTTCTTTTATCAAATTTTTAATTAAGATTCTTTGAGTAAAAATATCGTTGTCAGTAACAATTTTAACATTGTTACCTCTACTTTCACAATAAAAAATTCGATTTAAAACTATACTATGATATTGTCCTTTGTATTTATAGACATATCTTTGATGAAGTGTAGCAAAATCTTCAAGCATAGCTTGTATACCTTCGGTTAATGCTTTTTCATCTCCTTTTTTTATAAAACGATATACTCTATGCTTGATAGATTCACCAATAAATTCTGTATAGCTTGTCACATAAAAAATAATAATGCTTTCATTTTGAGTATATAACTTGTCACCAACATTCAATCCATTAATTTCTGGCATATCAATATCAAGAAAAACAACATCAAAAGGATTTTTTGAATGTGCTTCTAAAAGTTCTAAAGGGCTGGTATAAGCAAAGAAGTTAAACTCAAAATTGTAATTATCATACTTAGCAATAATATCTTTTGTTAATTTTATTAAATTTTTAAGAGTAGCGTTGTCATCATCACAAAATGCAATATTCATACTTATATTATCTGAAGATTTATCAAATATTATAAATGGGAATTTATTGTTAATTTGGAATTGTTTGAAAATTATATTGAAATTAGATGTAATTATATTGTTTTCTACATTTAAAGCTACTAAAATGTTATAACTATATTAGCAATAAATTCCAATGTAATGACGAAAGGGCGTGATTAAAATGTGCTTATAATCAAAAAGAACGGCTTGTAAGCCGTTCTAAAAGGTGGGAATAGTTATATGTATATTTAATCTATTTTGAGCCAGTATGGGCTGTTTTTAGCCTTATCTAAACATTTATCACTGAACCACATACAGTCCGTATCAACTTTAACACTGCCATCGTAGTTGTAACCATTTTTAAAATATACTGTATATATTTTACAATCTTCAGTTTTACCACACCAATCGCAAGTTGTTTCTTGATATTGAAGTTTTGCATCACAAGAAGAAAAGAAACCAAATATAAGATAGCCACCCAATGCTAAAACAACAAGCATTACTAAAATAAAAATATTTTCTTGAATTTGCGATTTTCTCTCTATGTTTTCACTTGTATTTTTTCTATCTTTTTTGTTTTCTTCTAAAGGTTCTTCTTCTGTTTCTTTTTCGTCTAAGCTTTCTTCTTCTAAAAATTCTTCGTCTAAGATTTCTTCGTTTGTACTTTCTTCATCTAATAAAAATTTTTTCGTTTTCTTCATATTTTTCATACCTGATACCACCTTATGTATAATTTACAAATTATTCAACAATAACTTGTTATTTATATTATAATTTGATAATTTACGAAAGTCAAGGATTTAATAAAAATATTTCTATTTTTGTGAAATAAATTAGCTTGTAAAGTACGAACAAATGTTCTATAATTAAAAGAAAGGAGGGGTGAAAATGAAATATAAAGAGTGGATAATGATATTACTTGATAAGATAGATGATGAGGAGGTATTATGTAGAATATATTGTTATATACATAGAATTTATGCTGATTGGGTATTGTCTAAAAAATAAAATTAAAGCTCTCTACTGTATTATTGGTAGAGAGCTTTAATAATTTAAAATATTTTTTTTAGTGTTTTTATAAATTCTTCTCGCTCTGTTATAGATAATGCTAAATAATTTTTTAAAATTTCCATTTCGGTATCATTAAGGTTATATTGTACAATTAGTTCATCAAGTATTCCAATTGGTTCAGGTAAAAACATATCGTTTTTTTCATCGTCCATTAACCAAGGTCTATTTACATTAAATTCTCTACAAATTGCCATAATAACTTGTTCGCTGGGGATTCGGCGATTGTTTTCATATGAACACACTGCTGATTCAGTTATTCCTAATTTTTTACCAAATTCAGATTGGCTTAAATCAAGTGTTTTTCTTAGCAACTTTATTCTTTCACCTAAAATCATATTGTCACCTCCTTTAATTAATGTTATTATAACATATTTTCTGTACTCAGTCAAGTTTTTTTAAAAAAGCACTTGACAAACTGAACAGAGTGCATTATAATATGAACATAGTTTAGAAATCGAGGTGAAAAACATGAAAGACAAGATGAATAATTTTGAAAGTGCTATTGAGTTACTCGAAACATTAAAGACAATGACAAGTGATGAACAGAAGCTTGCTCTTATGCTCATCAAAGGTTATTCAGCAGGTATTAAGGTTAAAAATGCTAATGTAGGAACAGTCTAACAACGATTTAAAGAAGGGGACAGTAATATGAATAAATACGGTAGTTATAAAGATTTAAAAGAAATTGTGTTTGGTTTGGCATATTCATATCAGCACGCAACGCAACTTCCTTATAAAGTTGAGGGAGCAGACCATGCCTATAAAGCAATAGAGTGGATTTTAATAATGGCAGATTTAGAGAAAGAATTTCACGACTATGTAAAAATGCGAGGAGAAGCAGGTCATTCTGCTTATGCAAAGTACATTGAAGAAAAGAATAGTAAAGAAAATAAAAATGAAAACGAAAATGAATAAGATTTTTACTGATAATTAAGATTGGTTTGTGATTCAATTCGTTCTGCTATAACATTTTCAGCAATCTGAGCTAATATAGGTAAAGACAGGCTACCGACCTTTTCGGCTATTGATTTTGTTTCATTCCAAATATCATCTTCCCTTATGTTAGCAATAAAAGCATGACCTCGTGGAGATAAATCCTTTATGTTGATATAGTAAACCTCGTCTTCAATACGAATATTTACATCAACTAAAAATCCATGTTTATCACATTGTTGAATATGATAAACAATTTCATCACAAGGGTATTTGCGTAATAATTTAGGATTGTCTTCAGAGTCACTGTTGTAGTTCATAATACGATTACAGGTACATATTGATTCAACAGATAAAAGAATGTCACGAACGCAATCAGGATTTAATTTCATTTTAAATACCACCTTATGTATAATTTACAAATTATTCAACAATAACTTGTTATTTATATTATAATTTGATAATTTACTAAAGTCAAGGTTTTAATAAAAATATTTTTATTTTTTGTGAAATAAATTAGTGTATAGTATATGATTAAACTGGTTGTTAAGGGTCGGATTTGAAATCTGACCTTAGAGAAAGGAAAGTGTTCATGAATCATAGAGAAAATGATAGTCTATATCAAGATGATATGAATATTTATAAAATTAAAAGTACACAAGTTATTCTTGTTATAAAAATTACAACACCATTTTATAGTAAAGATAACTTTCTAAAAACAAATTTTAAAACGCAATATAGGTCTTTATCTGGTGTTTTATTGTGGGAAGAAGATACAACAGATAAAGAGCCTAATACAAATTTAGAATTTGTTCCTATTATTAGGAATGTGTTTCTTGTTGATATTAGTGCTGGTGAGAATACTACTGAATGCCATTTGACTCACAAAATGCAATATTTGTCACTTAGTGGCAAATTATTATCAGAAAAATTAGTAGGTGAAACACAAGATAACGGTAGTAATATTGTGGATGAGTTTCCACTTGAAACATTAAAAAGTATTCTTGGTAGTTTTTATACAAACAGAAAAGATTAATTTTTAGAATTGGTTGAATTTTGGCTTTTATTGTTATTTTTAGATTCAGTAAACTTTTGTGCATCTAAGATAACAAGTTCTGTATTTATAAATGAAACCATAACATCAATAAATACAAGCATATCTTCTATGTTGTAGTCTAAATTCTTTTTAATATAGTGAGTTTCATCATTACCAATCCATGTGGCAGCGGTGGCTAAACTTTTTATCTGAGAACTTTCAATGTATTTACTTATGCATGATGAGAGATTAAGGGATTTTATATTAACTGATTCATTAGGGTTTAAAAAAATCACATAGTCTTTTACCAAAAATTCAAGAGCTTTTCTGTAACCTATACCTGATATTTTAGTTAAACCTTGTTGTTGAGCTATATACGCTTGATTATAAATTTCACAAAAATCTGGCGATAGTTTTTGAATCAATTTTGGAAAATCTTTTGTATTGTAAGATTCTTTAGGTGAAAAGGATATTAAATTTGTGGTTTGATAATATAACACTTCGTAATGACCAATAAAAAATTTTTCACACTTACTACAAAAGTAAAATGAAAATAATTCATTGTTTTCATTGTCTTTTCGAATAAGCCAGTTAGTTATAGGTTCAATTTGTGTAACAGTGTTGCACATCGGACAATTAGAAGGTGTTTGAATTTCAATATGGGCACCACATATTCCATCATCGGGAAATACAGGAATGTCTGAGATTGTAATTAACATTATATTTTACCTCTTTCTACAATATATTACTTATATAGTATCACAAGGTAAAATAGTAGTCAATTAGTTTTATGGTTTGAAAGGGGTAAACTTAGATGAGTTACATCGTGTTATTTTCATTGATTTCTAATATTACAATTACATTTTTATCAATACTTAATTTACTTACAAAATGCCAAAATACCTGTTATGGTAGAAATAATACCTGCGATAATACCAATTTTTGTCCAAATAATCGAAGATTGCGACCATTCCTTATTTCTTGTGTTATTAATATCTTCTGTACTGGCATTAGTTTCGGTGTATTTGTTATTAGCTTTTTTGTTAAATAATTGATTGATACTTTTTATCACAGTATTAGGAAAAGTACAATAGAAAGGTATGATGAAATGTACGAAGTTGTTAAAACATTTACAAATAAAGATTTCGGCAAATTGAGAGTTGTGTGTATTGATAATGAGTTCTTTCTTATAAGTAAGGATTTAGGAGAGTTCTTAGGATATGTAAATACAAGAAATACTACAATAACCCATGTTGACAAAAAAGACAGAAAACATTGTTTGATTAATACTTCTTTTGGTATTCAAAAAATGGTAGTTGTAAATAAGAATGGAGTTTATAGTCTTATTTATAATGTTAAATCACAAAGAGGTAAGAACGCAAGAGATTGGATAATTCAAAATGTAATTCCAGAACTTTATGAAAATAAGGAATTAAGTGTTTTGAATTTATCACAGGAAAATGAAAGGAGTTAAATAATATGAATGAAAATAAAACAATGATGATTAATGACACAGCCGTTGTAGTTAAGGAATATCAAGGTAAGAGAGTGGTTACTCTTAAAGAAATCGACCAGTGCCATGGCAGACCTGATGGAACAGCAAAAAGAAATTTCCAACAAAATAAACAGCACCTTATAGACGGTATTGATTATTTTACAGTAAAACCTTCTGATGTTCAAAAGAACGAATTTCGTACTTTTGAAATTCCAAACAGAGGCTTAACCCTCATTACCGAGAGCGGATACCTAATGCTTGTTAAATCTTTTACAGATAAACTTGCTTGGGATGTACAACGACAGCTTGTAAATACATACTTCAGAAATCAAGGTTCAACAAGCACAGAGATAAAAGTTTGTGATGAAAGCACAGATAAGATTATTGATGCTTACTTGCCGCAAGCTGATGAACCAACAAGAATGTTACTTAGGGCAACTTTTATGGCAATGAATAATCTTAGTAATCAGGTTGGTGTTCTTAAAACTGAAAATAAAGCACTTGAAGCCGAGAATACCAAAAAGGAAAATATCATTCAAGAAAATCAACCAAAAGTTGACTTTGCAGAAGGTATCACAGCAAGCAAAGGAACCATTTCAATGAGCCAATTTGCGAAAATGGTAAGTAAGGAAACTGGTAAAACGATTGGAAGAAATGCAATTCTTCTTTGGTTAAGACAGCAGAAGATTTTGATGAGAACTAATGAGCCTTATCAAATGTATAAGAAATATTTTGAATATATTCCAGTTCTTAATCATTGGGGTAAGGGTGGTTTTGCAACAAGAGTTACAGGTAAAGGACAGCAGTGGTTATTTGAGAGATTAAGAAAGGCTGGTGTAATCGGAGAAAAGAAAAATACAAAATTGGTAAGTGTTAGTGTAGTTCAAGGTGATGAAGATGATTTATCTTGGGTAGATGAAATATAAATAGAAATCATATAAGTTGGATAATTGATGTAATTGTAGATTGTTTATAATGTTTTATAAAATTTTATAAATAAGTATAAAATATACCATTATACATTATATCATCATATAAGTAAACAAGCAATAAGAATATTTAAATAAAAAGGAGATTCTAAAAATGAAAGATTTTGATGGTTTTGCATATGAGGTTGTTAGGGGTAATGTGATAATCGAAAATTTGTGGAACTCAAATAGTGAAATTATTATTCCGAACGAAATAGATGGGAAGCCAGTTACAGGTATAAGTACTTGGGGTTTTGCTGATAACCGTGAAATATATAGTGTAAAAATTCCTGATAGTGTTATTGATTTATACAGAAGGGCTTTTAAGAATTGTACAAAACTATCTACTATAAAAGTTTCAAAAAATTTAGAATACATAGGATTTGATTGTTTTAGCAATACGCGACTCAAATCAAAACCTGCGATATATAAAGCATTTGATATAACGGAACAAGGCTTGGTTTGTAGAGATTATCTATTTAAGGAAAATGAATGGTCGGAAGAGGTAAATGGAATTATACCTTGCAAAAATGGTTATCATTATTGTACCAATTTATTTGAAATTTTCAACTATTACTCTGGTGCTTTAGATAAAGATATAGCTATATATATTTGTGAAGTTGGAGATAAAATTATCAAAACAAGTACCAGTAAATGTGTAACAAACAAAATTAAACCAATAAAAAGATTAGGCAGAGAGGACATTATAAGAATTTTGAATGGAGGTGATGTATGATGACACTCTTTAAAGGTAATAATCAAGAATCAAGTTGCAAAAAGACTATTCCAGCTTTTGAAAAAGTATTTAAAAACACAATTTTAAAGAAGGCTATTATTGAAATTTACTTAGAAAATCCTTTTATGCTTTTAACCAGAACTCTTGGTAAGAATTTAATAAGTGAATATAAACAAGACAATTTAATTATTTCTAATGGAAATCGTCATAAAACAAGGATTGTTTCTATACCTTTGTCCGAAATAAAAGAATATGGATTCAAACAATTTGCTGATAATGAATTTGAAATAAGTTTTGAAATACAAAATGTTATATACAAAGTGTATGCGATTGTATAAAGGAGTAGTGTAAATGCCATCTTTAAATGAATATCAGAAAAAAATGGTAGAAAAATATCATTATTTAATAAATAAATTTATTAATGATTATAAAACTATAACTTTATCTGAACATTATGATTTATTAGCTATTGCTCTTTGCGAATCAGCTATACAATATGATGAAGATAAAGGGGCTTTTATACCCTTTGCGTGTATGAAAATGAAAACAGCAATAATAATGGATAATAGGAAGCGTAATACTCAAAAGCGTGGAAAGAAATATAAAACACTTCCTTTAGACGAACCTTTAACAAATAACAAGGAAAGTCTATCTTTAGCTGAAATTCAGGATAAATTTTTCTCTCAAGCTGTAATGAATAGAATATCTTTTGAAGATGATATTATCAATAAAATCACATTTGAAGAATATCTTAAAACTCTTGCACCAAAGGATAAAACTATCATTGATGGATTATTAGCGAATAAAAATCAGAACAATATAGCACATAAAATTGGTTGTACGCAATCATATGTATGCCAAAGAAAAAAAAGACTTAAAAAAATGTGGATAAACTTTAATAATGTTTAAATCAGGAGGAATTTAAATGCTATATAATGTAACACTTTTTACAAAAGAAGGTAATTCAATTAAATTGCCAAATGTTAAAGAGGGTGATGTGCAAAAATTCTTAATGAATTGCGATATGTATTCTAATATTGAAATTATTGGTAGTGTATTTGAAAAAGAGGATACTGAACCAGATTATGAAGAATTATTTAATCAACTTAATGTTGATAAACTTCAGAAAACAAAAGTAAAAGTTAGAAAATTGAAATCTAAAAAGCGTGGCGTTTCACAAACATATACTTTTTCAAATTTCTTATCAAATGTTGCTGATAACCAACGCTTTCTTTTTAGATAAAAACAGTTTAATTGTAGAAAAGGAGATTTTAAAATGGACTTTATAAATATAGACACAATCAAAATACCAAAAGCTTTTACAGATTCTAAACCAAAAAAGAATAAAATAGAGAAAATAAGAAATTACTGTCAGAAGAATGGTCATATAGATAAACCTATTGTTATTAGAGAAAATGGCAAAGGCAGTTTATTGGTCGATGGTTATATTAGGTATTTAGTTGCGAAAGAATTAGGATATAAAACCATACCCTTTATCTTTGAAGATAGTTTGTATTCACAGCATAAATACATATATGGAAAGTTTAAAAGTTGCGATAAACTTTATATTTGGAAAGTTAAAGACTCTATTGATGTTAAAGTAAATGATACAGTTGTGGTGCAGAGCAAGAAAAGTAAAGGCATAGTCACAGTAGTAGATATATTTACTTTAGACGGTATGAAAAATGTATATTATTATGCAAAGCATAGAGATGTTATTAAAGTATGTAAGGAAGGGAGTGTTTGTAATGCAACAAAATAAATATGAAAAGAGATGTAAATGGTGTGATTTGTCTTTTGTAGCAGATACACATATGCAAAAATATTGTTCATATGATTGTAAAAGAGCTGCATATCTTGAACAACAAGCTCAATTCAGAAATAGGCAAAAGAATAAGGGAACAGTAGTTAAATATAAAGAAAATGTTAAGTCAATAGATGAAATTTTAGAAGAATTAAAAAATACAAATGAAGAAAGATACAAGAATGGGAAATCACATCTTTCTTACGGGCAATACATATTGAAGCTAAAAGATGAAAAGCAAAAGGAAGGGTAATATGTCAAGATTTAAAATTAGATTAGATACTGAAAGTGATGTTTTTAAGTTTTTAAATGTAATAACAAATCTTAAAGGAAAGATTGAATTAGTAGGCAATGATGGTTGTACGCAATGCAGGGTTAATGCCCGAAGTCTTATCGGTTCGCTCTATGCTATAACTTGGAAAGAACTGTGGATTGAAAGTGAAAATGATATTTATAATAGTTTAAGAGAGTTTTTGACGGAGTAAACATATGAAAAACATAGATAAAATGAAAAACATAGATAAAATGAAAGATAATATTATGAGTTTGTTTGTTGAATTATATCCTCAGAATCGTGTTAAACATCTTGTTAGATATGGTAGTTCTAAAAGAATTAGAAATAAAAATGCTTCTCGTATTTTAAAAGAAATTCGAAAAGAAATGAAACAAGCAAAAGATTATAGATATTTGAGTATAGACATTGCAAGCAAGCTTAAATAATTACTAAATTATAAAGAGGTTTTAATGTGAAAATTAATGTTATTAATAATATCCCAAATGTAAAGGTCACTTGTGATAAAAGTGATGATGGCAGTTGTACAATAACTTTAACAGAGGATAAGCGTTTTTCTCTTGGCGAAGCACAACTTGGTTCAGTTGTGAAAATTGGTAATCGTGAATATATCGTTCTTGACCATTCAAAAAACACTACCGCAGTTATTACCAAGGGTTTCGCCAAAAGAATGAAGTTTGGCGAATCTGGAAGTTATCTTACCAGTGATGTTCGTAAGTATTGCAATGGGGAGTTTTACAATGAATTGGTTGCTGCTGTTGGTGCTGAAAATGTTGTAAAGCATACCGTTAAGTTGGTCGCAGATGATGGCACTGGAAAGGGTAAAACTTGCTGTGATAATGTTTCTATTATCACTACCGAGAACTATCGCCGTTACAGAGAGTTCCTGAAGGTATATGGAGATTGGTGGTGGACTGCTACCAGAGTTACTTATGACGATGAAGATTACACTCGTGGCGTTTGCTATGTCCGTTCCAGTGGCATTCTGAGTTGGAGTGGCTGTGGCTATTGCTATGGGGTTCGTCCGTTTTGTATTTTGAAATCTTTCGTTTTGGTAGATAGATGAGGCTTAGTAAATATGAATAATTTTGAGGAATACTACAAAATCAGAAAAATTAGTGAAGATTTATTTAGCTTGATTGTTAGAATTAAGAAACTTAATAATTTTGAAGTAGAAGAACTTGTAAATTTATTGGAATTTACAATAAAAAAATTGGAGGATTAAAAATGAATAAATACGAATTGTTACAAGATGACAAAATTGAGGTGAGCGGTCACACACTTTACAGAATAAGGGCTTTAAAAGACTTTAAAGGTGCGAAAGCTGGTGACTTAGGCGGTTATATCGAGAAAGAGAAGAATTTATCTCAGGAAGATAATTGTTGGGTCTGTGGGAACGCTCGTGTCTTTGGTGAGGCTTATGTCTGTGGGAACGCTCGTGTCTTTGGTGAGGCTTATGTCTGTGGGAACGCTCGTGTCTATGACAACGCTCGTGTCTTTGGTGAGGCTTATGTCTTTGGTGACGCTAAAATAAATAAAATTAGCGATGTTTTATGTATATCGCCTATTGGCAGTAGGAATGATGCTACAACATTTTTTAAAACTAAGGACGGAGGTATCTGTGTAAAGTGTGGGTGTTTTAGTGGTACGATTGATAGATTTTTAGAAGCGGTCAGTGAAACACACAAAGATAATAAACACGCTAAAGCGTACAGATTAGCTTGCGAACTTGCAAAAATACAAATTGAATTGGAGAGTTTGAAATGAGAGAAATATTATTCAGGGGTAAAGCGATAAACCGTGACAAAGGTTATCATCGAACAGAATACAAGAACGGCGAATGGGTTTATGGATTAGTTACAAAATTGTATGATGAACAGTTTAAAAGTCTACCTGCCGAAATGACGAATACAAACGGCATAAGAGGCATCGAAATTGATTACAAAACAATCGGGCAGTACACAGGCTTAAAAGATAAGAACGGCAATAAGATTTTTGAGAATGACATTGTTGCTTATTGGGACACATACAGCACAGAAAATGGTCAGTCAGAAGCAGATTGCATAGGTAAAGTCGTATGGGATGATGAAACGATTTCATTCCAAGTAACAAACAGACTTTCGGCTGAAAGCTATGAGGTTTTAGATGAATGTAGTGTTATTGGCAACATCTTTGACAATCCAGAACTTTTAGAAGAGTAATTAAATAAAACACATATCAAAGCAATAGGTGTTATATTTAATAGTTTTTTATAATATTCTTATTACTTATTTCTTTAATAAAAGAAGTAATAAATTTCTTTATTTTATAGTATATAATCAAGTTGTTTTTTAACAACACTATATAGTATAAAATAATAATAAATAAAAGGAGTGTTTTAAAATGATTGGATATATGCTTACAAATGGAAAAGGCTACTATATTTCCAAAGATAAATTTAATGGCAAATTTGTTAGCATTGGCAATAAAAGATGGGGTTGTAAATGGATTGAATATAACAGGATTGAAAATGTTTTAAGAAATTCTTTAAGCAAAAACCTAAGAGATAATTTTTACATAATAGAAGTTGAAATGAACAATGATGAATTAAAAGATACTGTTGATTATTTTGTGTCTGGTAAAGAAGATTCTAATAAAGACAAACATATATCCAATAATAAAGAATCAGCTTATAAGAATTTAGATATAGACAAGATTAAACAAGATATTTCTATGCCTATAAAAACAGATGAATTAGATAAAATCAAGGAAGATGTCAGTTTATTTTCAGATACACTTAAAGATTTAAGAAAGCGTAAACAAGAGTTACTTGATTTACAAAGTGAAGTAGATAAAGAAATAAGTGACATTTATCATTATATAGAATTAAGTAATCTTAATGCTTATCAAGGTTGGCTTATGTATAAAATGCTTCAATATAGATTAAAGCGAAGGAGGGTGATTAAAGATGAACTATCTATAATAAAACATCTTGTTAAGTGTAATATAGACACTCAATCTTTGTCTGAAATTCAAGATATGATAAAAAATATGGATAATAGAAAATATACACCAAGAATATTATCAGATTTATTTAAATAAAGGAGAAATAATATGGTTAGTAAAATTGAAAGTAATGAATATCTTAACAAAGCAAACTTAATCAAATATCTTACACAACTTCAAAGTAAAATGTCAGCAAATATGATACCTGAAAAACCTAAATGTGTTAAATCTGAAAGCTATGCTAAAGGTGTGCTTGACGGTATGAGTAATCTTATTAAGTATATTACATATATCACACCTGACTTAAAGACAGATGCTTAATAAAAATTTTATTTTAAGGTAATAAATTGAATATCTAAAAACAGATATATAAAGTGTAAATGTTTCAAAGGAGTTTAATATCAAATGAATAAAAATGATTCTTTTAATTTAGAAAATGTTTTAAAGGTTGTAACGCAGGGATATTCTAAATCCAGTAATACAGAACTTTTAAAGGCTTATAATGTAATCAAGGCAGATTCTTCAACAACTCTTGATGGTGTTAAAGATGATATATTAATTGAATTAGGTAAGAGATATGCTGAATCTTTAAATCAAAATTCAAGTTATAAGAAAATACATCAAGGTGCTGCGGCTTGGGTAATAGGGAGTTGCAATGGTAAATATGAGATTGAGGAAGGTATAATATTAGGTTTTAATATGGGGAAATATGTTTCGATAATGTTTCCTTTTAGATATGAAGGTTATCGTTGGGATGAAATAGATAGGATTGTGTTTTTTGATAAGAAATCAGCAATTAAAGCATTTCAAGAACTTAAAGCTAATCAAAAGACAATAGAATAAAAGAATAATTTTAAGAGGTATTTAGTATGTTAAAGAAGCCTAAATATGGTTGGAGCAAGATTACGATAGGTAATTGGAGTGATAGATGTAGTTATATAAATAATGTTCCAGTAGATTTGCTTAAAGCGTTTATAAACTTATATAAGTATAGAAATCCAACTACTGTAAAGTTCGATGCTGAAGGTTGGGAATATATTATAGTTTTTGATTTTTATGAAATACATATTATAACAGAAAAGAATGATAAATATGTTTTGAAAACAATTTCGTGTAATATAAACAATCTCACAAATGAACTTGTAAATGATATTCTTTTAAATATAAAAGAATGGGTTAATTTTGACGAAGATTCACCATTGGATAAAACTCAAATAATTGATTTGTGTAATTGTTTAAAGAATGAAAGGAGAAAATTCAATGCACATATATACTGAAGAAGAACTTTTACAAAAAGGGTATAAGATTGAAAATGTAAAAATTAAAAATGTATCTTTATCAATGGAAGAGCATGGTTGCTTTACTTCTATGCTATATCTTGATGGTAAAGGTTTTTCAGTAGCATATGGTGGTTATTGCTTAGGTAAAGGATACTTAGGAGCAGAATCCTTTGAAGGTTCGGCTGCTGGTATAGAGTCTATAATGAGAATTATGGATGTGATTGGAGTGTCAAGGTTTGAAGATTTGCCTAATTGTTATGCAAGAGTAGCTACAAAGGGTTGGGGTGAAAGTGTAAAAATAATTGGAAATGTTATTGAAGACAAATGGTTTGATTATGAAACATTCTTTAATGACAAAAAATGAGGCTGTGGAGGTCGATAATGTACATATATGAAAATCATGTAACTGGAAAATTGTATGTGACCAAACAAGAGTTGTTTTACCAGGATTTATTTTGTCCACATTGTGGCGATTCAGATTGGGCTATTGGTTGTGCTAAAAACAGAGCTGAGGCGTGGAATTTGTTAAAACATAAAATTGATATTGATTGTTATGACGAAAGTTATATTAACAATTTTATCGAGAAGAATTGGGATAAATAAAACTTATATTTTAAAGAGGTATGCAAATGAAAGTGAAATTATGGGTTGATACAGGGTTTGTGGATTGTGAACATATTGATTATATAGATGTTCCAAATGGTACTTCAGAAGATGATTTAAATGAATTTGCTCGTGAATTTATGGAAGATAATATCAACTATGGGTTTGAAATTGTAGGAGATGTGGAAAATGAAGCATAAACAAAGAGTGCCTATTTGCAAATTGGTTACTTACTATCCACAAGGATATATTTATCCACCTGAAAAATATGAATCACCAATTTCAACTAAAACAGAAGTTGAAAAATTGAAAAAGTTTGCAAGAGAGCAGAAACATTGGAACATTCATATTCTTAAAAATGGTAATTTGATTATTCAGTATGATAATTATAAAAATGAAATTTATATAATTGAAATTGTATATAAAACGGTAATAAAACTGAAAGGAAAAATTTAAAGAGGTGTTATATTTGGATTTGAAAAGTACAAGTAAATTTATAAGTCTTATTCTACGACATAAACCCGAAACTATTGGAATTAAGCTGGACGAACATGGCTGGGCAAATGTAGATAAGCTGATATTAGGAATCAGCAAAACACAAAAGTTTGATATGGATATGCTTGAAGAAATCGTTCGTACTGACAATAAACAGCGTTATTCGTTCAATGAAGATAAGACCTTAATTAGAGCAAATCAGGGACATTCAATTCCAGTCGATGTTGAACTGGAAAAGGCTGTTCCTCCCGAATTTCTTTGGCATGGAACAGGCGAAAAATATACAGGTTCTATTGATAAAATTGGACTTATTTCAAAAAGCAGACTGTATGTTCATTTATCAAAGGATATAGATACGGCTGTTATAGTCGGTAAAAGACACGGAAAGTCTGTTGTATATAAAATATTAAGCGAAAAAATGAAAGAAGATGGATATGATTTTTATTTGTCGAAAAACGGAGTTTGGTTGACAAAAGAAGTACCTGTTGAATATTTAGAAAAGCAGAAATATTCAACAAAATAAAAAATGGTTTTAGAAAATAAATATAAGGAGAAAAATTTAATGGATAAAACAAATAATAAGAGGTTACTTAAAGTAGCTCGCTGTATTGGAGAAGGATTAGGTACTTGCAAGCGTTGCTATGAACTTAAAGGTTGGAATCGTATTTGGTATTCATTTTTATTTAAAATTGAAGGCTACAATGGCTGTTACTGTAGTGATTGCGTAAAAGCGATTCAAAAGGAGAACAATAAATGAGAAAGAAAGTAATAGCATTAGTTATTAGTTTAGGATTATTAATAACTTTAGTCGGATGTGATGATGATATTCTTCAAGAGGAAAGTTGTTACTATGGAAACTCTATGTTTATAACCGTTGAGCAAGCAAGAAATTGGAACATTGTTTATCATAATAAGACTAAAGTTATGTATGTTGTATCAAATAGTGGTTATAACCGTGGCGACTTTACATTGCTTGTTGATGCAGATGGTAAACCTATGCTTTATAAAGGGGAATAAAATAATGAATGATAAATTAAAATCTTGTCCATTCTGTGGTAATATGCCAAATATAACTCAATCGAAACCTAACCATTCTTCCGAGGGTATTTTTAAAGTTCTTTATACATTGAAATGTGAAAAATGTAATATAGGATTTAGTTGTGAATCACAATTTCAATTAGTAATGGGTCAACCAAAATTTATTATTAATGGATATGACACAGTGGTTTCAAAATGGAATAAAAGAGCTAAAGATATATAAATAATTGGAGGACAAAATGACAAACAGAGAATACATAAAAAGTTTACCAATAGAAAAGCTTGCTAAAATCATTGTTATAGAAGAACAATATGACGATATGATATTTTATGTTGCATCAAATGGGAATAAATTTTTATCTCGTGATGATGCGACAGATGAAAATATAGAATGGCTTAATAGTAAAAGAAACGGCAAAAGCTATTTGGAAACTTTGTTTAGTTTGTAATTATAAAGAATAATAAAAAATTAAAGGAGTATCAATATGAAAATTTTAATTAAATCAATAAGCAATCCTGAAGTTCCTTATCCAGAAGAGCCTGAAAAGAAAAATATATCGGCTTATTTTAAGTATGATGAAAGACATAATTGCTATTATATTATGATTGTTGTTATTCAAGAATTAGTTGATTTTTTTGAAGATATTGAAAAGGTTGAGAATAATATGTTCGAAGGGTTTGTGTTTAGACGAGCAGAAGCTTTTGAAATAGAAAAATATGGCTATTATTGGGTGCTTGAAATATATAATAATTATAGAGAATAATGTGAAAAAATAAAGAGGTATTGATATGAAAATTTTAAATAAAAAAGAGTTTGAAAAGTTAATGTACGAATATCCAGAAGGTGGAATCGTTTTTGCTGAATATGAGCCAGATATATTAACAAGTGATGTAATGGTAACTGATGGTGATTTTGGGGCGAGAGAAATTATTCCATATCAAGGAGAAGTTTTTGATTTTGATTGGAACATAGGAGAATGTTGTGAAACAGACTTATTTACTGTATTTGACAATAACGATGTTCTTCAGATGATTCAAACTTTAACAAGTGGTTTAAAAATAGATTTAGAAATCTCGTAATAAAAGAGGTTGATAAAATGACATATGATTTAAAAATATTTGCAAACAATATCGAACCATCAGCTTTAAATCAAATATATACATTAGTGAAACAACCAGCCTTTTCAAACTGTAAAGTTAGAATTATGCCAGATGTCCATGCTGGGGCAGGATGTGTGATTGGTTTTACTGCGGATTTAGGAGATAAAGTTATCCCAAACATTGTTGGCGTTGATATAGGATGTGGTATGCTCACAGTTGAAGTTGGAAAGATTGATGTAAATTTTGATGAATTAGACAAAGTAATCAGAGAAAAGATTCCAAGCGGTAGAAATGTTCATAATAACAGAGTTGTAAGATTTGATAAGTTACAGGATTTATATTGTTATCGTGAACTGAAAGATACTAAAAGGCTTGAAAGAAGTATTGGCACTCTGGGTGGAGGAAATCATTTTATAGAGGTTGACATCGACGAAGATGACAATAAATATCTCATTATCCATAGTGGAAGCAGAAACTTAGGTAAGCAGGTTGCTGAATATTATCAGAAACTTGCAATAGAAATCATGCGAGGCAAAGATACTCTGTTAAAAATGCAAGAAAAAATCATTGCAGATTATAAAGCTCAGGGCAGAAAAAGAGAAATTGAAAAAGCTATTAAAGAACTTCATAGGAGGTTTCACCCTAATCCGCTCAATATTCCGAAAGAATTGTGTTACTTGACGGGAAAGTATAGGGAACAATACTTGCATGATATGGAGATTTGTCAGCAGTTCGCAGCGAGAAATAGAGGAGAAATAGCAAAGGTAATTCTTTCGGCAATGAATTGGAATGATATTCGAAGCTTTGAAACTATTCATAATTATATCGAATTTGGTTCCAATATGGTTCGTAAAGGTGCAATTTCTGCAAAAGAAAATGAAAGGTTGTTAATACCTATCAATATGAGAGATGGCTGCATTATTGGGATTGGCAAAGGTAATGACGATTGGAATCAATCTGCACCACATGGAGCTGGAAGAATTATGAGTCGCTCTAAGGCAAGAGAAACCGTGTCATTGGGTGATTTTCAACAATCTATGAAAGGAATTTATACTACATCGGTTAGTATGTCTACTTTAGATGAAAGTCCTATGGTCTATAAATCTTTAGATGAAATACTTGAAAATATAAAAGACACAATAGATGTTATTAAAATAATTAAACCAATATACAATTTTAAAGCAAATGAATAAAGGTGATATTGAATGTTATATTTAGATAATGCTGCAACAACAAAACCTAATCTACCAGTGTTAAATGCAATAATCAGAAGTTTTCAAGATTATTATAACCCATCTTCTCTTTATTCTTCTGCCAAATGTGTAAAAGAGAAAATAGAAAAAGCAAGAGAATATGTTGCTCAATCTATTAACGCAGAACCTAATGAAATTTATTTTACAAGCAGTGGGAGTGAATCGAATACTTGGGCTATAAGAGGTTTCTTTGATAAACAGATACAGACAGAAGAAACAGTTTATTGTTTTTATTCAAAAACAGAACATAAGTCGATTACATCAACAATGTTAAATATAGAAAGGCAAGATAAGTTTAAACATTTCTTTGGTTTTAAGATTCCTGTTGATAAACAAGGGTTTGTTGATAGCGAAACATTAATAAATGAGATTAAAGAAGTTAATTATTATAATCCCAACGAAGTACCTTATCTAAGCTTGATAAGTGTTCAATATGTAAATTCAGAATTAGGAACAATTCAAAATATTAAAGAATTGGCTAAAACAGCACATAAATACAATGCAGTTTTTCATTGTGATGCTGTGCAAGCATATGGACATATTTCAATAGATGTTAAAGATTTAAATGTAGATATGATGAGTTTTAGCGGTCATAAAATAGGCACACCAAAAGGAATAGGTTTTCTTTACATAAAAAATGGAATAGAAATTACACCACTAATATGTGGAAGTCAAGAGAACGGTATGCGTGGGGGTACTGAAAATGTGCCATATATAATTGGTTTAGGTGAAGCTGCTAAATTGACAAGAAAAACTGTAATAAAACAAAATGAGTATGTTGATAGTGTAAAGAAATATTTAATACAACAACTAAAAGAAAATTTTAATTGTACAGTAAACACACCTGAACAATCAGTATCTAACATTGTAAATATTACATTTAATCATAATATAACAGGTGAAAGCTTGGTTTATATGTTGGATATGGCAAATATTTATATTTCAACAGGTTCGGCTTGCAATTCACATAGCAATAAGCCTTCGGCTACATTAAAAGCAATAGGGCTTACAGATGAACAAGCACTTAAAACAATAAGAATTTCATTACCAAATGATAATTCTATTACCGAATCTAATATTGATATGTTTATACATGAGCTTATTAAATGTGTAAGTCTTACCGATAAAGATTTTAAAAGGAGAAATTAATGTTTAGAGTATATGATAAAAAGAAAAAGAAATTTTTATATGACGATGTGTTTCTTGGTAGTGACGATGTAATATTTAAGTATAATTGTGGCTTTTTAAAATCTTATTTAAGAGTGTTGTCTGCAAATAGATATGTTTTTCAAAATTGCATTGAAATTCCCGATGTAAATAACCGTCTTATCTTTGAGGGAGATGAGGTAAAATATAAACTTGATTCTAAAACTGTTCAGGGTATAGTGAGTTATGTTTCTCAAATTGCTTCTTATATGGTTATAGACCATAAAGACAAAAGTTGTTATCCTATAAGAGCAAGTGACGATGAATCAAATATTGAAATTGAGGTCATTGGAAATGTTTTTGAAGATAAAAATACAAATGAAAGGAATCAAGAATGAAAACTTTTATAGTTTTAAAGAATAAAGAAAATTATATAGAAATAGTCAGTACAAGAAAAGGTGGTTGGATGCGTGAATATCAAAGATTTCTTGATGAAGGATTTAAAGATATAGGAAAAATTCAAACTGATATTGTTGGCAAAAATGTAGATTATTTGATAGATGATTTGCTTTTGAGGGAGCAATATATAAATAAAATTAAAAAATTAGTTAAGAGGTAATTATGAATAATTTTACAATATATCTTGCTGGTGCTATGACAGGGTTGACTTTTAAAGCGATGACAGATTGGCGAATAAAAATCAAACAAGAACTACTTAAAACCTCGGCAAAAAGTTTAACTGTAATAAATCCTGTTGATTACTATAATTTTTCGTACCCTCAACATGACACAGAAAGAGAGGTGATGGAATATGATTTATGGAGATTAAAAGGTTCAGATTTAGTTGTTGTAAATTTCAATAATCCTGACAGCATAGGTACATCTATGGAGTTAATGTGTGCTAAAGAAAACAATATACCAATAATAGGCTTGTATGAAGATAATTACTATGCCGATATGCACCCTTGGTTAAAAGAATGTTGTAATAAAGTTTTATTTACAATGAAAGATTTAATAAATTATGTTTCTGAATTTTATTTAATGGAATAAAAAATATTTAAAAAATTTCATTTCAAACTTATAATTTATACCTCAAAAAACAGATATATATAGTGTACGATTTTTCGTACAGAATTTCAGAAAGGTGGTTGTTTAAATGGCAACAAATACAAAAAATAACATCAAGAAAAAAGATTGGGTATCAACATTTACTTTGGTTGGCAAGGCTATTGTTAGAGATAATTCATTTGAGATTGATGCTCAATCTAAGAAATCGAATTGGGTTTACAACTCTTTGAATCTTGGTATTGATTGTGGTGAAAAGTATGGTGTAATTTACACATCAATGATGGGTGGTTACGACAAACAGAGGACAGATAATGTTATTCGTACAAAAGGTAAAGATGAAGAAAATCCAGATAGAACAGATTATACAAAGAGTATAGTAATTGCATGGGAAGATAGATTTAACGAAGATATTCTTGCTACTGTCGGAAACGACCAATTTTACTGCGTGGGTTTGGAAAAGGTAGCTGAGGGAGAAAATAAAGGTAAAACATTTTATAAGAATTTTCTTAGTACATATGATGCTATTGCTTACATAAAAGAACATATTGTTAATGGAATGATAGTAAGAGTTACTGGTGACCTTCAATATAGTGAGTATCAAGGCAATGTGCGAGTTAAGAAAAATATCAAGAGCATTGTTTTGAGTAGTGTTGAAAGTGAAAATGATTTTAAGGCAACTTTTAGGCAGTCTGTTCTTATAGACAAGGAATCAGCAAGTTTGAAAAATATTGATAAGGATAAAGGCATTATGTATGTAGATGCTAAAGTTCTTGATTATGTAAAGGAGATAAATGGAATAGAGTATAGAGGAAATTATCCGTATACAAAAACATTTGAATTTAAAATGGACTTTTCCAATGAGGCTTTAACAAGAAAAACTTTTAATGTTTTGTTTAAGGTAAAGAAAGGTTATACACAGATTACTTTTGAAGGAATATTTATCGAAGGCGGAGCTACTGTAATGCCAACTGTTGATGATATTCCAGATGATATTAAGGAACTTATAAATATTGGTTGTTATACAGAGGAAGAAGCTTTGAAGCGTTGTGCTACAAATGGCAAGAATGAAAAAAGAATGGTTCTTATCAGACCTTATATTCGTAAAAGATACAATGATGATGGCACAACAACTGATATTGTACAGATATTTAAAAAAAGATATGCTGACGAAGATTTGTATATTGATATTCCTAAGATAGTAGACAGTGTAAATGAAGTAGCAGATAAAACTAATCTTGATAATATCATAGATAGTTCTAAATCCGACAATAAGACAGAAAGTTCCGAAGATGATATGTCTTGGCTTGATGAAATTTAAGTAAAAATTCTAATAATTTAAAATTCTAATTTTATAAGTAATATTTGTCTATATATAGTGTGTTTAATTATAATAATACACTATATATAGTACACAAATTTAAATAAAATAACAAGTAAAAGTAGAAAGAGGTAATTAAATGAAATATGGTTGTAGAAATAAGTTAAAGGTAAATCCGCTTGCCTATAATCTTATGCTAATAGGAGAATCGGGCATAGGAAAAACTACTGTAATCAAAGAATATTGCGATAGGCTTGCACCTGATAAATATATATTCTTGGAATGTGGTAAAGAAGATGGTGCTGATGCTATTGAGGGGATTAATTATATAAATTGTCCTGAATGGGATATGGATTATGACGAAAATACAAATAGCGTTGGATTTGCGACATTTATAGATGATGTTGTAGAGAATAGAACTACTGAATGGGCAGATTTGAAAGTAGTTGTAGTTGATACATATGACGAGTTGTTTGCTATTGCCGAACCAGAAGTTATTCGTATGCACAATAGGCAAAATCCTGATAAACGAGTAGATTCGATAAAAGCTGCCTTTGGTGGATTTCAAGGGGGCGAAGATAAAACATTAGAAATTGTTTTGGACAAGTTATGGACACTAAAGCACATGGGTATATGTTTTATACTTATAGGACATACTAAAACCCGAAATATGACAGACCCAGTAACAGGACAAGAATATCTTCAGCTTACAACAAATCTTCCACAGAAATATTTTAATGGAATAAAAACTAAAGTTCATATTCTTGGTGTCGCAAGTATAGACAGAGAAATCGTAAAAGAAAAGACAGGCAAAAAAGATTTTGTTACTAAAAAGGATATTGAAAAGGGTGTTGTAACAAATCAGACAAGAAAGATTACCTTTAGAGATGATAATTATGTTATAGATAGCAAATCTCGTTTCGCTGATATTGTACCAGAAATTCCACTAAATGCTGATGCACTTGTAAATGCTATAACTAATGCAATAACAGTAGAAACGAATAAGTCTAACACAAATAAATCCTTTGATGAAATAAAAAAGGAACAAGAAGCAGCGGAAGCTGAAAATCTTTTAAAATTAGCTGAAAAGGAAAAGATAAATAAAGAAAATAAAGAAATAGAAGAACTTAAATCTAAGATTGTTGAGTACATTACAGAAAATAAAACCAATATGGCTGTTGTAAAACCAATTCTTGAAAAGTGTGCAGAATATGGCTATAAGAATCCTATGCAAATTATAGACTTGGAAACTATGAAAGTCATTGCTGCAATGATTGAAGAATGATTAAGTAAAATATCCTCTTATCTACAATATTAGTCGCTAAGATTGGTATTGTAGATAAAGTAAGGAGTGATTAATTATAGAAAAGGAAAATCAAGAATGGAATAAACTTTATAATTTTGTAAAATCCGATATTTTTGCATATCAAAATGAAGAATTACCTCCTAATATAGTTATAAAACTTGAAAAGTTGGCTACTAATGGATATACCAGCAAGATTATTTATTCATATAGTGTAATTTATATGGCATTTAAGTCCTGTTTGAGTACAATAAAATATGCAATAAGTAGTAAAAACTTTAATGGTGATATGCACAAATTCAATTATATAATAAAAATTGTTAAACCTCGTATTGTCGAAATAGATAAAATAATAAAAATTCACGATAAAAGATTAAAAGAAAAGGAAGGAATTATAGATGAAGCGTTATATAAAAGTTTAGATATAGAAAAGTTTCAATCTCAATACACAAAAAAAACAAAAGAGTATCACAACAAAATTTTTGATGATATTTGGTAAGAGGTGTTTAGTTGGCTGGCGAAATTTGTAAAATAACACCATTTATGCAAGAACAAATTGAAACTTATAAAAAAGTAAAAGATTATAAAGTAAATTGTGAAGCTAATATAGTTTCTTGTATTTATAAAAATCCCAATCTTATACATAATGTAAATTTGAAAATAAATGAGTTTTCACACAATATATGGCGTGTGTATTATCAAATTGCATATGATATTGTATTGAGAGAGTTCAAAGATGTTCTTGATGATATAACAGTAGGTTTGTATCTTGAAAAACACAATAAATTGAAAGAAAAATTTGATGAATATGGTGGTTATGGCACAATAGAAAGTGCTTGTGGATATGTTCAAACCTCAAATTTTAATGGATATGTTGACGAATTAAGAAAATGGAATGTAGTAATTGAATTATGTAAGAAAGGTTTTCCTGTTAAAGATAATCTTAGTCATTATGTAGATTGTACAGCCGAAGAAATATATTCAGAATTTGAAGCCTTACTTAATGATACATTTATCAATGTGGATTCTGAAATTAAATCTTATGATATTTGTTATAAGATTTATGAATTTATTGATGAAATGGACAAAGGTTTGCTCGTAGGTATGCCTTATTATAATATACCTACTTTAACACAAGAAACAGGTGGGCAGATGTTAGGTTATGTTACTTTAGTTGGAGGACTTTCAAATGTAGGTAAATCAACTTTCTGTAGAACAGTTACTATCCCAGAAATTATAAAAAATAATGAAAAAATAGTTATTATGCTTAATGAAGATGATATAGGGAAATGGCAAAGAGAATTGTTAGTGTGGATATGTAATAACATTTTTAATTTTGATATTCAAAAATATGTAGTTCGTAATGGTAGTTATACAGAGAAAGTTAAAAATGCCATATTGAAATCTGCTAAGTGGTTAGAAGAAAATACTAAAAATCATTTAATAACAATCGTTCCTTTTGATAGATACCAAACACAAAAAGCCATTAAAGTAATTAAAAAGTTCGCAAATATGGGGGTTAAATATTTTTTACTTGATACTTTCAAAATGGATAGTGGTAAGGTAAGTGAAAATAGTTGGGTTGCAATGCAACAATCTATGGTAGATATTTTTGATACGGTTAAATCTGAAAGTTTAAATGTTCATATATTGGTTACATTTCAGCTTAATAAAAGTTCTGCTCGTCAACGATACTATACTCAGGATAATATAGGGCAGGCAAAAAACATTATAGACCCAACTTCAACTTGTATTATGATTCGTGATATGTTCGATGATGAATATACAGGTGAAAATAAAGAGTTAAAAGTATACCGCTTAGATGGTAAAAACAAACAAACCAAAATAGAGGTAAAACTTGATAAAAATAAGCGGTATCAAATATTATTTTTGATAAAAACCAGAGAAGGTTCGTCAAATGCTTATCAGATTGTTTTAGAACATGATTTATCCAGAAACATTATCAATGAAATTGGTATAACTCAAGTTTTACCTGATTTTTAATAGTAGGGGTGATAGAAATAGATACCATATCTTTAAAAAAATATATAGTTGAAAATAATAAGATTGAATTTGTTTTACAAGAAATTGGTTGTCATAATATTAAATATCACCCCTTAAAAAATTATTACACTTGTTCTAATTATAATGGTGATAACCCAACAGCTATAAATGTATTCAATGATGATTATATTAAAGTTGTTAATTGGACACGCAGTAAAAATTTTGACAAAGCTTCAGATATTATAACTTTAATAGAGTATAACAAGAATTACTCTTTTTTAGAAGCATTAAAGTTTTTACATAAAATATTAGAATTAGAATATAATGGATATTCTAAAAAAAGCGAAATAAAAGTTAAAAACCCTTGCGAACTTTTTAAGAGAATTAAAGATAGTGTAAGAGGGAAAGGTTTCGATGTTGATGAAATCAATTATTTAGATGAAGATTTATTAGATGATTTTGTTCCATTACTTCATATTAATTGGTTCAAAGAAGGTGTGATGCCTTGGAGTGCTGATAAGTTTGGATTGTCTTATTCTTATAAACGGAAAAGAATTATAGTTCCTTTGAGGCATTGGATGACTGGCAAATTATTAGGAACTAATATGAGAACAGTTATACCGTGTTATTCGGAATTAGGTATAAAAAAGTTTCTTATAACTCCTTCATATCCTAAAAGTTTAAATTTATTTGGATTATATGAAAATTATGAATCAATTCAGAAAGCTGGATATGTAGTAATTTTTGAGTCTGAAAAAAGTGTTATTAAGCGAGATAGTCTAAACGATTCCACTTGTGTTGCACTATCAGGTCATACAATATCAGAAGAACAAGTTAGAATATTGATAGGGTTAAATGTAGACATTGTAGTCGCACTTGATAAAGATATACCTATTGAAGAAGTAAGAAATATATGTAGTAAATTCTATGGTATAAGAAATGTTTCTTATATATGGGATAAATGGAATTTACTTAGCGAAAAAGACAGTCCTGCTGATGCTTTAAATAAAATATATCAGTTTTTAATAAAATATAAAATTAAATTTGATGATAAAGAACATAAAGAATATTTGAAAGGATTAAAAGAATGAAGATTTTTGCGTGTAATAAATGCGGAAGTATAGATTTGTTCATAAAAAGCAATGGAAGTCATACTGGACTTTATTGTGGCGACTGTGGTTCTTGGCAAAAGTGGCTTAATAAAAATGAAAAGATATTAGTAGAAAGGCAAATAGAAAATAATAAAAACAATTAAGTCTTAAAAAAATTAAAGGAGAGTAAATAAGATATGAAGAAATTAGTTAATAAGTGGATAAACGGTGATTGTCTTAAAGAATTAAAGAAAATACCAAACGAATCTGTAGATTTGGTTATTACATCGCCTCCATATCATAATTTAAGAGTGTATAGTAATGACCCTTGCGATTTGTCTAATTGTGAAACTTATGAAGAATACTATTACTTGTTAGGACTCGTTATAAAAGAATGTAAAAGAGTTCTGAAACAAGGTGGCAAATTTGTTATTCAATACGAAGATTATAATTACACATTAGGCAGAGATAATAGGCGTGGTAAAGAGTCATTAACTGGCGATATAAATAAAATATTTCTTGAAAATGGTTTTTGTCTTTGGAGCGAGATTTGTTGGGAAAAATATACACCTCAAAGAGCAATGATTTCTGACGGCTCATTATGGTATAGAAATCTTAAAGTTAGAGATGCAATTATAGCTGCTAATTTTGGATTTGTTTATGTTTATAAAAAGAGTACGACTGGAGAAATGGAAAAAACAAGCGGTTCTGATATTACCTTATCTGAGTGGGCAGAGTGGGCATCAGGAGTATGGAAAATTCCTAATAGTTCTGTTGGCGGTGCAAAACATATGACTCCTTATGCATATGAACTGTGTAGGCGTTTAATCAAGTTGTATTCTGCACCATATGACATTGTTCTTGACCCTTTTGGAGGAAGTGGAACTACAAATAGAGCAGCTATTGAAAGTGGCAGAAACGCCATTGGAATTGAATTAAATGCTGAATTTCACAAAGCAGCACAAGAAATTTTTGATAAATGGGATGATTCAATATTTGATTGTGAAGATTCTTATGAAAAGATGATTGCAAGATTTAAAGAGCAGTTGGCAATAGGTGAATTAAATAAAGAAACCGCAAAAAAAGAAAAAGAGGAACAGTCTGCATTAAAGAATAAGAAAAAAGACCTTGTATCAGAAATTAAAAAATTAGAAGCAGAGCTTGTTGCACTGGGTGTTAAAAAGTCCGAAATTAAGAAAACTAAAAATAATGTGGAAGTAGAGGGAAATAATTGAATGTAAATGAAGTTTGGAAAGATATAAGTGAATTTATAAATGTATATCAAGTAAGCAATTTGGGTAAAATAAGAAGAATTGGTGATTATTCCAATCAGTTTACAACTTGGAAGTTATCAACTCCAAAAATTATATCGCAAACAAACAGCACTAATGGTTATATGTGTGTTAAATTGAGTTATAATAATAAAACATATACAAGATATGTTCACCGTTTGGTAGCAAATGCTTTTTGTAATAATCTTAATCCAAATAAATACACAGAAGTTAATCATATAGACGGAAACAAAACTAATAATAAATCTGAGAATTTGGAATGGTGTGACAGGTCATATAACAATAAGCACGCATATGTAAAAGGATTACATACTTTACACGGTTGTTACGGTCAAAAGAAAACCGTAGTGCAAATTGATATAAACACAAATAAGATAATCAAGATACACGAGTCTGTTGAAAGTGCAGCTAAACAAGTTGGTTTAAAAAATTCTACAAATATATCGGCTTGTTGTAATTATGCAGAAAATCCTAATAAATATAAAAAACCTTGTTTATCTTCTAAAGGATATAAATGGAGATTTGCTACAGATGAGATGAAAGCAGGTGACATTATCGATTGATTGAGTTGACAATTCCAGTTGAACAAATACCTTATATACGAACAATCGAAGGCAGAAAATTTCATAATGGTAAATGGCAATTCCCAGATTCGGCAATGAATAAATTGGTTGAATTAGGTTTAATTTCAAAAAATATAAAAATAGAATCACCCAAAAAGACAAACTACAACTTATCTTCTTTTCTTTATAAATATCAGAAAAAAGTTGTAAATACTGCACTGAATGAAGGTAGCTATGGAATATTTTCAGACACAGGTACGGGCAAAGGAATAATGGGATTAGAGATTGCTAAACACTTTAAAAAGACTTTAATACTTTGTCCGTTGTCGGTAATTGAAACTGCGTGGATTGAAGATTGTCATAAATTCTATCCTGATAAAATTATTGTGAATTGTCACGGTAAATCTAAAAAAGACAGAGTAAATAAACTTAATTCTGTTGCGGATATGTATATAATGAATTACGAGAGTTTCAAAATACTTAAAAATAAAATTCTTGAAAGTAATTTTGATTGTTTTATTGTTGATGAAAGCTCTGTAATGAAAAATATGACAAGTCAAATTACATTGAATATTCTTGAAATGGCAACGGTAATACCACATAGATATATTCTTAGTGGTTGTCCTAATCCAAATCACAATAGCGAAATATTCCCACAAATGAAATTTATTGATTCTGAGTTGTTTGGTAATAATTACTATGGGTTTCTTGCGAAATATTTTCATCAAGATATGTCTAATCCTCATTATTGGTATCAAACTGACGAGGATAAAGAAAGATATTATGCAAAATTAGCAAATAAATCAATATTCTTGAAAAAAGATGATTGCGTTGATTTGCCAGAAAAGATTTTTGAAATTCGTAAATTTAATATGGCTAAAGAACAGCAACGATATTATGGCGATATTATCAATAATATTAAAACAAATATTAATCAGTGGAGTAAATTTGAATTTACAGCAAAATTAATGAAGCTTCGTGAGGCAACAAGTGGTTTTGTGATTAACAAGGATAACACAATAATTGATTTTGATAATAATAAAGAAAAATTATTAAAAGAGGTAATTGAAGAAATTGGTGATAAACCAATTATAATATGGTGTCAGTTTCAACACGAAATTAATACTTTAGCTGATAAGTTTAAAGGCGTAGGGCTAACTTCTAAGACTAAGAATCGTGACGATATAATTAGACAGTTTAAAAATGGCGAAATTAAATTGCTGTTTACGCATCCACAATTACTTGGAAAGGGTTTAACTTTTGTTAATTGCACTTACAACATATATTACTCTTTAAGTTTTAGCTATGAAGAATTTAAACAAAGTCAAGACCGCATACATCGTATAGGTCAAAATAATAAATGTACTTACATAATCCTTCAGGCTAATAATTCTATCGAGGAAAAAATATATAATTGCGTACAACATAAAAAGAATACAGTTGATGAACTTTACTTAGAAATGGGTTTATTGAATGATAATAAATAAGAAGGTGACTTATGTCAAGATTATCAAAAGAGCAATTAACAGCTTTAATGCAGAAAAAAGGTTGTTCGCGAATATGGTCTTGGAGTAAAATGAATACTTTCATAACTTCAAAATATGAATATTTCTTAAAATATATAAAACATATTCCAGAAGATAGGACAGATTGTGTCTATGCACCACTTGGCAGTATTTGTCATTCCGCACTTGAAAAGTATTATACAAATCAGATTAAATATGATGATATGATAACTGATTTTGAAGATGGTTGGACTATGAATATTGATGTCCTTAATCTGAAATTTGACAGAAATGATGAAAAGAAAAATAAAAGTATTTCTGAAAAGTATAAATATAATCTTAAACATTTTTTTAAACATCATAAGCCAATAGAATATAAAACTAATATTGAAAAGTTTGCTTCAGTCAAAATAGGTGAAAATTTGTTTCAGGGATATTTAGATTGTTGTTTTAAAGACGAAAATGGCAATATCAATATCATAGATTTTAAAACTTCAACAAAGTTTTCTGGAAATACGATAAAAGAAAAGGCAGGACAGTTAGTAATCTATGCTATGGCGTTGATTCAAGCTGGTATACCTATTGAAAAAATAAAAATTGGTTTTAATTTTCTTAAATATTGTACTGTTGAGTGTGAACAATCTAATGGTGCTAAAAAGGCAAGAGATATTGAACGATATAAGATTGGCGATTCTTTAAAAAATAATGTCAAGATGTGGCTTAAAAAGAACGAATATTCTGAAAAAGAAATAGAAAGTTATTTAAATATGTTAATAGAAACAAATGATATTACTTGTTTACCGCAAGAGATTCAAAACAAATATGTTTTTTCAGATTGTTATGTTTATGTCCCATTAACACAAAAACTTATAGATAAATGGAGCAATGATATTATTGCTACAATTAAAGACATTGAAGCAAGAGAAAAAGATTATCAACAAAATCAAAATGAGAAGATATTTTGGGATAATGAAGAAGATATAAAGGAAAAAAGTTATTATTTTTCTACTTTATGTGGATATAGCGGTACTATACATAAACCTTATGGTGAATATCTTCAAAAGTTAAAAGACAAAGAAAATGGTAAAGAAAATTTATTTGATGGGATTGGTAGTGATGCTGAGAAAGATGTATCTAATGAAAGTATGTCAGAATGGTACGATTTAAGTTGGTTAGATAATGTTTTGTGATGAGGAATAGAGAAAGGAATAATAAAAACAAATAATTGGTAATGTGGTAATTACAAAATTGTTGGGAGTAAAGTAGAAAATGATTAAGGAATATGAAAATTATCATAAACACGATTCTATATCGAACATATTTACCCCAGACACCCATATTAAAACAATAGATTATATTAACAGAATAAAAGAATTAGGTTATGGTTGCTATTATACAACAAATCATGGGTCTGGTGGAGATGTGTTTGAGTCTTTAACCTTGTGTAGGCAAAATAATATTCGTTGTTTATATGGGATAGAAGGATATATAGTAAAAAATCCATTAGAAAAAGATAAAAGAAATTATCATATAGTAATTATTCCTGTTGATAATGTAGCAAGAAAAAAAGTCAACTTGATTGTTAGCAAAGCAAATATAGAAGGGTTTTATTATAAGCCAAGATTCTTTATAGAGGATTTATTAAAGTTAAATCCAAATGAAGTATATATTACTACAGCTTGTGTTGCAGGTATTTTAAAAGACGAAGATTCAATTAAAAATATTTTTATACCATTAATACAACATTTTGGAAAGAATTTATTTCTTGAAGTACAAAATCATTGTGAAGAAACTCAGATAACTACAAATAAAAAATGCTTATTATTATCAAAAAAATTTAATCTTAAACTTATTGCAGCCAATGACAGTCATTATATATATCCAGAACAAGCGAAAGATAGATTGAATTTTTTAAAAGGTAAGGGAATTGATTATGGCAATGAAGATAATTATTTATTAGATTTTCCTGATTATGATACTATGTTTAATAGATTTAAAAATCAAGGTGTTTTAACTGATGAACAAATAATCGAAGCAATGGCAAATACGCTTATTTTCAGGAATTGTGAAGATATTGATATTGATAAGAATATTAAAATGCCAAGTATATATCCTAATTTTACACCAGATGAAAAAATAAATGAACTAAAAAAACATATTGCTAAAAAATTTAAAGTTATTGCCAAACAAGAAAACATTATTGGAGATGAGTTAAATATGTATAAGCGTGGTATCGTAGATGAAATGAAAGTAATCGAAGATACAAAAGAAATAAACACAGCAGATTATTTCTTGCTTAATGAAAAGTTAGTTGACTTAGCAGTTAATAAATATAATGGCGTTTTGACAAAAACAGGGCGTGGGAGCTGTGGGGGGTTCTATATCAATAAGATACTTGGTATGACTCAATTAGATAGATTTAAACTTGATATTAAATTATATCCAGAGCGATTTATGAGTACAGCAAGGCTTCTTGAAAATCATGCACTTCCTGATATTGATTATAATGTAGTGTCACAAGAACCATTTGTTAAAGCTGCCAAAGAGTTGCTTGGTGAATATGGATGCTATCCTATGATTGCTTATGGAACTATGCAAATAAGTGAAGCTTTTCGTAATGTATGCAGAACTCATGGACTTGAGTACGATGAATATAATGAAATTGCAAAAGAAATAGAAAATTATATTGATGATAATAAGTGGAAACCATTTATTGATGAAGCTAATAAATATGTAGACACCGTTGTGTCAGCCTCTATTCACCCATGTGCTTATCTCTTAGATAATAAAAATTTACAAGAAGAATATGGTGTGGTAAGAATTGGGGATAATATTTGTGCCATGATTACTTCTGGCGAAGCAGACGAATATAAAATGCTCAAAGATGATTTTCTTCTTGTGACAGTATATAAGCTTATAGATGAAACATTCAAATTAATTGGAAAACCAATTATAACAGTTAAAGAATTATTTGAATCATTAAATGATAATATTTGGGATATTTTTGAAAAAGGACTAACTTGCACTTTGAATCAAGTAGATGGTGATTGGGCAACCTCGCTTTTAAAAAAATTTAAACCAAAAACAATTTCAGATATGGCAATGTTTGTTGCTTGTTTAAGACCATTTTTCGAGCCTTGGCGAGATGGATTTATTAGAAGAGATAAGTTTAGTACAGGTTCTTCTTACTTAGATAAAATATTAACTTCTACAAAGTCATATATTATATTTCAAGAAAATTTAATGCAATATTTTGAATGGCTTGGTGTAACACCAGCAGAATCTATTGGTTTGATTAAAAAAATATCTAAGAAAAAAATTCATCCTGAAGATTTTAGAGCGTTAGAAAATCGAATTAAAATTAAGTGGATTGAAAATACTGGTTCTATTGATAATTTTGATGAAACATGGAGTATGATTCAAAGTTGTATGGCGTATGGGTTTTGTTCAGCCCATGCTGTTGCAACGGCTGTTGATAGTTTATATGGCGCATACTTGAAAGCAAATTATCCATTAGAATATTATACAGTGGCTTTATCAAACTATGCTGACGATACAGATAGAACGCATAAATTAGTCAACGAATTATCTTATTTTAATATAAAACTATTGCCAATCAAATTTGGTAAATCATCTTCTGAATATACAATGGATAAAGAAACAAATTCAATTTACAAAGGAATAGAATCTATCAAATATTGTAATTCTAAAATTGCAGAAGAATTATTAGAATTATCAAAACAGAAAGATTATAAAACATTTATTGAGCTATTAGATGATATAACAGCAAAAACCAGTATAAATTCAAGACAGTTAGAAATTCTAATAGGATTAAACTTCTTCTCTGATTTCGGAAATAATAAATATCTTTTAAATATTTATAACCTTTATAATGGAATTAAAGAAAAAGGAAAAACAATTTTACCTTCATTTAGAAATTGTAGTGTTATTTCTAAAAAAAATATAGATAATTATTCTACATATGGTTTATCTGAATATCTTGTGAAAAAATATTCTAATAAAGAAACTCAATCTCAATATAGAGAGATAGATAATATAGGTTTATTATCTGAACTTTGTAACAAGATAGAGAATAAGTCTATGAATGTTGTTGAACAAATGAAATTTGAAAAAGAATATCTGCAATATATAGAGTATATTAACCCTAAAATTTCAGATAATTATTATGTAGTTATTGATTTTAAAACTTATAAAAATTCTACTCAGCCTTATTTAATAGTAAGAAATATTTCATCAGGTGAAGAACTTAAGACAAGAATTAAGCGTGGCAACATTTATAAATCTAAGCCTTTTGGAGAGTTCTCAATATTGAAAATCTATGGATTTATTTGGGATTTTAAAAGAAAAAAAGTTGGTGACGATTGGATAATTACAGACGAAAAAGAACCGATATTAGAAGAATATGAAGTTATAAAAAATGAGGAGTAATACATATGTGCATAACAAAACTTTTACAAGGTGATTGTTTGGAATTGATGAAGAAAATTCCTGATAATAGTATAGATTTAATAGCTACTGACCCACCGTATAATATTAGTGCTACAAATGGTGGTGGTACAATAAATAATGTAAAGAAATTAAATAAATCGTTGCAGGATTTAGTTAGGGCAAATATTACAAAAGGATATGATATTAAAGCTTTTGGTGAAGAATTTATTAGAGTTATGAAAGAAATAAATATTTATTTGTGGTGTAATAAAATGCAGATATATGATTATTTTGCATTTTATGTCGGAAAACATAAATGCAAATTTGATATTATTTGTTAGCATAAAACAAATGCATTACCTACATATTCAAATAAGTATTTAAGTGATACTGAATATTTATTATATTTTAGGAACGACAAAGGGAAATGTTTTCCAAATTCTTATGATGATGCTAAAACATATTATATCGCACCAATAAATCATAAAGATAAAAAACTTTATGGACATCCAACAATAAAACCGTTGGATATTACTGAAAAAATAATAAGAAATAGTTCACAAGAACAATGTCTAATTTTAGACCCATTTATGGGAAGTGGAACAACTGGTGTGGCTTGTTTAAATACTAATAGAAATTTCATTGGTATGGAATTAAATGAAAACTATTTTAATATTGCTAAAGATAGAATAGAAAAAGCGAAAACACAAAGGAATGACGATATTGAAAGAAATAAAAACATTTGAATTTAAAGGAATTGTTAAAAAATGTATCTGTGATTATTCAAATTTCAAAGCTTATGCTGTTGAAGTAGATGAAACAAAATATCCAGATATAAAATTAAATAAATATCAAAATGTTAGTGTTATTGGTGATTTTCAACCCTTAATTATTGATGTTGAATACAGATTTAAAGCTATTGAAGAAGAAACTAAATACGGAATTAGTTATAAGGCTTTTATTGCCGAAAGGAAAATACCAACAACAATTCAAGAAAAAGAAAAATTTTTAAAAGAAATTATCACTAAAAAACAAGCCAATACAATATTAGCGATATATCCTGATATTGTAGATAAGGTTATGAACAATGATTTAGATGATATAGATTTAGATAGGTTGCAAGGAATAGGTGGAAAGACATTTAATAAAATCAAAGAAAAAATTATTGAGAATTTTTCTTTATCAACTTTGATTGCGGAATATAGTGGTTGTCTTTCTATAAATGTACTTTCAAAATTGCTTGATAAATATAAGACGGTAGACAATATCAAATATAGATTGCAAAATGAACCATATAAAACTTTATGTGGTTTAGATAGAATAGGGTTTAAAAAGGCTGATTCTATATTGTTGGCGATAGATAAATTAAATGAACAAAATGAACAAAACGGAGAAGAACCAGTAATTAAATTTGAAGAAAAACTTGTTTCAAGTAAACAAAGATGTGTAGAAGCAATATTGTTTTTACTCAAAGAAAATGAAAATAAGGGTAATACTAAAACAAATTTAATCGAATTGAGGAGCGAGTGTTTTAAATTAGTTCCTGAAACTTCTGAGCGCTTTAACGAAGCCATTATTGATGATAGAATTTATTATAATTCTGAAACATTGGAAATTGCTTCAAAGTATACTTATCAAATGGAATTTCACATAGCTCAAAAGATAAAAAATAATGTTTATAATCAAGATAATGTTTGGGATATAGATACAAAAAAATATAGAAATACAGGAGATATTACTTTAACCGATGAACAGATAGAAACATTGAATAAACTTTGTAAATATAATATTGTTATTCTTGAAGGTAAAGCTGGCACTGGTAAAACGAATACTATTAAAAGTATATTGAATATGTTAAGTGATAATAATAAAGCTTATGAGTTACTTGCACCAACAGGTAGAGCTGCTAAAGTTATGTCAAAATATACTGGTAGAGATGCTTCTACAATTCATAGAGAAATTGCTCATAACTTATTTAATAATAAAGATACACCTCAAGATGAATGGGATAAAATTATTTTTTCAAATGGCGTTGTTATCGTAGACGAATTTTCAATGGTTGATGTTTACCTATTTTATAAACTTCTTGAAAGTATTGATTTTTCAACAACAAAACTTTTGCTTATAGGTGACTCTTCGCAGATACCTTCAGTTGGTTGTGGTAACTTATTGAATGATTTTATTGAAAGTAAAGTAATTCCTACAACAACATTAACCCGAATTTTTAGATATGGTGAAGGTGGCTTGATGAAAGTAGCAACAGATACTCGTAATTCTAAGCCTTATTTAAATAATTCAATGAAAAATAAGATGACCTCTTTCGGTAAAGGTGATTATATTTTTATTGATACTAATAGTGAAAATATTACAAAGAATATAGTTGCACTTTATAAGAAATTATTAGATAAAGGTTTTTCCATAGAAGATATTCAAGTTTTAAGTGCTAAAAATGTAGGTAACAGTGGTTCTATTGAATTAAACAATGAAATTCAAAAAATAGCGAATCCTAATTATGCTAAAAGCAAATTTATGAAAGTTGGAGATATTACATATTATATTGGAGATTTAGTTATTCAGAAACAAAATAATTATAAGGCTAAAGTTGATGATGATATAGAAGAACAAGAAGATGATATAGAAGAGGTTTTTATAGCAAATGGCGAATCAGGAATTATTGAAGATATAATTGACGGTGAAGTAATCATAAATTTTGATGGTTTTCGTATAAAATATACCCAATCTGATATGCAACTTGTTAAACTTGGATATGCTATAAGTATACATTCTTCTCAGGGTGGAAGTGCAAGAATTATTATTTTGTGTACTCCTAAAAGTCATACATTTATGTTAAATTCCAATCTTTTATATACAGGACTCACACGAATGAGAGAAAGATGTTTTCATTTTGGTTCTATCAATACAATAAATATTGCAGTTAAGAAAAAGGCTAATCTTTTAAGAAATACCTTTATACTTCAAATGTTGACAGAATAAAAAATTTATTTCAAACTTATAATTCATACCTCAAAAAACAGATATATATAGTGTACGATTTTTTCGTACAAATAATTTCAAGGAGGTTTTCAAATATGAATATGACACAGCAGACACACCGAGGAAATTGGGTAACAAAGTACCGACCACCACCTATAGTAGAGTGTATATGCGTAAATAAAAATATAATTTTAAATATATTTTGGAGGTAACAGTATGATGACATTTTACCAAAGAAGGCGAACAGGAAAATCGACTATGCTTGTTGACTATTCAAGCAAAACTGGTATACCTATTGCAGTGGCAAACAAAGTACAAGTAGAGCATTTGAAACAGGTTGCTAAAGAAATTTTACAAGTAACTATCCCAGAACCATTTATTGCAACACCAGAATCTTGTAGAAAAGCAGGTAAATATTTAATAGATGAAGGTAGTCTTGTTCTTCAAAATTTACTTGGTGGTAAATGTGTTGCCATGACAATTAGCGATGACGGTGGAGAGGAATACGGCGATTATATTAATTATGGTTTAGGAGGTTAAATATTGAAAAAAGTTATCAAACGAGATGGCAGAGAGGTAGACTTTGACAAGAATAAAATTATCAATGCTATTCGGAAAGCCAATAAAGAAAGTGAGATTAACGGCGAAAAAACTTTATCGGAAATTGAAATATCAAATATAGCTAATCGAATAGCAAGTAAAATAAAATATGGTAAAATAAACTATTCGGTTGAAGATATACAAGATATGAATGAAGAATATATAAATAGTTATGGCTGTTTTAAGTTAGCAAAAAGGTATACATTATATCGGTATAAAAGAAGCTTAGTAAGAAAAGGCAATACAACTGATAATGCTATTTTATCATTAATTGATTTAAACAATGAAGAAATCAAGCAAGAAAATTCAAATAAAAATTCAACTATTATACCTACTCAGCGTGATTATATGGCTGGTGAGGTTAGCAAGGATTTGACCGACAGACTTTTATTGCCACAAGATATAGTCGAGGCAGATAAAGAAGGTATCATTCACTTTCATGATAAAGACTATTTTGCTCAACATACATATAATTGTTGTTTGTGTAATCTTGAAGATATGCTACAAAATGGAACAGTAATAAGTGGCACTATGATTGAAAAACCTCATAGCTTTTCAACTGCTTGCACGATAGCAACTCAGATAATTGCTCAAGTGGCAAGTAGTCAATACGGTTTAAGGACTGCCGTATCCAAACAGTGTTAACTGTCACAACAGGGTTGTACTTTTAGTAGTACGGCTAACGAGGTAGATTGGAAAGGTTAATCTCGTGATTATTTTATTAAACAAGGTGGAATACCAATATGAATTCAGAAGAAAAAATTGAAATGCTAAAAACAACAATAGAACAACTTTATAGTAAAGAAGGTCGTTCTATGAATTATATTAGTCATTTATTGCAAGTTAACAGACACAAACTAAGTTTCAAAATCAAAGAATGGAAGTTGCCTGAAGCTGAACCAAGACATCACTTCACGCCGTCTATTCAAAAATTCGTAAACAAAAACAGAAATCTAATCAAATCACGCTTGGATAATAATATTTCAATAACCAATATAGCTGATGAATTAAAAATATCAAGGACAATGTTGCAAAAAACCATTATACCAAACGATAAAATTCTAAATAAAGCACGAGAAGATTATATAAATCGGCAAAAGACTGAAGCTAATGAAGCAAAGCAACGAGCTATGAATATATCAAGTTTTAACTATGATATTGAAGATTTGCCTGATGAAATATGGAAATCAATTTTAGGTTATGAAGAATACATGATTTCAAATAAAGGTCGAATCAAACATTATGCGAAACGCTATAATTCATATCATCTTCTCACACCCACACTTAATAAAAACAACAATAGACTGTATGTAATGCTTCAAAAAAATAACAAACGCAAAAACATACAGGTTGCACATTTAGTTGCTCATACTTTTGTATCTGGTTATAGCGATAAACAAAACACAGTAAATCATAACGATGGCAATCCTACAAATAATGTTGCATCAAATTTGTCTTGGGTATCACAATCAGAAAACAATATACATTCTTATAGGACACTAAAAAAGAAACCAGTTTGTCAGAAAAAGTATGAATTTACAAAAATACTTTATAAGAACAAATACGAATTTAAAACAATAGCTGCTTTTGCACGCTTTCTTCATAAATCAGAAACTCAAACAAGGCGATATATCGACCATGCATCTAACTATGACATTAAATTAATAAAGTAATTGTAACGACTAACTATTAGGATATTGGTAGCAATATCTGAAACGCACTGGCAGATGAAATACTATCATCTGCAAGAAATAGTCTAAGCTGTGCGTAGAATACACACTTACACAGCAATCGGGACAAAGTATTACACTATCACATCTTGCCCCATTTGTTAATGTAAGCCGACAATATATTCGTGATGAAATAAAAAAAGAATGGGAAAAATGTGGTTTTGTTCTTGATAATAAAAAGATAAATGAAATTGCAGAATTACGATTAAAAAAAGAGATAAATAAAGGTATTCAAACTATTCAATATCAGGTTGAAACATTACTTACAACTAATGGACAAGCACCATTTATAACGGTATTTATGTATCTCAACGAAGCAAAAAACGAACAGGAAAAACATGACCTTGCAATGATTATTAAGGAAACTCTGGAACAAAGATATAAAGGTGTAAAAAACGAAAAAGGTGTATGGATTACACCTGCATTCCCAAAGCTTATATATGTTCTTGAGGAAGATAATATAGAAAAAGGTTCAGAATATTATTACCTTACAGAGCTTGCTGCAAAGTGTTCTGCCAAAAGACTTGTTCCTGATTATATTTCCGAAAAAGTAATGAAGAAACTTAAAGAAGGAAATTGTTTTCCTTCGATGGGTTAAATGGCTCATCTAAAACTTCGTGAACCTATAAATATAGGGTGTGCATTACACGACTTAGATTTATTTATAAATCTGTTTAATTAGTAGCTATAAGAAATGATAGTTAAGTAATGTGCTAACAGGGAACATTTAAAATAAAATTTAATTTTAAACTATCCTGTGCCAAGACGCATAATGAATTTCGTAGCATTAATAGAATTGAAAGAATATAAAGGATTTTATGTTGATGAAAATTATAATATTTACAATTCAAAAGGACATAAATTATCGCCATATATAGGAACAGATGGTTATGTCCATATTGTACGGAGAGAAAATAACAAAAAATACCGATACAGAGTACATACTATAATAGCTAATATATTTGTTCCTAACCCAAACGGATATGAATATGTTAATCATATTGATAGTAATAAACTTAACAACAATCCAAATAATCTTGAATGGTGTACAAATTCTCAAAATGTTTATCATGGTTGGCATAGTGGTAATCGTACACATAAAAATAAAACTAAAGTATTGGTTTATTTAAATAATGAATTTATAAATACATATTCTTCTATTAGAGAATTATCAAAAGATTTAAAAATAGATAGGCATAAAGTAGCAAGAATATTGAAAGGAGAATTAAAAAATTGCTACAAATATAAATTCATTTATGCGTAAGGTCAAGAGACTATCCAAAGCATAGCACAAACAGTTTTGTGTGAGGAAGCGAGTAGAGTACATTTATATTAATAATGTAAATGGAAGTGCGAAGCGAGTGGGTTGGCGTAGCAACCCCCGAAGATATAGTCCGAACTGTTCTTATATTGAATAGTTAGTGTAGAAGTTTCTTGTCACCATATAAAGATAAAAATGGTGAATATAAATTTTATGGCAGATTCAACAAAGGTGTTGTAACAATTAATCTTGTCGATGTAGCACTTTCATCAAATAAAAATAAAGAAATTTTTTGGAAGATATTTGACGAGAGATTGGAATTATGTCATAAAGCATTACTTTGTAGATATAAAAGATTAAAAGGTACTGTGTCAGATGTTGCTCCTATAATTTGGCAACATGGTGCTTTAGCAAGATTAAATAAAGGTGAAACGATTGATAAATTACTTGTTGGTGGTTATTCTTCAATTTCTCTTGGTTATGCAGGATTGTACGAATGTGTTAAATATATGACTGGTAAGTCACATACAGATGCAAAAGCAACCCCTTTTGCTATTGATATTATGAATCATATGAATCAAAAATGTGAAGAATGGAATAAGCAATTAAATCTTGGTTATAGTCTTTATGGAAGTCCAATTGAATCAACTACATATAAATTTGCGAAATGTTTACAAAAGCGTTTCGGAATTATTGAAGGAATTACTGATAAAAATTACATCACAAATAGTTATCATGTTAATGTAAAAGAACCTATTGATGCTTTTTCTAAATTAAAACTTGAATCGCAATTTCAAGAATTAAGTTTAGGTGGTGCGATAAGTTATATAGAAACCTCTAATTTGCAAAATAATATTGAGGCGGTTTTAACTGTTATTAAATTCATTTACAATAACATTATGTATGCAGAACTAAATACAAAGAGTGATTATTGTCAAGTATGTGGATATGATGGTGAAATTGAGGTTATTGAAGATAACGATAAAAAATTGATTTGGAAATGCCCAAATTGTGGTAATACAGATGAAAATAAACTCAATGTATGTCGTAGAACTTGTGGCTATATTGGAACAAATTTTTGGAATCAAGGTAGAACACAAGAAATTAAGGAAAGATATATTCATTTAGGCGGTAATGAGTAGTGAATTACATTAAAATAACTAAACATGATATTGCTAATGGAAGTGGTATTAGAGTTGTTTTATGGATAAGTGGTTGTACTATGTTTTGTAAACAATGCCAAAATTCATCAACTTGGGATTTTAATGCAGGAAAATTATTTACTGAAAACACAAAAGCTGAATTGTTAGAAGTGTTAGAACCTGAATATATATCAGGTTTGACACTATCAGGTGGACATCCATTAGAACTGCAAAATCAAAATCAAGTAGTAGATATTGTTAAAACTGTTAAAGATAAATTTCCTATGAAAACAATTTGGTTATACACTGGTTATACCTATGAAGAAATTCTAAAAATGCCATTTGTATTAAAAAATATATTTCCTTATATTGATGTGCTTGTTGATGGTAAATATGACTATACCAAGCGAGATATTACGCTTGCTTGGTGTGGTTCATCAAATCAAAGAGTGATAGATGTACAAGAGAGTTTAAAGAGAGATAAAGTAATATTATATAAATCGTAAAATAAAGTAAAAATAGCGGATATAAATTTATATCCGCTTGAAAGGAGAAATATGGATAAGAAAATTTATAAATGTAAATATTGTGGTAAAGTATTTGATAATATTTTAAATCTTAGTCTTTGTGAAAGTGCGTGTTATAAAAATAGAATATCTCAAAAAGCTAAAGAAAATAAAAACAATTCAGAACATTCTAATAGTTATTGGAGGTAAAGAATGAAAGTTGCTAAGAAAATTATTGTAGGTGTACTTACCATAGGAATAATCTTTCTTCTTTGTGGTTGTGGTGAAAGTTGGGAGAGAAAGAAAAAGGATTGGAATTCAGAATATAATGGTGGTCTTGAAAGAACCATTTCAGTTTACAGTTATGAAGGAAACCTTTTAAAGACATATAAAGGTAAATGTGACATTGAAGAAAATGAATCAAATAAAATTCTATTTGATATAGATGGTAAACGAGTAATTATTTATAATGCTGTTGTCATTGCAGAAGAAAAATAAAAAATAGGAGAATAAATATGCAGAAAATAGCGAAATTTGAAAAAGTATCATTTGAGCAATATAGAAAAGATTTTATAGATACATTTGAACCAAACTATGATAATTTGAGTCAATCTGGAAAGCAATATGTAGATAATGTTATAACAGAGTTTTACAACAACATTCAGCTTCCGACTCGCAGTACAAAGGGTAGTGCTGGTTATGATTTTAAATCTCCAATGCCATTTAATATCCCTTTCGGCACAAATAAAAAAATTCCTACTGGTATTAAATGTGAAATTCAAGAAGGTTGGGTTTTAACAATAGTTTCGAGAAGTAGTTACGGATTTAAATATGGTGTTTCTTTATCTAATACATTAGGCATAATAGATAGCGATTATTATAACAACCAAAATAATGAAGGACATATATTTGTCAAATTCTCGAATACCGATAACAGCTTTAAAAAAGAACTATGGGTAGACAGAAGCGAATCATTTTGTCAAGGTATATTCCTTCCTTTTGGAATTACTCAAGATGATAATGTTTCGGCACAAAGAATAGGTGGAATTGGTAGTACAAGCAAAAATTAAAAGGAGAATTATATATGGAAGAATGGCTTAATAAAATCAAACAAACTTTTGATAAAGTTGAACCTAACAATCCTACTGCTGATAGCGTAGTCTTTATGCTTAATCGAATGGCTGAAGAATATAGAGAATACAAGGAATTAGGAAGCATAGAAGAACTTAGAGAACTTAAAAAAATGTGGAATCGTAGAGTATGATAAAATTATATAACATTACATTAGAAAGCGAATAATAAATATGATTTACATAACAGGCGACACACACGCTGATTTTAGTCGCTTTAACACAAAAAATTTCCCAGAGCAAAAGAAAATGACAAAAGACGATATTGTTATTGTCCTTGGTGATTTCGGTGGTATTTGGTATGACTGTTCAAAAGAAAGATATTGGTTAGATTGGTTGAACGATAAGTCGTTTACTTTAGTTTTTATAGACGGAAATCACGAAAATTTTGACAGATTATATAATGAATTTCCTATAATTGACTTTCATAGTGGTAAAGCTCATAAAGTCAGAGATAATATTTATCATTTAATGAGAGGGTATATTTTTGATTTTGAAAGTAAGAAATTCTTTGCAATGGGAGGTGCAAGTTCGCACGATATTGATGATGGGATTCTAAATCCTTCAGATTTCGCAAATAAAAATGAGTTTAAGAATACATATAAGCAGTGGGTAAATCAAGGCAGAATATTTAGAGTAAATCATTCTTCTTGGTGGGAAGAAGAATTACCAGACCAAGATGAAATGGATTTTGGAATGAGAACACTGAAAGAAAATAATTATAAAGTCGATTATGTTATTACTCATTGCCCACCAAGAGAAATATGTTGTCAATATGGTTATTATGATACTGATAATATTATTTTATATTTTGAAAAATTGTTGAATTTAGGATTAGCTTTTAAACAATGGTGGAGTGGACATTTACACGAAAATAAATATAATATTTATCAAAAATATAACATTATATATAAAGATATAATAAGAATAGTTTAATGATAATTAGGAGAAACTAAAATGCTTTATTTGTCTTTGTCGGCTTTAAAATATGTAGCAAATATTTGTGAAGAATTTCCTAAATATAAAATTGGAATTGCCTTGCGAGATATATCAGATTTAAAATCTATAATTGATATTTTAAAAGTAAATATTAAGGATGTAGGAGTAAAAATTATTATAAGCAAATACAATCAAAGAATTGAGTTTAGTAATGGTAGTTCTATTAAATTTATATCCGCTTCTGATAATTTAAGAGGTTCCGCCCTTAATCTTCTAATTGTAGAATATGGCATTGATAGAGAAATCATAAACTGTGTTTTACGCCCATGTGAAAAAGTTGATTATTATAAGGTACACAATATAAATGTTAAATTAAATAAAAAGGATAATGTTAATGAAATGTGAAATCTGTGGGAAAGAAATTGAAAAAAGTAGCTTCAGTAATGCTATTTTATGTTCTTCAGAATGTTTTGATAAACACTTTTGGAATGAGATAGTAAAAGATAAAAATAACAGAATTATTATAAATGGTAATTGTTATGTAGATGGTGGCAATAAGCCTAACGCAATACATACTTCTTGGCTGGGCTTTAATGGTAATAAATTTAATGTTGAATTTTTTGATGGCAGAAAATTAACTACCAATAATCTTTGGTGCAATGGTAAAATTCCAAAAGAATATAGAAAATTGTTACCTAATAACGCTAAGTTTATATGGTAATTTATGAAAAGATAAAATCAACATTTTATTAAGAAAATATATCTATATATAGTATTTCACAATAAATAAAACCGCTATATATAGATATATAATATTGAATCAAGGATAGATATAAATGACAAATCAAGAATTAATTAAAAAATTACGATTTAAACTTTTATCACATACAGCCAGTGCCGAGGAGATAGATACAGAAGATGATTACTCAAAAGGAATTGAATTTGCTATTGAAGCACTTGAAAAACAAGAACCAAAAGTACCTATCACTATTAGAAAAAGCAAGGATTTGATTGTTTTTGAGTGCCCTAACTGTGGACGAGAAAGTATACCTCGTAATAAACCTTGTTGTTGGTGGTGTGGACAAGCTTTAGATTGGTGTCCAACATAAGGAGATTTACTTTTATGGATTTTGAAAATATGACTAAAAAACAACTTACAAATCAACTTTTCAAAGAATTAAGTTCTTATCATTTTGATTTTTACTTTGAAATAAATAATTTATATGATTATTGTGAAGAAGTTATCTATACATCTAAAAAAGAAGATATTATAAAAATTCTCAATGAATTTTATAAACTTAATAAAAAGATTTCAAATTTTTTTGATAATTTTAGAGATGTAAAAGAATTAAGTACAACGGAAGGCTTTAAAGTCAAGGAGGAATACAATGGGTGTATATAAAACCGAAATAGAAACTACAGCTAATTATATGTATGGTGATGAAACATTTACAATGTCATCTTCCGAGTCAAAATGGATAAATAGAATCAAAAAATATTCTGAGCAATATCCTAATGATGTAAAAAATAACTTAAGGAGAATAATATATAAGTGAAAATCAAACAAAGTGATAACATTCAAGAGAATAGATATAAAGCCAAACCTATTTTTAAGCAAGAAAAAGAATTTATAGAAACTCACATACCAGAGATTGGCTCACTGCCTGATGATTGCTGGATTGTTGGTGGTAGTACAAAAACGGTCTATTTAGATTTATATTCAAATAAACCATACATAAAATTTAAAGTGGAAAATGGCGGCAAATTCATAATTCAAAAAGATAATAGAGAATTATTTAAAGATTATGTACCTGTTACAATGTCAGAAACTCTTAATAAAGAAAGTAAAAGGGTAAATGAATTATATGATAATTGTGTAAATAGATTAGCTGAATATGTAAGTAAATATCCTAATAAAATTTATAAAATCTCTCATTCAGGTGGCAAAGATAGTGAACTAACAATGTCTGTATGGAATGATATGTTAAAAGAAATAAAATTTACACCTGATTATGAATTTATATTTTTTAATACCAGTAATGAAACAGCTGATGTCTATAAGAGAATAAAACAAATACCTAATATTAGAATCATTAATCCTAAAATCGGTTGGCGACAATGGATAAAAAATAACAATTATCTTTTTCCTAATGTGTTCAGAAGGTCTTGCTGTTCTGTATATAAAGAAGGACAAGCCACAAAAACATTCGATAACAACGCCGAAATAGCACAAGTATTAGGAGTACGCAAATATGAAAGCACAAAAAGAGCAAAATATGAGTTTCTAATAGACTTTGATTTCGCTAATCAGTTATTCGGCAAATCTAAATTTCCAAAATTTCCAAAGAAATGGGTAAAACTTGCACCTATTATAGACCTTCAAAATATAGATATTTGGCTTTTAATGTTAATCAAAAAACTACCTATAAACAGACGGTATTTAATAGGATTCAGCAGAGTGGGGTGTTTAATTTGTCCGTATTCATCTGCTTACGAGGATGAAATTATAAAAATTTATTATCCGCATCAATATGAATGGTTTAAATGTGCCATAATTAAGAATTATGAAATTACTAAGGTCAAAAGATTAGGTTGGACAGAAAAAGAATGGGCTAATGGTGTATGGAAAACACCTATGTATAAAAATCAATATCTATTAAAAAAGCTTCCTACCGATGAGAATGTAAAATTATATGCTGACATAAAAGGTTTGTCGTATGATATGGCGAAGAAATATTTTAATCGAGTTTGTGGCAAATGTGGGAAGCCGATGAAAGAAAATGAAATTGCTATGTTTTTAAAATTGTTTGGCAGATATGAGAATCAGGTTGATAACAGGGATGTATTATGTAAAAAATGTGTATGTGAACAACTTGGTATTACAAAAACAAAGTATGAAGAAAAGAATATAGAATTTATAGAACAAGGTTGTAATTTATTTTAAGGAGAATAATATATGAAATTTGAGAATACAGAAGTTTTTAATTTTGAAGGTGCTTTAAGAGGTATGCGAAACCCAATGAACAGTTGGGATAGAAAGGACAGTTATCAAGGAAAATATCATTACATCATTGGTGAAAATGATTTAAAACTTGCTCAAACACTTATTAAGGCTGGTTCTGAGCATAGAAAGTTTATGCGACAAATTTTTGTTAGCGTAGATATTACAGCACCACTTTATTGGTGGTCTGAATATGACACTTATAAGATTGGAACTGCTGCTAATTCATGTAGTAAGATGCACAAAATTCATAGCAAGGATTTTTTTCGTAATGATTTTAGTTTTGATGAATTAAATAAAGAATCTCTTATTTTTCTTGATACCATTATTGCAAAACTTGAAGAATTACGATTGAAATATATTGAAACTAAAGACAAACAATATTGGTATGCTATAATTCAACTTCTACCGTCAAGTTATAATCAAAAGCGTACAGTTACAATGACTTACGAAAATGTATTTAATATGATACACCAAAGAATGAATCATAAATTAAATGAATGGTCTGGTAAAGACGATTCAAGTAAACCTAATTTTATTAGTTGGGCAAAAAAACTACCTTATGCAGAAGAATTGTTGTTTATTGAAAAAAATAAAGGAGAAAATTAATGACTATTATTTTATTAGGTGAATCAGGTTGTGGAAAGTCAAGTGTAACAAATGAACTTTGTAAGAATTATAATTATGAAAAAATAGTTACATACACTACAAGATTGCCAAGAGAAGGAGAAGTCAACGGCGAAGATTATTTCTTTGTTTCAAATGAAGAATTTAATAATTTAAAAGAACAAGGTTTCTTTCTTGAAACTGCAACATATAATAATTGGCAGTACGGCACACCAAAAGACCAATTTTCAATCATCAGTGACAAAAATAAAATTGCGATTTTAACACCATCAGGGTTAAGAAGTTTATGCAGAACCAGAGGAATTTTTTATGCTTTTTATTTGAATGTTTCTCGTAGAGAAAGGCTTATTAGAATCTTAAAAAGAGGAGATGATATTGAAGAAAGTTATAGAAGAAATTTATCTGATGTTGGAATGTTTGATGGTATTGAAAAGGAGGTAGATTATACAATAAATGTAGAATCTAAGAATGTTCAAGAAATTGCTAAACAAATTTCAGATTACATAAATAAAATTAGAGGTGTATAATTTGAGAATAAAATAATTCCTGTTTCAATACATTTAAAAATTACTTGCAGTAGTGGATTGATTATTGAGTTCGATTAATATGATTATGCTAAAAAATTGTAAAGAAGTTTTCTTATGGCTTGAAAAATAAGAATGTTCAGTATATAATATAAATACAAGGTCATTCTATGTTTTTGGGCAACACTGATTTTTAACCATCGGTAAAATTTGATATTCTCGAATGACCTTGAAGGAGCAATCCTTTGAGGTCATTTTTTACGCCTAGAATCGAAGAAAACCTTGAAAAATCAAGAGATTTTGTCAATAAAATTCCAATTTTATTGTAATTGAATGAGTGCAACTGGGAAAGTGATTTTTGCCCCTTTGGTTAAAATGAGCTTTG